GGCCGGCCTCTCTCTCGGGCGCGGGCAGTTGAAAAAAAAAATTTGCCTAATCGCCATCGTGATAAGCACACGTTATGGGCGGTGGGGGATGGGATTTCAATGGAGGCCACACCCACATGGAGGCCACACCCACATGGAGGCCACACCCACATGGAGGCCACACCCACATGGAGGCCACACCCACATGGAGGCCACACCCACATGGAGGCCACACCCACATGGAGGCCACACCCACATGGAGGCCACACCCACATGGAGGCCACACCCACATGGAGGCCACACCCACATGGAGGCCACACCCACATGGAGGCCACACCCACATGGAGGCCACACCCACATGGAGGCCACACCCACATGGAGGCCACACCCACATGGAGGCCACACCCACATGGAGGCCACACCCACATGGAGGCCACACCCACATGGAGGCCACACCCACATGGAGGCCACACCCACATGGAGGCCACACCCACATGGAGGCCACACCCACATGGAGGCCACACCCACATGGAGGCCACACCCACATGGAGGCCACGCGATCGAGGCACGCTTGTAGCTGCCATGCCACATAGTGCGGGTTACACAGTGCGTGTTACACACCGGGTATACACAATTGTTCCTGCTCGTTAACTTCTATTAGCTCGCGCCAGGGTGTCACCGTCGTGCTTCTGGTAACCACGACGGCTGCAGTTATCCCATTGTTAGTGTTATTTCTATCCCCGCAAGTAACGTTTTCATATTGCTATTGCTAGTCCCACCGCCCATAACGTGTGCTTATCACGATGGCGATTAGGCAAATTTTTTTTTTCAACTGCCCGCGCCCGAGAGAGAGGCCGGCCCCCTAAACATTTCCTAAGCTTTTCCTTTGGAGCTCCTCCCTAAATGCCTTGGCTATTTAGCCTTCCGCTCCTGTCTGCTTACACTTTACACTTTTCTGCTCGTCATGAGGCCCACGGAAGTTTCACGTGGTCGCGCCTCCTCGGTATCCATCTCTGTGTGCCCACCTCAACCAAGCGGGAAACGACGTGCATCGCTGGGGTGTGCACCTCCACAACACAGCCACGCGGCATGCTGTGCACCTCCGCGTTTGGATTCCAGTTACTCCCAGGAACGCTCGCTGTCGGCGCTGCGCCCGTCCCGTGATTCGCGTGTGGATTCCATACACTCTTTAGGGTCAGTTACCTACCTATCCGAGCAACAGCTTCCATCAAGGCCTCCATCATACACGGCTATTAACCCCGAGGGTTTATTAGAGCGTGGAGTTGAGAGACCTCGAGCGTGGACCGCGAGCGTGATTAGCGCCCCACCAAGTTACTCGGAAGCCATGTTTCAAGCTCCGCCTGCATACGAACTGGTTCCAGAACTTTCTTGTCATCCCACGCAAGACCCGCGCGTAATTTACTCACAGCGCTCACGCCCCCAACCTTCTCGTAGAAGAGAGAACCCAGTATGCATTTTTGTGATTGTTGTGATAACTATGCTTTTAATACTAGCGTTGCTGCTAACTATTACTCTTAGCTCGCTCACAAAATCCAAAAATTAAAACAAGTGGTTCAACACAGTTGTATTATGTTTATTTTCACAAACACCCCTTTCCAAATCCACGGTACACTATTCCGGTCAACACTAGAATGTTCAACATCAGCAAGATAATGTTTATAGCGGCAAACTGTCTGCAAAACTTTTTGCTGTAAAGACGCCTCTTTACTGGTCCCATGTTTTCAAAGCTGTTACTGCGGCTGCGGGTGGTTACAAAGCCATCGAGGTACACTTCTTCTGAATCCAGTGCGTCTGTTTCGCGTAAATCTCTTGGGATTCGCTCTAGATGTAAAACAGCTGGACTCTCGGAGTATGTATTGGAACAATTGTTAGCGGTAGCGTTCTGGGTGGGGGTTAGAGACTCGGTGAGAACGTTGTTTAGGCTGGCAGAACTTATGCAAGTGTATTCTTCGTTCTCGGAGTCGCTTTCATACCCATAGGGGCTAACGCGGGCTGGACCCTGCCACGCTGACGGTGGAAATGCGACTTTGTCATACCACACGGTAGAGGGTTTCTTTTGGCGCTTTTTCTTAAATAGCTGAGCCATTCGTTTGAAGAATAACTGGGACAATAACTGTCGTCTGAGCGACTCGCGCCTGGGACGTACTTCGGCGTTAATTGTGGTAGGTCTTAAAGCGTGTATGCGCCTTCTCCGCTTTTGGTCCATGCTTAAACACTCCATGCCTAGTGGGCGGAGTGGGGGAGGGCGTATGCTTGTAATTTAAGATCCACGTTACACCCAAGGAGAAATTACAATCTGGACAGACGTCGCCCTTTTATATGTAGAACGTCACACTTACGTGACGCATGTACCGCTGCAGTACTCAAGAACGCCGTTCTTGATTGACCCAGCGGCAAATATCGCCTTTGTTCCTGGCGTGTTGGGTGTTAAGGGCACACCCCTGCAGTTAACATCGATGGGGGTGTGCTGTTCTGTAAGACGCAAGCACTCACCATCGCTGACAGCCTTGGCTGAAGAAACAGAAATTGTACTGCGTTGCTTAGCGGGACGGGTTGTAGACCTCCCAGGTGGGGATGAAGTGAGAATTGCACCAGATGTTGGACGGTCGGGACAAAATTTTGGATATTTTAAATTTTCTGGACCGTCTCGATTTGCCTATGTGAAGTTTATAGGCAGAGCATACGCACTCGGCAGCGGGCGCAAGTTTCTACTGTATCTATCCAGAAACTATCAGGTGTTTGGATACGAAGACGGCACCGGCTTGCATATGCTCGCCAAGACACTCCACGATTTTTTAAAGTTTAAAGGACTATCCAACAGAGATCTGGTGGTAGTTGACTCCGTTGCGCTAACCTCACAACTTCGGCCTCTGACGCTTCCTATACGGTCTACCTCGGACGTTGAAACTTTATTAGCAGAGGAAGCTACCACCAACCACGCTTCCACCGAAAACCTTTTAGGTGAGTCACAAAACACTCACCAGCAGCCATTAAGTTTCTCGCTTCCAAGCATTAGATCTAAAGCGGCATCACAAGTACAACCAAGTAACCAACGGTTAAAAGGCCGCGTTGAGCGAGCTACGTCCCACAAGTCTACTCTGGAGGAAACTGTTTCGCGTAAATCAAATCTATGTGGAGAGGGTAACCCACCCAGCGAGCCAAACTGCCTTACACCAGAGATGGCGGACTTTGACAGCGACGCATCTGTAGCTTCTGTTTTCTTTTAAATAAAAAAAACATAACACCAAATACTGTTTAAATTTATTGTTTATTGCATCGTTGGCGCTCTTTTGCAGAGGTAATTCCCCTTGCAACGCTTAAAATTTTAGCTTGAGCAGCATTGGCTGCTTGCCAACATTCTAGAGAGAATGGAGTTTTGCAGTGGCAGTGAAAACACAGTCCGTTTATCGTAGTCTCCTCCCCGTCCTGGTCACAGTCGTATTGTGTTGCCGCACTAAACGGTGCGCCACACACGCTGTGTTCCATAGCCAGTTCCTGCATTATTCTGGTATTATTGAGGATGCTCCGAAAGTTGATCAGGTCTGGAAGCGAGATTTGTTTTTCGGGGTCCCTCTTTTCAAACACACCTATAAAAAAGGCATGGAGGCGCGCCTGTATATCGCAGCACGCTCTAATGGTATAGGTCCGCGTGTTAAGGTAGGACCTGCTTTTGGCGGGTTGGGAGGTGGTTTCCCACGAACTCCACGTTAGGTCCAGAGGCAGCGGCGACACCACGTTGCTGATGTCCACCAGTAGCCCCAGCTTGCAGTCGCTGCTGTAGCACCCGCCATGGTCTCTACAGTGGGTACCATTATCTCGTTGCTTAGATCCGGATGCGTGTTCCGCGCGGGCTACGGGTAGCATTTCTAATCGGATGGCCTGCCGACCAACTGGGGATCTGCTTAGCTCTGGGTAGGAAAACTCAGTATTTCCAACTTTACTAAAGACACCACCTTTTAAATTCAACCCCCAAGCACCTCCCCGTTTATATTTTAAAACTCAACAAAGCTTTTATAAAATAATCAAAACAGTATTTATTAACTGGTTACACAAACAGAATTTGGGTTACGTAACACAATTTTAAAAGATTTGGTTACAGTAAAAGTATTTGCCGTGAAGGTAAACAGGGACTAGGGTGTAACTTGAAACCAGGCTACATGTAGATTCTTTGCACCGCCGCTTGTGCAAGTCTATAGCCTCTAGGGTTCCAGCCAAACATGTCCCCGGAACGTAGTTGGCTAGAGCATGCCCAGCGGGTCCAAGTGCGTCCGGAGACACCGCCTCGGCGCCACTCCCAACGGCCCGAGCTATGCGCGCCAAGGTCACAAACATGAAGGTCGGAACGCACGCAACGTCCGATAGGCGCTGGTGGTCGCATAGCTCTGCGAGAGTTGGGCTGCCTGATGACGAGAGGTAGCACCGCATGAATGGTTCTAGTTTTAGGCGCAGGTTTTCCAACAAGGCTATTGAAGAGTGGATGATTGGATCTCTGGTGCGCATCGGAAGGTTTTTGGTGATAATCATCTTACACCAAGATATGGTTTCGTCAGCGGAAGCCAGTGCTTCGAGTAGGTTCTCCCCTCGCATAACCAAGTCCCGTAGGGACCGCGCCGCTTCTGCCGCGTGAGATCTCACCTCAAACAGCTTGTACAAGTTTTCTCCATGGGTAACCAGCGTGTCCCATGTAATTCTTCGCCCTTCCGGATTAAATTGTTCCAAGCCAAAGTTGAGCACCGGAGACCACGGCGATGAGTGTTCGGCTCTAAATCCGCCATTTTTAACGGGAGACGTAAGCGTTTCGCGTGCCCCATGGAACATGTCACTGATGCGAGAGCTCGTTACACGCTTAGAGACGTCAGCAATGGCGTTGGCGGCTGCGGCGTTGAGTCTATCGCCCGATGAGCGACTAGACGCATTACCGCTTTTGTTGGTGTTGCCTCGTTGCCTGTTGTGATAGACTCTGGATGCGCTGTGGGTTCTGGTCTTAAAGCGCCACCCGCCAGACGGTCCGGCGGTGCAATGTCCGGCATCGGCAGATTGGAAATCGCCACTCCTATGACCTAGGCGCATGTGTACCGGCATGCTCGATCTCTTTGGCCAGTTTCGCGACCCCTGGTTAGCGGGTGCTGCTTCTTGGCTCTGTTTTTCCCAGGCGCGCTGTTTCCAGTTGTTTCGCCGAAAGGGTCGCCGGCGATTTTTGCGACCGTGGGGAAATGCTGATCTCTCGCTGGTGGTGTTTTGCGGTTTGGGGTTTTTAGGCGACGCTGCAAAACTCACCACTAGGCTCTTCGGCACTTCAGAGACCACATTTCGAATCGTAGACATTGTGCCGGTAGATTCGGACATTTCAAAGGCGCGCTTGTTAACCACGGCGCTCTGAGCAGCTTCCACACACGACCCACCGAGAGTATCATCGGTGTCAGATCCCATTATGCTCATTTCGTCATCCATAGGCTCACAACTGCTTACGCTTGAAAGAGCCATAGTTTTGATACAGCAGAGTATGTCTTCCAGGGTTGTAAGTTTTAATCAGTAGGTGTACCCAAAAAGGCCAAGAGTGCGGATCTCCTGGGTGTCAGGATTTTTATAGAGACTTACAAGCCGCGCCCACTAGTTATTATTGTGACAAGGACTCGCCCAATAAGCCAATTTGAATACGCTGTTCGTAGTGAAGCAAAATCGACACAGCGCCAACTACAAGCAACAGGTACACTATTTTTCCGCATAGGTTCGCAAGCACAGTGGAACAACAACTGGTACACAGTCCTTTCACTCCGTGCACCATGGGGGCTGGGGGGCTTACATTAGAGCCGGGTTTGGGGGGTTTTTCGTATATAATCGCAACTATCTCCACGATTGTTACAGCGATTACAAACCCCCACGAAGCAATTTTAACATAAATGGGGTATAGCTGGGAGCAGGGAGTATGGACTAAGGTTACAGTTCCAACAACCAGAATTCTTGCAAAAAGATGCGCACCCACCTCGAGGCCGATAAGCGCCAGGGCAGCTGTGTGCTCACAGAGAAATCCTATAGGGTCTCGCTTAAAGGTTTTGCTGAGAGCTACCCTGCGCAGAGACGCTTCACATAGCAGCAGGGCAAATTTTGTATAGTGGGTTTTTAAAACGGTAGTAGCTAGAGTGTAAGCAGCATAGTTAAAGGTATAGCTTGTAGGCGATAGAAACTCGTTTTGGTTTCTGAAGGGTCCCAGCAAGCGGCGCTCCTGCCGCAAACACAAGAACGCAATGTATATGATCCACGCTACAATGATCATCTGGAGCTGTACGCTCCATAGGTAGGCTTTACAGTTTCGAGTTCCCACTACTATTCGCACCTTATCATGTAATTCTTTCATGTTCTTTAAAACGTCCAGCTTGGTTTCGTTGACCCAGTTTTCTCTGCAGATATAGTCAAATCCTGATAGGCCATCACCAAATCGCTTTGCTCCATTTTTTGGGTACGCATACACTATAGTGGAGTTGTAGACTTCCCACCTGGTAGCGATTCCATCTTTTGAGTCTATAGAAACTGTAGCGTAGACGCATGGGTTATGAAGCTTAGCTGTGAGGGTATACCAAACGGTGAACGCGGCATAGGCAGTGATCAATCCCAGTACAGATAGGTATGCCGTTCTCCCCCCGAATAACATTGTGTATATTATTTTGCTCTGTTCACCTCTAGCGTAAAAATGGTGCACATTTTATTGTTGCCGCATTTTGTAGCAAAGCACTGTTGACTTATGGATGCGCAAAGTCTACCGTGAGCGTCAGCACTTATTGACAAAAACGTGCGGGCCAATCCACGTGCTGAGCGAAGGTGTTTAGCTCGCAAGCAGCTGAACCCCTGTGATCTGTAGGCGCTTCCAGATCGATTAATTTGCAGTAAAATCCAGTCAGGCTTGGTCACTACTGTGTGTACTCCAACCGTGTGATATTCACCGGCGTGGTTAGGGAAATGCGCACTGAGGTGTAACACCACCTCACAGAGTACCACGTCGACAACAAACGCCTCGACAGCTTCGTTAGATTTTATAGACACGTTGTAGCTCGACAGAAGAAACTCTAGCGTGGCGCGTTTAGTCATGATCGCCTCTCTATTTCGAGCTACCTTGCGCTCAAAAAAGCTGACGTAGTCACCACCGAGGTTTGTGATTACATGAGTTACTGTAGAACTACGGGGGGATGCATGAAAGTGAAAATTGGCAGGGTTTGAATGCTCTGCTATAAACTCATTTACATTGTTGCAGTTTTTTGGAACGACGTAAAAGGGATATAGACCGCCATAAACCTCCCCAGAGTCGCCCACTTTACAAAAAAATGGAAGGCGAAGGCTGCGACCATGCGAGTAAACTCCAGTGTCTAAAAATGAAAAATCCCGTAAAACAGAGCACATACTCTCCGTAAACGTGCGCTCTAAAACAACAGCCTGTTGTATGATGCGTGCCACACCTCGCAAAGCCTCCGGTCCCGCCAAGATGTACGGTGGTGGTACCGGAACAGTGATACGAAACCCCATTTTTTCTGTACACTGGCAAGCGTTGGTTTCAAGGAGCAGTTGTAGCGGCGTTTTGTCGGTTGTTTTATTTTGGGGTTTAAAATCACATACCGCTTGAGCACATTCATTATCATCAACAATCATTTCATAGTCGTCTGTCAGATCATAAGTGTATTCTTCCATGGCGGCATAATCATCTAGAAAGTTAGATTCCATGTAATATTCTTCTACGCAGTCAACGTAATTTGAGAGCGACGAGTGCTCGTTTTTGGTACGCGCTTTAAAAAGTTGAGGGGGACACTGAGTTTTGTAAAAGTAACACGGGTAAGAGTCCCACTGTACTACAGCCTCGGTAAAGATGAGTGATAATGTTGTTATGATGCCATTTCTAAAGCCTCGCATTGCTAGGTGAAGCATACCCAACGGAATGGGCTTTTTTATGTCAAAATCTACATCCAAAATGATGTTACTTACGGCAAGGGACGAGTTAAAAATCTCGTTTCGATTAATATACATTTGCAGCGATGCGTTTGAAGAGGCCATAGCGGCGCGGCAGACGCCAGTGTCGTCGCGCATAAGCTGCAAATCGCGATGTGCCATCGCATAATCGTCCATTTGTGACAACCCATCAAATGACAAATCATGCTCAGAAGCCAGCCGATAGGTCTGGTGGTACATATTTTGTGTTACAGTCTCCCAGCGGTCATTTGCTATAACCGCAAATGCCTGCCGTTTTGAGGGTAAAGCCACTCTATATACAGGTGTTGGGCCCGAAATTCCTCTTTGGCCAAACAGCACTTCTAGCGGCAAAACTCTACCATCAATTGGTTGTGATGATGCGATGTTTAATAACCGCCTAGATATTCCACATTGGGATGGAACACCCGGAGATAGTTCTTCACCACGTGGCTGATCAAGTGGCGGTGTTGTAGTAATACACTGAGGTTTGGTAGATGGAATTAAGGTTTGTATCCAGCCATGTCCAGCCAAAGATGTTTCCACCCTATCAAGCAGCTTTAACATTTGCGTAGAAGTGTCACAGATACTCAGCGGGTTGTTACCTGCAAACATCATCGTGGATGATGGGGTATAAGTTTTGTCACTAACATACTGTTTGCTGATAGACACGGGCAAACGAACCACCTCAGGGCTTACATTATGGGCAATGTAATCTATTATATTGAGCTGAATTCGAACCTGAGCAAAAAATTTCTCAATAGTGCCCCGTTTCAGTGACGAGGTAGAAGTTATGCGCTCAATGTCCGCTGGGTCAGATATGCTAACCGCAAGCAGGTGATTATAGAGCTGTCTGCGGTTAAAGCTTTCAAAGTGTGCCAAGTAAATGTAGGTAATAAACTCTCTATCGGAAACACGCAGTCCCTGTCTGTCTGCGGCAATAAACTCCTCCAGCGCGCTGACTTCAGACACGTCTGCCTGAATTCTAAGATCTACGTACCTGGGAAGTGCTAGTGCTGACGGCCCTCTGGCATACCAACTTTGACAGCAAAACTGCGAGAGGCGGGCAAACGATGTCAAGTGGGTAAGATCCAAGTTAGTTGGGTTTGGCAAACAGGGAACGTTATACGTTTTGATAAAGTCCTTGGTGGCTTGTAGGTCGTAGGTACCACCGCATCCAGAATGGCGAATTGCTTGAAAGAGGTAGTATCTGGTGGCCAGTACAAGTTCCCTTTCTCCAGGACCAAATTTTGAAGTAAACCAGAACGGTGTGGTGTTGTTATTGCTGTATAGACGTCTGAACGCAGTTAGCACCTTATTCTCATGGTGTATATACACAGAAGTTAGCCCGGGACGACCAGTACTGTGACCGAGAATAGCAGCCTTTACGGAACCTCGCTGGGGGTCGTACTTTGCGGCGGCTGCCGTTCGTCCTGTTCTCGCTGTAGCGTTGTCCAGAGTTATAGCCAGAGCCAGTATCAAGTCATTGTGGAGCTGGAAGGTATCTCCGTCTACAAGCGCCTGAAGCAGTATCTTAGACGATATTGGGTGACCGTGTAACAAAGTCTTGGTTAACGCTCTTGCTCCTGTTAAAGTTAAAAACGCACACACAAACATTGGGCGTATGCGTTCTTGCGGCTCGTCACTAGCACCTCCCACAATACCGCTTAACAAACAAAAGCTTACTGATGGTTTTCGCTCTAAAAGAGCAGCCGCCAACAGCTCCTCGTCTGACTGATCAGTTGTGTCCCAGCTGTCACCAACATCAGCGTCCAATACGCGAGGCTGGGAGCCAAAAAGATCATCGAGCTCAGAACTCCAGTCGTAGCTTATAACATAAGCATCCTCAGAGCTCTCCTGGCCAGTTAGAAGCATCAGCGAATAAGTGATAACGCAGCTATCCGTAGCATAAAGAACCCTAATAGTGGGATTTGGGTTGTTTAACGCCATGTTTAAGTGGCTAATGTCCAGTCTATGTGGAACTAAAAACCCCGCATCCCTAGAAGAAGTTTATGAGCCAATTATGGGTGGGAAGAACCCAGCCACCATGCTCCGCCTACAGTCCGCCCTGGCTGCAGTTAATGCACTTTTGCCAGCAACCCTCACTATAGAGGATGTGATTTCATCGGCAGACAACACACGGCGCTTGGTTAAAGCCCAGACCCTGGCTCGTACCTATCAAGCGTGCCAGCATAACATAGAGTGTTTATCCAGACATAGGGCCAGTTCCGACAACCCAAATTTGAATGCCGTGGTGGCTACGCACATGGCCAATGCTAAGCGCCTTTCGGATACCTGCCTCGCTGCTCTAATGCACCTCTACCTGTCGGTTGGGGCAGTGGATGCCACTACGGACACTATGGTAGATCACGCCATTCGCATGACTGCTGAAAATAGCGTGGTAATGGCCGATGTTGCTGTTTTGGAGAAGACTCTTGGACTGGAGCCCCAGCCATCAGTAATGGCACATGACTTACTGGCCCTCGAAAGCAGTGTGTATAATTCTGGCAATTCCGTGCCAGTAAATGACTATCCAGCGGAAGATGTTGAGTCTACCCAGAGTGTACACAGCCCTTTGCTGTCCAAGCGGCCTAGCAACACCGAGGTTGTTTGTAGCTCCATCCCAGTGAAATCAAACCTCAAATCCAAGCCCAGACGCAAACCCAGTTTGGTAGCGGCGTAAAATTTAAAAACCAATAAACGATTTAAAGCTTTTAAAGGACTATGTTTATTTTATATCTTCATAACACGTATAGTGAAACCAGGGGCAGTTATAGTCCTGTTGAACCAAAGCCCCCCTCAGAGCGGGCACTCGAGGGTGCGTCGTGATCAAATGCTTCTGTAAACTTCCAAAGGATGGGCGTCGGGTTATGTTTGACAGCTCCGGTGGGCGAATAGGTAGGAAAGGGGGTGTTATAGTTTACGTTGGTGGGTATCAGCGCCTCGTCAATATCTTCCGTTAACACTAGCTGAGCAACACGCTGACCCTTGGTGATATATACGGGATACTTATTGATATTAAGGATAAAAAAGCAACACGTTCTCCCGGTTACCCACCTAGTTGGTAGCACTATTAAACCCCTTCGATTCATAGACGAGCGTCCAAATATACACGGAGTAACCGCTGGGTTAGAGGAATAAAACACAATTGGCAGTTCCACAAAGTAGCTCTCATCAGGTTCTATAGTGGCGTTTGTTTGTGCGCTGATGTCATATCCTGCGTCTTCGTCGCGTTTTGGAGCAAAGTAATCGTAAAATATGTTAACTCTTGGTGACCGCCCATTTTCAGTTAAGTTAATGTTAGTCACGTTTATGGTCTCCGTGCTGAGTTTTACTAGCACGAGCCCCAAACTCATACATCCAGGGGGCACTACCGTATTTACTCCGTTGGCAAATTGTACCGCTTTCACGACGCCGCGATATCCCGAGTCTACTATACCGTAGGCGGTGTAGTAGTTGGCTAGATTCCCAGTAAACGTTATGTTGCTAAAATTCCCTGGCTCACGTCCAACATGCGGCAAACCGCTAATTTGCGCGAGAACAATGGCATATCCGCTGGAGCAGGCAACCCGTACACCTACGTCAGTGAGCACACTATAAAATTCGCCCGCACTTCCAAGCCCGGCACTCAGCTCGACTGTGTGGTTGTTGATTAACACCAACAATCTTCCATCAGCTTCTGCTCGCGCTTCCCATCCATTACTACATTCAACCACCACGATGTTGTCAGCGAGATTAGTGACGCTGGCCATTTTAACCTGCCTTTTGGTGGTGTTTGGTTTGACCAGAGGGGCTAGCGGCGACCTTGAAGCAAAGCAACGACTCGACGTTGCAAGAGAAGAAGAGAGGCGCGACTTTTGGCATGCAGCCTGCTCCGGACACGGATTTCCAATTACCACCCCGAGCACTGCAGCTATTCTATTTTATGTGTCTTTGCTTGCAGTAGGCGTGGCCGTTGCTTGCCAGGCATACCGCGCCTTCCTACGAATTGTGACGCTGGAGATGTTGCGACACCTACACTGAGCAACATTGTATGTATAATCCCGGATATGTTGCAACCGTTTGACTGTATAAAAGGACTAGCGCTAAACCTACTAGAATCATTCGTGCTGAAAGTTCCTTTCTAGTCTACAGCACTTCCATTAGAGTTTGTAGAGGTTTTTACTAGTGAGTAAATATGTCCGATACGTGGCGTAGACGTCGTAGTGGCGGTGGTGATGTTAACGCCACAGAGGAGTTCGTATACTCTACAATTCGTAACGAAAATAGGCAAAGACGACCTTCTCGCGGAAGCTTTGTTGTGCGAGAAAACGAACTTTACGATAAACAGCGTGTATCTAGGGAAAATGATTTGTATGACAGTGCATGCCGTAACGATGACGAAGTTTACACCAGACAAAGCAGAGGCGCTGCCGCTCACTACAACCCCCAAGAACACATATACGAGACGTGTCCAGGAGATGAATTTTACGATGCCTGTGAATATTCTCTCGTTGGAGGTGGTAAATTATCTACCTCCCATGGCCGTTTGAGCCCCACAAAAACCACACCCCACCCAAAGAGCGCGGGTGTAACCCCACCCCAACGTGTACCAGCGCGACCAGCTACTCGTGCGGCGGCACCGTCTGCAACACCAACCCAGCCGGATTGTGTTGCAAAACAACGCACTTCGCCAGGTGTAAACTCCATAAAGAGCGGTAAAAGCCTTGCGTTTAGCTGCACCCCCAAAACGCCAAAGACGCCATGGTACGGTGCAACTCACCTGTTCAACAAAAACGTGTTTTGTGCCGCAGTGAGTCGCGTAGCCGCCGCACATGCAAGCGACGCAGCATCAGCACTATGGGACCTAGACCCTCCAAAAACGAACGAGGACTTGGACAGGTTTTTGAAGGCTGCAGCAATTCGCATTTTGGTTTGCGAGGGATCTAAACTCCTCGAAATGGCAAACGCAACAATGGAAAGATCCCCAGATGGGGCTGCAGCGGTCGCCCCCATCGGTTACGATCGCCGTCCTCGGTTAGCTTCTAGGAGGCGATCAATAAAATGTAAACCTCCAGCGGATGATTTTTTCGACGACACAGATTCCAGATAACGCATTTGCATAAATTTATAGCATTACAATCTCAATAAAATGTACCACTTGCTTATTCCTTTACCTTATTTGTCGTGTGCTCTGTTACTCTGCTGGTATTCAACGCGCTACCATGGCGGCTAACATAGCCATGTTTGCCGACATAGAAGATTACGATGACACCCGCTCTTGTGAATATGGCTATGGTACCTGTGAGCTTATGGATGTTGATGGTGTGGTTGCTAGCTTCGACGAGGGAATGTTAAGTGCCAGCGAGTCCATTTATTCTAGCCCAGCCCAAAAGCGTTTGGCGCTACCACCACCCAAAGCAACTAGCCCCACCGCATTATACCAGCGGCTACAAGCCGAGCTGGGCTTTCCAGAGGGCCAGGCAATGCTGTTTGCTATGGAAAAGTGGAACGAGGACATGTTCTCGGCAATACCGGTACATGTAGATTTGTACACAGAAATCGCCCTGCTATCAACCTCGGTAAACGAGGTAGTTAAAGCGGGGCTCGATAGCCTGCCCATACCCACCAACTATATTCCAGAGGTAGACTTAAACGCACACGGAAGCGAGCCCTTTCCGGAGGTGCCCGCTCTGGAGGACGAACTAGAAACCTACGTAATATCGGCTCAGCGATTTTACCTATCAGAGTTACGCGCACGCGAAGAGCACTATTCGCGGCTGCTTAGAGGCTACTGTGTAGCGCTATTGCATTACCTGTACGGCAGCGCTAAGCGGCAACTGCGCGGAGCCGGATCCGATTCCGCATTAATGCATAAGTTTAAACAGGTGGTGCGTGATAGGTACTACCGCGAGACAGCAAACCTTGCTCGGTTGCTTTACCTACACCTGTATATTTCTGTTACCAGGGAAGTATCTTGGCGCCTCCACGCGAGCCAGGTAGTGAATCAGGGCATATTTGTCTCTCTCCACTATACGTGGCCGCAGCGTAGAAAGTTCGAGTGCCTGTTTCACCCAGTGTTGTTTAACCACGGGGTGGTAATCTTGGAAAACGATCCCCTCGAGTTTAATGATTTACAGCGTATAAACTACCGCCGGCGTGAGCTTGGACTGCCGCTGATTCGGGCCGGGCTAATTGAAGAAGAAAACCTACCCCTGGAATCGGAGCCGACATTTTCTGGAAAACTACCAAGAACGATCGGCTTTTTGACGCACCAGATACGAACTAAGATGGAAGCTTACTCAAACGCGCATCCCTCGACCCCGCTATTTCCGCTAGCTGAGCACTCGTACAGTAAACGTATAGATGGGCGCTTGTCATACGGCACAACAGCAGAAGCCATGATGGACCCACCATCCCCCAGCGCCGTTTTACCAGGGGATCCAGTTCCACCGCTTACCGTAGGGATTCGTCAGACTGCTGAAACGCTTGCTCTTCCGTCTAACCTCACCCTACAGAGCATGGAAACTGACGTTCTTGACTACTCATCTATTTCAGGCGACGAGCTCAACCAGATGTTTGACATTTAATACAATAAAGCACGTTTCCAAACTTAACATAATGGCCGTATTTTCCGTCGATACGCTGCGTGAATAGAACGTAATGGGGGGAGGTGGGCGTGGTCTGCGGGTGGTGTATGTTTAAATTGGGCCCGGAGGTCTATAGGCAAGTTTTGTTTGCATTCGTGATCTGCTGCAACAAACGACAATTAACTACCAATCTTCAAATATCGCCCATTTAACAGTACAAAACTAGGGGGTATGGCGGTTTTGAAGCTCGTAGCTTGCCTATAAAACTCGCGCGCCTTGCCGCGAGATGGGTGTTGCTATCTAGCGTAGATAGCGGGCGTTTGCCGTCAAAACCTGACGGTTGTACTACAGCGATACGGAAGTAGTTAGCATGGACCAACATCACGGCGTTCGCGGTGGGGCGCCTATACGCAGGCCTCGCAGATCAATAGAAACGCGCTCCCATCCATTTAGAGCCGCAGGAAATACACAGCGCACATACAGCACGCCAAGACTTAGTTATAGAGATGGATTGTCTGGCAGAGCCTCTTCACTTGAACCCGGGGGCCAAGCTCACGATCAAAATGAGAGCTCTACACAAAGTACTTCAAATAATCAACCAAGCACCTCATTTTGGGGATATCTACGAAGAGTTTTTTCAGATGATGCCCCCGCGCAGCCACAAGCACCAAGGTCTCGCGCTGATTTTGCTCCTCCCCCCGAGGAGGACTCATCCAGCGAGGAAGAAGACGAGGAAGGTCCCTCACAAGCTCCGTTGGATGAGGAGGACCAGCTCATGTATGCTGACCAATACTCAGTAGGTAACTCTAGTGATGATAACGAAGAAGACTACCTACAGCCAGAAGTTGAATATCCAACTTCCGCAGAATCTGGCGAATATCATAACAGTGGGATGTTTGCAGAAGAGGAGCCGGAAAGCGAGTCTGAGTCAGACATGGAAAACTACGAAACGTACGAGGAAAATGATACGGAAGTCATATCAGATGATAGCCATAGACTTACTCGTACGTGGTTGGATAGGTCTATACGCTTAATGGACGACGCACTTGCACAGTCTTCTGAAATTTCTAAGGCTATCACTAAATCTACGCGCAGGTTATACGATAGCCAGTTTACTCCAGGGGGTCGAGGCTACAAACAAACGGAAACCCCCTCCCAGCGTTTGGTTCATCTATCACGCGCTGGTATGTACGATTCTGACGAAATCGTTATGACAGGGGATTACATGGAGGTTGACGACGACCCAAACAGCGCTTACCAGTCATGGGTGCGCGCTATTCACCACCCGGTTGCCATGAACCCATCATGGGAGGAAACAATTTCCAATCACACCAATACATCGTTTTCTGCCGACATAGACTATGATATAGACGAGCTAATCGAAATGAACTTGGCGCGAACACCCCCAGTGTTTGAGGGATTGCTAGACAGCGCAGACTTTTTTTACAGACTACCCATGCTCTATACATATGCTACTATCACTCAAGACGAGGCCTACGAAGAGCGGCAGGCATGGTCTAATACACAGGCGCTGCATGGACACGAACAAAGTTCTTGGCCAGCGCTTGTGAGTGATTACTCTAAGGGGGGGATGTACGTGTCCCCTACTCAGGAACCCCGCGGGATATGGCGACGCGCGCTAAAACAAGCAATGGCTCTTCAGCTAAAGCTATGTGTGCTTGGTTTAACAGAATTTGTAACTAAGCGTGAGCTCACACAACACCATTCAGCTGTAACTTTTTTGGTCGACTCGCTCCTTAGAACAGCAAAAAATTGTTACTTGGCCAGCCGACTTTTAGTATTTGCCTGGGAAAGACGCAGGGAAACTGGTGTACGACGCCCAGCAGAGCCCCTCATAGCACTCTCCGGGGTTACGCTTCTCCAACCGCTTCCCCCAGAAGTCTCAGAATTACTTGAGCAGCGTACATTTGATATAGGGTTGCGCACCCCCCAAAGTGGAGTGTTTAGAGCGTTCTTCGGACCGCTTGTGTATTGGGCAGAACTACGCAGAGCCTTGCGAGACCCAGCTGCCATAAACTGTCGCTATGTTGGATTTCATCTCCAAACATCAGAAATTTATTTATTGGCACGCGCCCACTCTGCCAGCCCAGGCTACACCAAAGAAGAACTGGTGGCAATGGAGGCAACGCTCACACTTGGGACCCTCATGTTAGAGGTAGCGCTACAGTGGATACACGTGGCCAGTGCACAGTTACTTAGCGAAAACGATGCACTGAAAGCTTTTAGGCGTGTGAGTGCGTCTATTCCCCACGCCCTGGCGCCACTTGGTAGCATACGCCTACACGACGCAGAGTTTGAAGTGCTAAGCAACCCAGATGTGATGGTGGCACGTGATGAAACCGCCCTGAGCCAGGCGTTGTTTCTTGGATATTTTTCTGTTAGGACCGCACTAACTGCGTGCATGCGTGACTATGCTAATGAGGTGGATGGGGGATCTAAAGAGACCGTTACTGGTGTGTTTTTGGGCGTGGGGCTAATTATTCAGCGCCTCGCTGGCCATATGAACTTTTTACTAAACTGTATGGCCGGCGCGGCACTTTATGGCGGTAGCAAAATCGCCATACACTCATTAACTCTGCCCAGATACAGCCTATTGGCGGATGTTATGGCCCCTATGCTTCAGCAGCAGTCTTTGGTCGACTTTTGGCGCGCCAGAGACGACATGTTGGAGGAACTAGAAATAACACCACGCCCTGGACCCCCAACGCAAGGCAAGCGCGTGGTGCTGGAGATGCCTTTGCCCTCGGACGATCTTCCAGCTATGACTCCCAGTGGCCAAGTAAACAATGGCGCCGGTTTGGGGCGCATGGTGGACATGGCCAAACACTTACAGCACTATAGAGAAACAATTATCGGAGACGATGCCTCTTCCTCTGTAGGTAAACGTGGCTTAATGAAATCTGGTGTGGGCGTAGCCGCCATGCGCTGGAGGCGGAGAAAGTAATAAGATACTCACCCAAAAGCACTTAATGCTGTTTACGTCCCCGGTATGCTCTCACATTCCGCAAGCACTTTCATGAAACCTCTTCTACTTACCTAGCACCCAACTTGTTTGTACGTCTTCGTAACAATCTATACATTAACTGAATACAATGGAAGCTAGTGGGTCTGCCTCATGGGCCCGCGTTTCCAAAAACCTAATCGAGCGCCGTGCAGTCAAAGGGTGCCTCTTGCCGACCCCAAGCGATGTTATGGACGCTGCTGTTATGGCCTTAAAAGACGCAACCGAGAACGTTGTGAGCAAACACCTATTTTCTGTAGATCGTACCAACGCACTGTCTGTGATCCACACCAATGCTGTTCCAGAATCTATAATTACAACCGCCATTTTACGCGATACAAACGGAGAATATCGTAGAGAATACGAAGATTCTGCAAAGTGTAACTTAGCCGCTACGGATTTATCACAGGATGGAATGTGGGAAGTTGTTATCAAAAGCTATTGGCGCTACCTTAGGGAATCCAGCGGCGCTGAGGTTGTTGATCGCGGAGGCGTGGGAAACACAACCCAGTCTGTGTTATCTGTACTGATTCTCCAGTCTACCTTTGGCAAAAAACGTCTATCAAAAAATCCATTTAAACACAAAGGCCCAAATGTAAGCTACAAGTCTAACTTAGAAAACCTGCGCGCCGCCTTTACTAAAATAGAAAAGTATATGTACTATATGCGACCCAATGATCCAATGACTAAAAGCGAGGACACAGAACTACGGTTGCACGAGTTACTGGCATACGTGGCAACATGTTACAGGTGGCTATTGTGGTTTATGGACCTGACAGACGCAAAGGTGTTAAAAAACATAGACAAGGGGCCCGTAATTACACACGGACCGCGCGAAACGCGCCCTCCGGATGAACTTGTTCGGCGCCACCTCAAAAGCGGCCCCGCAATTTCCGCCGGAACGGGTGATGCTTTAACGTTATCAACAGCAACGGCCGACGCTCTGATCGTTTTACTGAGGATGAGCGTTTCTTGGACTTCTCACTCGTGGAAGAGCAATACCCACGGGGTTACGGGTGCTATCGTGGCCGCAGTTGAGCTTGTAACGCTCATTCATCACCACTTGCAGTACATAATTAATACTATATTTGCTGGATACGTATGTTGGTTGGACGGCGGCGTGGAAAATTCATATTTAAATTCTGCGCTTCGCAACCAGGGAAGGTTTGACCATTTTGCGGGAAAACTTGTTCCAATCATGGCTACACTCAGCTGGGCAAACATGGAAAAGGGAACGGTTATGTGGTTTAAATACGCGCTAGCTAAAAGTATAGTGTGCCACGGATCACCTACTCAGCACTACCTAACCGTGCTTGACTCAATCGCATCAAAGCGCACCGGCGCTGGTTTACCTCCTGGGGCAACCTTTGGTCGCACAGCTAATTTTCAAGGACAATTTGGCTGCCCGCCCCAGGGACCTCTTCCTGCGCCACCAAACTCTAAAACTAAAAGCATGTTTAAGCGACCTGGACGTGGCAGCGTTCGCAGCTTAAAACAGTTACCCGCATCCACACCAAACATGGTTTCTTCAGCGACTACCTACAATGCAGGGGGTAATACGGCCGCTACAAGCGGTCAAGGTGAGGAAGCCATACAAATACACGCTTCCGGTGAACTTAATGACTGCATTTGGTATTTAAATGGTACCTACTCACATCAGCGCAGCGACAGTAGCTCGTCTGATAATAGCTCGTGCTCTAGCACAGAAACTGAGTACATCACTATATCCTCCACGCCTTCGCCAACCAGAGAAGTTGTGTATACCGATCCGCTTTTGGGTTCGGACGAAGAAAAAGACGCAAGTCCACAACCAGCTAATACAGTGAGCGAATACTCATCTCCCGCAAATTCCGGCTATATGCGCCCCCGGAGCACGCTTGCGGAGGAAATTTGGCAATTGCGGGACTCTGATTACACTCCCTACATGCGCCCTAGTCGCGCGGGTCGCCCACGTTTAAGATTGGAAGACCAGACTTTACAAACATTACCGGGTTGCAAGCCACCCGCAAATTCTCCAGAAGACAATTTTGAGGACACCTTATTTTCGTCGTCCCAGATTTACTCCGATAACGCACACAGTACCTTTAGACCAAGAGCCAGGTGTGTTGACGACGAATATGGGTTAACTGCACTTGCAGCTCTCAGCGCCTCCCAAGCAAAAGCCAGGCGGGTGCGTTTGGGTACTACCACTCCCACTTCTGCTAACGAAGCAACTGAGAAATACACCACACCCAGCAGTGGCGGCTGTATCAGGCGAACCCTTTCAACAAGCGAGTCTCCCGAAAGCAGCCCGGAGCAACAAGAGCGTGTAAGCTCGCTGTAACCACCCCATGTACCATTTAAAATTATATTAATAAAAACATTTAACGAATAAAATCTTAAAATATTAATACTTTATTTAAGCACTCACAAACACCTTTAAACAGGGTCAAATGTTGCGCCTATAACTCTGTATATTCCAGCGTGGAGTTATCTATTACTGCAAAAATGGAAGAATGTGGTCAAGCCGAAGCGCCTGGCGGGCCTTGTAAATCAACTCTCCAAGTGGGCTGAGTGGGCGGGCGGCGTAGCACACACTAACGCGTTTTCTGGAGCATACCGAGTTTTGTGAAAAGTTACAGTTTGCAAGTGGTGTGTCCGTCAGATTTAGTTTTTCTCCAGCCGATTCGTTGATGCCAATGTTTAGGCAGTCCAGAAGGTTCATTATCAGGACAGTAGTGTTGTCCGGGGCCGGCATCTCAGAATATGCTCCACATACAGCCCCTATTTCGCTAGAGTTGCTGCTGTTGTAAGCGTCTAGCGACACGGGGCGTACACACTCGTCACCCAGACCAAAGGTTTGCGCTGGACATGGTGCTGTGCGTAGCGCGACCATGGGTACTGTTAGGACAAAGGTAGACACCAAAAGTGTGGTGGTCATTAGAACCCCCATCGCAAACATACCCATCGTAAAACAGAGGCAGCGGCATCTAGATCTGCGTTTTGGTCGGCGCCGTTTTGTATAAACGAGTTCGGTTGGTTGGGGTAGAGTCGGCAGCGGTGGTGTAAACCCCAAAACAGTCTTTGTAGGTAGTTGGGGAGCTTGATCATTACCGGCAGCTGTATCAAGCTCCAGTAATTGATAATCTTTTAGCGAAGCTGTTGGGTCTCCAGACATATTTTCGCTTTACTTAGACGTTATGGCTGCATAGAGATGAGCGTATAATGCAGAGTAAAATGGCTTTATAAATCCAGCCGGGGCGCGATTGTAACACAAAACTAACGGTTTCCACCTAGAGCATGAAAACGCATATGTTTAATACCGTATTTATAAGAGTGCGTTTGTGAAGACAGCCAGCCAGACTGCGGTTTGAACTGTATTTAAAAAAACCAGCTGCTGTTCAAACTGACGACGAGCTTAGAAGTCTGCTTTCTTGTACGGCACCTGCGAGGGTTTTGAGCAGTAAAAACAAACGGCTGTAATGAGAACAACCAGCGCTAGCGCTGCGGCCCCGCAAGTAACGGCGATGATGCTAGTTAAAACGGGCATGTCCTCAACAATAGGGGATGCATCATATACAACGCTGTCAGAAAACATTGGAAGGCCGTCCGGGTAACCCTCTATGATGCAGTTATACTCTCGCTCTCCGTTTTCTTCCGACAGGGGCCTGCTACTCCGCATGTTGACTAATCCTGGGTGGCTTGAGCAAACTCCCGTTGTTACGTCTTGTGATGGGACCCCCGGTAAATGGTCGTTAACGACCCACGATACAAACACTCCGTTGCTAGGTACACATTCTGCCGTACAAACTGCTGCACCATCTTCAACGTTTACGGACACGGTTGGGGCCACGAACACAGAGGGCGTGCCTGCTTTGGCCATGCGAGAAAAGGATACCTCGTCTCTGTACCATTCTATGCTACAGCGGAGGCTGGGGGGATATTCTTCGTCGGGGTCAGCTGGGATTGATACAGTCGAGATGCGAGTGATGAGACCATCCACCCACACACTAGAAGCATTGGTAACATACTTTGTAAAATCAACCTCTTTGGCGTTTTTATACCACCTCAGCTTAACAGAGTTGTGGGGAAAGTAGCTAGCAACTACGCACACGGCTCTGTGGTTTTCACCCTTCAAACTTGGGTGAACGGAGAGGTCCATTAGGGGTGCGTTGTACGTTAACACGGTAACGCTGGTACTGTTAATGAGTGAGCCGTTTTTGGCAAACAAGTACCACACATAAACTCCCGCGGTACGCCAGTCTATAGATTTTATGTTTAGTGGAAAATTTGTACCACCGTTCGTGTGGGCCGGGAGGTTGAACAGTTGACGCTTAGGTAGCCTGTCTGGAATAACGCCCAGCTGGCCAACCCTTCGAGATTTCGCGCTAGAATGTGCGGTTGAAAATAACAGCAGGGTTTGGTCTTTGGTAGCGTTGTGGTTAACATAGTTTTCTTGGTCACCAGGAGGCGTGTCTGAAAATGGGGTGCGCTGGTTTAGGTGAATTTCTAGTCTGTATTCACTGTGATTTACACTTACTGTTGTAGAACAGTTAATGGTAACAGATGTGTAGTAGGGAACCGATATGAGACTATTTGTGCATGTAATTGTATTTTCATGTGAATGTGGGTGACTCGGCGTTGGTGTAGCTTCGGTGCCGTTTACATCGGTTGAGTTGTTCGTGGCTGTTGAATTATTAGAGTCCGTACTGGTTGTGTAAGTTGGTGTGACTGGAGAACTGGTGCCTTCGCCAGTATTTGTGGTTGGTGTGGCTGGACTGGCGCTAGCACTGGTCCCAGACGTGCGTGTTAATATAAACCCCCCACAGATTATATACGCAAATGTTATGAATCGCATTATATTTACCAAACCCATTGCTGTGGGTTATATGTTTGCGATTTTCCACAAAGAACAATAATAACTCTTCTGGTCGGAGAGTTATAAGCATACCGTGCCCCAAAGTGTGTCATTTAAAGGCGGCCTTCTTTATGTGAATTCGACCGATGTTTAAATCAATACACCTTGTGGTTGTTGTTAATACTAATTGACATGTTTAATGTGTGATTATAGTTGCGTAACATAAACCCGCTGCAACATACACACTAACAATCAGCCACCTTGAAATGTGGGTTGCGGCCAAACGGCTGGCCCCCGTTGCGCGCTTACGAAGGTACAAAGCCCCAAGTACGCCCCCGGACGTAGTAAATGCAAGCGAAATGGGAGCGGCCACCCAATACCCAAATGCTGCTAATACCACGCAAACTGCGTGGGCCGTGGCGTGAATTCCGGAGCTAGCCTCGGCGGTGTAGTTTATTCTGACGATAAGCTGCTCCAAAAACATCGCAGAAACGTGTCCAACGGTTAAACAAAAAACAACATATGCTGGCGTTTGCCACACGTTTGAAAGTCCGTAACCCAAGCGCAGTACGATCCAAATAATCGGGGTTGCGTGTGTCCCCACGGCCGGAGAAAATATCACCCCCGGAAGTTCTTTGAAAAACTTGAACAGGGAAACCTTTTCTTCTGCAACTTCTTCAATTTTTGGTTCGGCTCCAGCATTTGTTATCCACGTGTAGTTAACTCCGCGGCCAAGGTCAGTAAAGGTGCGCATACACGCATACCGTCCGATGCGATAGTGACAAGTGTCTCTGAGATTGAGTCCAAAGTTTGCGCAAGAAGTGATTATAGCTATGGCTATTCCCAGACCAACTGGTACATCTTTGTTGTTAATTTCTACGAGCTTGGCGGAAGCCCCTAGCAAACACCCACTAATAATAGCAAGCAGGCTGGCTCTGAAGTGAGTTCCTGTTCCGTTTGCGGCGCATATGACATAAAATAAAGAGATTTGAGCACCAGATATAAACACAAACAAGATACAAACTGTAACAACAATAAGCAACTGTTCCTTTTTGATGATGTGTCCAGCAACCCAAACACCGGCAGCTATTAGTGTTGAGATCGCCTGAACAAATCGACACACAGTCACTAGGGTTTCCATCCTAGATATATGAACGCGAATTAGGCTTAATACATACAGCGATATTAGCATCATGATCAGACATGTTGAGTTCTTGGTGAGTAAGTCAACGTGTATTATCGATGAAGTTAAAACGCAGGCTTGAAGTCCAATTCCAATGAAAGCTTTTGAAGCTGCCCATGTACATGGCATGCAGCCCTTCTGGGATCCGGTGCAGCGCTGCACAGAAAACGAGCTTAACACAACACATGAGTCTTCCCCAAGTTCTCTCCCTGGACGGTAAATCATGCTTGCCAACCTTGATGTAGCAAGCCACCCTCTCGGAGAGTTTGAGGTACAGGACTCCAAAAGGACGGTTTTATGCCCAAGGTATTAGTCATAAAACAATTAGTGGGCGTTTTCTACAATTCTAAATAGGTTTAATAAAAACAAAACACTTGATTATACGTTATTTAAAATATGCGTTTTTATTTTTCATAACACAGGTATGGTAATAGCTCAAATTAAGAAAAGTTAATGGGAGCTTCGGGACAGGGAATTTTGGCTCCGTTTTTGTCCATCAACAAAACAAAATTTGTTTTAAACAGCTTTTTGTCTGGAGATAGTTTCTTTGGGGGACTGTTGCTGTCGTCTTCGTCTGATGCGCGCCGCTTTAAGCCAACGCCGAGTGAGTTTGGTGAAAAAGCAGAATGGGAAAACCCCACCTTGCACGGCTGCTGAGGATAGGAGCACATAAAAAACATCATGACGCTAAACGGTTGCTTGGTCGAGAGTCCAATCATGGGAATAGATTCTGGCTCCAAAAAAAAGTTGAGCACGGCCCCAGCGTTTTTGAGCTTAAGCTTTTGAATTAGCTGCTTGAAGTTAGTGTCCTCCTCTAGTAACAGCGTAAACAGCTTGCGACCGCTAATGCCCCTTATTGGTTCTGGCGCTGTCTTTTTTGTTTTTAGCGGCATTTTTTCCAATAAACTGGAACTTGACTCCATGCCACACTTTGTCGCATTCTGGTAGTCCACAGAAAACACCACCTGCCTATCTCCAGATCGTACCTGGAGAGTGTCGTCAAAAAGGCACTGGAATGTAATGGGCTCGTTGGCTTGTTTGCAGACCCCCAAAATCTTATTTAGCTGCTGTTTAGATAGCGACATTGAAACGTCCGGCTTGCGCGTGGGTAGCATCAGAGAGTAGTTGTTGAACTCATGTTTAACCAGTTTCGTTGAAATTGCTTGGGTTGTGTTTTCTGGATCCGATCCCATATCCATATCGTCTTCCATTTGATCGCTTGTGGAAAACACAGTTTGCGTGAGTATCCTGGTAGGTGAAGCGTTTTCTATTTCGAAAACTACTTTACTCACGGTTGGCTGGGCCTTGGTCCGGAATGCGTCCAATAAACCCCTGCGTCCGTCCACGTTGGCTAAAAACACCGCAGGTGGGGCTTCTTGCCAAGAGTACGAGGCCATGTTGTTCGTTTGGATGGGGATGTAGACTTGCTCGCCCCCGACGCTGGTGTGAATTAGCAATCCGTCCTCGTTGAAGATCAAAAAGGCATTTTTGAGACTAGGAGCAATAGGAGTGAGCATCTCGAGGGCATCTCTCAGAGATTCGCGCTCAAAAACAGCCATGGCTCTTTGTCTCTCCACGGGGTTGTCGATAGCTGGTAATGCGTTCAATAGGAAGTTGTTGGGGTGAGATCCACCTGAGCGCATCGTTCGAGGAAGAGCCATCGCTGTAGCTGCAAAGATTGGGCCAAGCAGCTCGAAGCACTCTATATTAGAGCGTAACAAGCAGTACTTTAACCCACCCCGGAGCACTTCTTATAGAGTTTCACGCTAGAGATAAAAAGGGTTAATATGACGTAACCATGGGAGTGGTTAATGAGGGATGGGACCCAATTCACCGTCAGTTAAGATATCGAGGCATTGTAGGCGTGTAGTTTTAAGCTGCGCCAGTTAGAGCAAGCGCAATATTGTGTTGTAGTGCCGACTCGAAATGCCGTTAAGGATAAATAATCGTATTATTGTAATAGGGAAATTTAGGGGAGGGGTTTCAATGGTGGGCAGAGCTAAACTTAACACCAATGGAAAGCTTGCCTAATCGCTCACATTAATTTAGATTTTCGACTTGTGTCCAACTCTGCTTATATTAGCCCGCCTTTTGGTAGGGCCAGTTGGAGTTACTGCGGGGCAATTTTGGAGGTTTTACCTGGTGCCCATTCAATTTACTACTTCAGTACCATATATCGATTTGTTGCCCAGTTTTTATCAAGATGGGACTGTTTGGACTCTTAAAATACGCGTACTCAAACCGGCTTGTGAAACACGATGCCATTACTACTCCACCAGGAATTATGACACCGATAGCTATAGATCTTTGGAATGTTATGTACACTCTCATGGAAAAGTTTGAGTATGACCGCAGCTTTCCCATGGACGGCGCTGCAGTTACTGCTAAGTGTTTTTTTTCCCTGCTTAGGCTTTTGTTGAAGAGGTCATACTATCCCATCTTCGTGTCGGACAGAGGTATATACGGTGATGGGAGAGTAAAGCAGGGGGCCAAGGCTATTGTTAGTCAAACAATGAGCAGCTACGGTGGATCTGGGCGCATCTCGAGCTCGTGTTTTACCGGCGATGAACATGATGTTGAATTGCTGGAAGAGTATGGCGAAACCAACGGTTCCACCACCCAGCCAGACATCTGCCAACCCAATGAAACGGCCACGGTTTGTGTAGAGCCAGCGCGTAAATGCGAACACAGCTCTACGCGCTGGAGCGCACTTGATGGCGCTCCACGCCTTTCGTACCGGCTCTGTGTTAACTTGATTCGACACTTGGGATACCCCTACGTTAACGCATGTAATCTTGAGGCTGATGACGTTTGCGCCAACTTATACCACACCAATACCGTCGCGCAAATCTACACTACCGATACAGATCTCATTCTAATGGGCTGCGATATTATTTTGGACATTATGCCATTGTTTCCCCCTACCCTTCGCTGCTGCGACGTTTTGATGGATTTGGGTGTTACCTATGATGAGTTTTTGACGGAGTTTGTTCGGTGCCACACCGATCTCCACGAGACTCAAACCCTAGCTTCTGTACAGAGTGTCATTCGCTCTTTATACTCACCCCCAGATGAAGACGAAAGCACCGAGACGCAGCATGCTATATCAGGACATGCATGGCGTTGCCCTAAAGAGAAACGAGGAATCTCATGGCGCAGACAAAACGATGATTATTCTGGCTCATCAAATGATGATAGCGACAACTCAGATAGCAGCGATGAGGATGTAGCATGTTTATCTGATAGAGGTTGTAGGTACCGCGAACGCCCAGCAGCAGATACCGTGAACAAACGTCAGGGGCGTAGGTCAATAGAAGCCTCCAGCCGTATTGTACACCTAAAATATACGTCTAGATATCCGCCCATTATGGAATCGGCTCCTCGTGCTTTAGTGCGAATGGCCCCACCAAAAACTCGTCATGAAGTTTTGGAGAGAAAGTTTGTAAAACACGTTGTTTCTATGCTAACGCCGGAACGCAGAGGGGCATTGTCTATAATACGTCGCCTACCCATTACTCAAGAGCCTTCAAACTTTTCTCTGGTCCACGATACCCTAAAAAACTTAGTATCCGAACACGAAATTGTCAGAGAGCTTGCTAATATGTTTTGGAACCACATTCCCACCCCCACTGATTACAACACTGTGTTGGTTAACTACTGGGATGACTGTGGACACCGAAGACAATGGTCTTAAATAAAGTTAAATCGGGAGTATCTTTTCTCAGTATTTTTTTAAATCGCGTACATCCAACACGCAAACAAGACAAATAAGTGAATCAAAATTAGTTTTTATTTTTACATTACAGATCGTTTATAAGAGTTCCCGAGTATGCGGTGCTTCGCCTTTCAAAAAAGTTGGTATGTTTTTCCACAGTCATGAAAGCTAGGGGGAAGCTTGGTGGGGGTTTGGGAGCATTAAACAGCGGAGATAGTCCAATTTCCCCCAAAAGCCTGTCCGCGCTATAGCGTACGTAGCATATGATGGCTTCAATGTCCAACAGGTGGGTGCTTTTGGGGGCATGGGAAAGCAAAAATTCACACTCGATGTTTACGGCCTCAGAAAACAGCGCATAAATCCTCGTTGGAGCTGGCTTTTCAAAACCCCCAAGGTAGTTGTTGTAGATACAGCACGAGGCGTTGGTGTGAATTGCTTCGTCGCGGCTAATTAAATCATTACTTTGACAGGTTACCACAAAGAGATTGTGGGTGCGAAGATATGCGATGGACGCAAAGGACGACGCGAAGAAAACGCCCTCTATTAATATCATCAAAATATACTTTTCCGCCACAGATTTGCATTCTCGCACCTTTGCTTGCAACCAAGATACCTTTAGGTCTATGGCCACGTCTTTGACAACAGATGCGACATACCTAGCGCGCGCTGTTGCGTCGTTTCCAAACAACATAAGCTGTATAGCGCTATATACTCTGGAGTGCGTTACTTCAATAGACTCTTGCTCAATGTAGTAGTGAAGAATGTCCTTTTGAGTAAATAGTGCGGATAAATCTCCCAGGTTTAAATTTACCAAGTCGTCAGCAGCAGATAAAAAGGCAAACAAAAACCGGTAAAACTCTCGCTCGGCTGGCGCGAGTTTAGCAACGTCCTTGAGGTCATCAGAAATTGGAAGGTCCGTATCCAGCCAGCGGTTGGCAACGCTCAACAAGCGTAGGTGTTCAATATCGGGACATTCCGGCGTATAGAAATACGCATTTATCAATAACTCGTCAGCAAAATCTGTTTTTTTAGAGTTTTCGAGGGCCATAATTATTTTCCCGCCCTGGGCAAAATGGCGAGGCTGCCCTACAAGCTGCAGCTGGTGCAGACTAGGTCTCCGCCAACAAAGACTCCGTTGTTTGTTGCCTTCTTGATTTTGCAGTAGTACATGCCTGTTTTAAGTCCGCGTTTATATGCGTGGACCAAAAGATTCATAATTCTGGAGGCGGGGAGTTTTCCGTCAGCAGGCTCAGTTATAAACAAAGACATGGATTGGCTCTGGTCCACAAACGCAGCCCTGTCAGCACACATGTTAATTAGCATAGTCTGGTCGTACTCAAATGCTGTTTTAAACTTACTGAGGGGGTGACCAACTGGCAAATCACCAAACGCTCCCACAACTGACCATTTCGCAGCTTCTAGCGTAGATAGCGCTTGTAAGCGCGCGCATTCCTGTGGAAAAATACTTCTGATGGTGCGCATTAGCAGTACATTGGGCCTGAGTACTTCCCCGGTAGCAGTAACTTTGCTAAACAGGTTTGTGTAAACAGGAGAAAACCCCTCGCTGCTCTCGGTAACCTGTGACGAAGATACTGTTGGCATATAGGCTACAAACTGAGAATTGTACAAGCCGTATTGTTTTATGTCAGTGCGAAGTCTACGCCAGGCGTTGCGGTTTGTTAGTGTTACATTTGGGTAGGCATCAAAGGGTAGTTCCCCCCGACTGTACTTGCTGTCTTCAAACCCTTTAAAGGGTTGCATACCCAGCTTGCAGAGCGTTGCGCTGGCCTTCATAGAGTTCAATAACAGCCTTTCTGCTATTTGCTTGTTTAGTTGGTGCGCCTCTGGAGATGCCATATCCAGGTCCAGCATCAAAAACGTGGTATGTAGCCCCTGAATTCCAAGTCCCAGCGACCGGTTTTCTTCAACGCCTTTCTGGGATTTAACAGTTGGATATGTGCTGGCACACATCATCGCATTGACAAAAATTGTGGCAGTTGCGGCAGCGCGGCCCAGAGCGGCGAAGTCAAAATATGGCACACCTGCAATATTTGGAGGTGGAAGGGCTAGACATTTTGGGAGGTTGATGCTGGCTAGATTACACACCCCGTTTTGGGTTTCGTCGGCATGCTGGATAATTTCTGTGCATAGATTAGACCCCATTATCGCACCTCTCTTGCGCATGTCAAAGTGGTAGTGCCTGTTGCACGCGTCTTTAAACATCAAAAATGGGCTTCCTGTCATTACAGCACTTCTAACTATGATAAAGGCCATGTCCTGTATGGGAATAGCGTCTATCCCAAATCCACACCGCTCCAGGCGCTCATATTCCCGTGTGAAATCATTTCCGTACATATGGCAGAGGTGCGATGCAGTATCATCAAACAGAGTCCACATTATGCCGCTTTCTCCATCCACGTACCGTTGATAGCGGTCAAAAAACAGGTCTGGGGTCCACATACAAGCAAAGATGTTGTCGCAGCGCACAGTTTCGTCTCTGGCCAGCATTCCGCGCATATTTAAAATGGCGCGGATGTCTGCGTGCCAGGGTTCGAAATAAACACACACTCCTGTTGGTCTTTCACCGTCGCTGTTAATGGCCATGGTCATAGAGTCTAGTAGCTTTAGGAGAGCCATGACACCCCGTGAACAACCTTCTGTGGGTGGAGTGTTAAACCTCTGTAAAGACAGTCCAATTCCTCCTCGGTTGCACAAAATGGGTCCAACCTCTTCCATAAGAGCCGGAATTGCAGAGTTCATATCTGTTACCCTGGGGTTTAGCAAATAACAGCTGGCCATAGACCCACAGTCTCTCCCACCAAACAGCATAATTGGCGTGGCCGGAATGACAACCTGTCCGGCTAGCGCAGTAAAAAAGGCTCTGAAAATATATGTCCAGCCAACCTCACCGCTAACCAACACGCGAGCCATTGCTGGTTGTTCCATAGTATAGTGCGTAGCAGTAGTTGCAAGTCTAAGAAAAAATTGCCCCATGGACTCTAGACGTCCGCCTCGCATTTTGGCTAAATACATTTCTTCATACTTTAGCGCAGATTGCAGGCCTAATGAACACAAATCTCGGTATTCCGATGTTTCAAACGAGTTGAGGGTTTTCTGAACAAAGTCAATGTGTTCCAATATGGCCTGTTCCACGACATCGCTAAGATCAATCTCAGACGATTTTAGCCAATATTTCAGGTCTGTGTTGCGTGCTTTAATTCGTAGGTGTACAAGCTCCCCGCACGCAATGTAAAGGCGTTCGTCGACTCTGCACAGCGGCTTGAGTTTATCCACGACTCTGGTGATATACTCTAACACCTGTTCTCGAGACGGGCGAGGTGCCAGCGTTGTTGATAATTCGCTGGAATATCCATACTCTTTGATGGTATTCACGTTGGATATAATATCGGAAACAATCCCCAGTGGACAGTCGGTGCTCAAAAAATCCAAAGCCATAATTTCGTTTAGGGTAAAAGTGTTCCAAGACACTATTACCAAAAACTAGAGCATAAAGTGTAAAGAACAGTGGTTTTGCACCGACTTATGTATGGTAAGCTCTATACGTAGCTTATTACGTATATTAGCTTTTATTGGTCGCTAAGTTTATCCCTAATTGTCACGCGTGGTAAAAACAACAACATAGTCAAGATCGTTAATTTGCAAAGTTATACTGGCTTTATTTAAACTGGTTTAGTAGCTACACTCGACCCAATCTTGTGGGTCCCATCGTACATTTTCCAACCAAACCACTGGCATATCCACGCTGCCAAATCTCTCGCTGCGGCGAATGGTTCTGGGGGAGTCCGAGGCAATCGCCCCAAGTCGCATGTACGCTGCGTACATACACGAGGTTTTGTTTGGCCTACCCCGCAGGTCAGGTGCCCACTGATATAACGCGTTGGTAAATTCTCTGTTATTTAGACGTGAGGGTGGGCATCTAGGCTCGCACGGCCGGTTGGCAAGTTCCTGAAGCGGTAGAGCAGCGTTAGGGTGTGGATCTGGTGCGTCGGCTCCCTCGGTTCCCCTAATTGCGGTTTCGGTGCGGGCTTTGTGAAATAGGAAACTAACAGCATCCTCGAAGGCTACTTCGTCAAACTTACTCACCGCAACATACACCCTCACACCTTCTCTGCGTAAACGCTGGTTATAAACAAAAATTAGGTAAACAAACTTTGCGCTGGCATCACCTAGTTTTAGCTCGTGGTCAACATCCAAAAACGCACACGCTGGGACGTAAACACTAGACCTGGGCATCGCAGAGTTGTTGGTTCGGGCGCCCTCTTGAACACCACACGCCACGGCGGTAATACTGGCAAGCTTGTCCTGAATTACGTCGGACAGAAGGCCGCCAAACACGCTCATGTGTTTATGTGGAAAAACGTGGGTTCTGACCATTGCCTGTAAATATTCCCCAAACCTATCCAGGCGCTGTTCCGTCCTTCGGTCACGGTAGTTAGCAAGCACGTGAGCCCTAACGGCATCGGCCGCAGCCTTGTCTGAGTACTCGATGGATCTAGAGGCTATCAAAAACGTAAGAGATAGCAACGATGGTCTGAGTCCAGTTGTGTCTGATCGACCTGACACAGATAGTTCAGACAGCGCTGCCCAGGCTTCGTCTAAATCCTGGGGATTTCGCCCTGGTGGGGTGCTAGATGGCGACGACCCGATGGCATCAAGGTGGTTTCGTAGGCGAATTATTGGAAGTCCGGGTTTCTCAGCGGTTGGGTCACAAAAGTCTGTCAGCGTTACCTGGCGGGTAAGTTTTAGCGAAGGTTGGGAGTTTGACAGCACCCACGAGTTATGGTCTGAGTTGATGGCCGCAGTTACTACACCCGCAGATGAGATTTGAATGCCGCCCATGTTGCTGATCGTTATACTATTTGGAGTAGCATGAACAAAACCTGGCAGCCAGTCCAGCGTGTTGGGTAACCCAAAGGCTGCATTGCTGCGTCCGCGCTGATGTGGAAATCCAGCGAAGGGGGGAACCTGTTCCCATCTGACACCCCCATTGGCGTCTGTATACATAATGTTGCTCATTCCATTTCCAATTTGAACAAATCTATTTCCCCCGAGATTCATTTTGGTTTTTTCACCAGCGGCGTATAAGATAGCTGCTATACTACTTTCTTGAAGGTGGTAACTTAACCAACTTTAATAACGAAAACACACGCTGACGTGCTCTGCTCGGGGCACGCGGGAGAAATTGCAACAAACGCGTGCCAGAGGGCTTTATCTACCACTCAGCGCGCGAAAATATCATTATTGGGTATTTAAAAATAACACAACCCTTGTCTGATCAATCAGAGGAGTGTTAGTACGCAATGCGTAATACGTTTAAAAATACCGGGCCATATTAAACGCGTAAGCGCTAACCTCAACACTCACACACCGTCGAGTGGTGGCGCGTTCGGCCACAAAGTCATTCTGCAAAAATCATGGCGCGCGAAGACTGGTCCATGCGAGCCCTGGTTAACACACTGGCTGGGCTGCTAGGAGAAACCGATACAGATGTTACCAGCATGGAGCCCGCGATGTTGATGGTTCTCAAATCTTCAATATCAGAGTTTTTTTTGTCCACCGACACGGTATCTGTGGAAGAGGCAGCGGAATTATTTCCCCGTTTACAGTTTCTAGCATGCAGGGCTTATGCAGCATCTCATACACCCGAAGCTGCCATGTTAGCAGAAAACCTGTCGGGTTTGGTCCTATGGCGAATACACCAAAATTGGACCGACCGGGAAACGGAAGCCGTGGACCAGATGTTTGTGCTGTTGGAAATTATGAACGGAGAATCTGGAGTCTATATGCTCTCCAATAACAACCTGAGGATATCGGCCAAATATGGCCCATCCAACATGCACCTAATGGTCAGCACTTGGCTTGGTACCTTTCGCAATGTTATGTTGTCAATTGCGAACACAACCCCAGATGCAATGTTTAATGCAAGACGAATTGAGGCCATAGAGGAGTTTTCCAAGCCTCTCGTTCATAAAAGGTTTGACTTGATATACGATATGCCTTTTGTACAAGAAGGTTTGAGAATTGTTGCTGCAAAAATTAACTGGCTACTACCATTTGGACTTATAGCCAAGAGGTCCAAGGACACGAGCATGGCTCCACTCACACGGGCACTATTTTTGTTGTCGCTAGTAGATTCATACTTTCCCAAAGGAACCGCTACTAATAGTAGCATGAAAGCATTGACGATATATTTTCGCGAGATAGTAAGAAATATTGACAACAGTGCGTTTGTGCCAGTAACTGAAGTTAACGCTACCCCGCGTACCGCCTATGAAGTTAGAGTGTCATCAGCTATAGTACATCAAAACCCATACGTTACTGACACAAAGGCGGGAATGGTAGCGGAGCGCGTGCGCACCGACGCCGAAATTTTATCGTCCGGTGCGCTGTTGAGTTCGGGAGCGCTTTCTGCACATGTAACTGCAGTTGCTAAACTACTGGCGTTTAACGACCAAAACGACACGTCGTCTGTGGCTAGAGCGCGTGTAGCAGAACATGCGAGTAACACCTGGGAAGCTATTCAAGCCAGTACAACACCGGCCCAAGTCGTGGAAGCCCTAGTTACTGCAGGGTTTACTTCGACACACTGTGGAATTTTGGAACGTGTAGTAGTGGACTATTTCACACGCCTACGTAGCACAGCTGAAAGTAGGCCGGGTCAAGACAACTCCCTGGATTACGCACAACAAGTGGTTGGATGTGTGTCCATAGTCGGAGGAGTCGTTTTCAGATTACTGATGTCTTATGGATTTGGCCTTGACTACATACGTGACTACACAACAACGATATCTACACTGGAGCCGGTGTATAACGAGCTTTTACTAGCACTCGGTTTGGCAGACAAGGGCGTGGAACAAACTTTACGGCGTAGCATGGCACCGCGCCCGTACATGAACTACATATCAGCAGCACGCGCAGCACTAGACAATGAGCTACTAATAGTTGAAAAGCGCACTACTGGTCCAGGAACCCATAGCGCCGCACGAGAGTCACTCCTAACATGGTTTGACTTTAGGGCTAGAGATCGCTGGGGTGTTAGGATACCAGATAGAGATACAACACCAGCGCAAGTTTTAGCGCCAATTACTGCATCAATTTATTCAGACGACGACTTAATAGCAGCGGCAGCCAAACTTTCCTTCGATGCATTGGATGCCCCACCTGCTCAAATTATAGACGACCCCTCGTTTGCGCCATACATTCTATCTACGGTGGTATTAGACGCGTTTTACGCTATTTTAACAGCTCGGTTTTCCGCAGACTCTATATCCCAAGCGCTGCGCGTACTTTCATGGGCGAGAGACTATGGCGCGGGGTCAATTGCTAACGTTGACGGGTACAGAACTAAACTAACGGCTATAATAGCATCATTGTCCCCATTTTTACAAAAGGACGCGCAAACACCAACGATGGCACATGCCAACAACGTAGACGCGCTTTTAGGTGAACTTCACACTGTAGTGGCTGCTGCTATCGCTTTAATACCAGAACGTGCGCGCATGCCTTTACCGGAACGGCCAACCGTTAGAACCAGTACTTTTTTGGCAGGCATATTTTTAACGGCTGTTTTCAAGAGGCTAGAAACTCTAGCTGGACATACTGCAGAGCTCACCAATAGCATCTTAGGAACCGCGTCTGGAATAGTTTCATCCGTTGTTACTCTTAATCGTTTTTTTAACTGTCGCTTGATGCCTGTTATGGGCCACCACGCTGTATTAATTTACCCACAATCGTCTCAGGCTGCGCCATTTGGTAGATGGCGTTTAGTTGATGTTGTTGACGCCGTTGGAAGCATATACAACGAAGTTAGCGACTTGCGCGCCGACCTGCGCGCCGATGTTGTTACCCTTAAAGGAGACATGGCACTGGCCACAGAGGCCCTACAAGAGTGTGAAGCCCTGGCCTCCAAAACAGAGGGAACTCGTTTCGGTAAACTATTCAACGCTCTGCTTACGCGCCACACACAGCTAGCCAGAGCGCAGAGTGGTCTCGCCATAAAGGCTGGTAAGCTGCTGGGGGGCTCCGAGGCACCCGGCTTAAAACACGTGAATACGTTTTTACAGAGATGGGGAGCCATTAGCATCATTTACCAAAAAGCTACTTCCGGATCTACCCCAGAGGCAAATATTACGTCTCTCGCAAACACTTTACGTCGCGTATGGGACGAGGTACAGCAAGAGCGCAAATTAACTCCCCCCAACCGCAAATTTTCCAACAAAGATCTTGGCCTTGCTGTAGAACGTCTAATGGGAGGCTATCCAGAAGTGTTAGATGACGACAGTAACAGCACGGCGCTGACACATAGATTTAACGTCGATTCGTGGCAAAGTGTTAACATGGACGCTTTGCGTAAGCGAGTTGAACTTCCGGCTAACATCGACTCTATTCGCGGGAACGATGGGCTATTAACGCGCGAATATTTAAAGAAAGAAGACCTTCTCGCAGAAATAGATGCCATTTTTAACACCACAAAGCAATAAAGTTAATTTTTCAGACCCGGTACTTGAGTGTTGTGTGTACCTATTTTCCACTGAGGGAGGCGCGTATTCGCATGTGGGAAAAAAAGGTGGGCATACAATTTAAATAACGTTAAAAGAAGTTGCAGCGCGCAACGCTGCTCACTGCTCCGCGCGAATCACTAGCGTACGGGGTGGATTACCCAAACGCTCTGGGTTATACAAACTACGCTAGTGTTGGATTTTGTACCGATGGCACAGACGCTCCCACCTGTTCCAACGGCCGGTGGGGCCCAGGCTGATGTGGTGGTTATAGGCTACAGAAACCAATACGACTCAAAACTTGGGGTGGGGTCGCATGTATCATGTTTAAGATCATCGCTGTCTTTTTTGCGCCTAATTTTTACGCATGGCATAGACTTTGCATTAACTGCAGATAGCGTGGATGGAGCGCTTGTTGAGGGACGAGCATGGACAGTTGCTGGAAGCAAGTCCCGGGAAGCGTGTATGGTTTCTATTGTGGAGCTTCCAAACAAAATTACCTACGCAAACTCTACTAACTCGCTATGCTGCGTATTTTCTCGACTATATGGTGACAGTGGATTTTACATGCACCCCGGTGAAGGGTTTCAGAGTACACAAATACCAGCTCGCCAGTTCTTCGATGGAGTGTGGAAGTCACGATCAGAGTCTTTTGCACTAGTTACTATAGGGGCTACCGGCTTGGCTGTGTATCGCCACGGGGATGTTGCGTATGTTTTTGATCCGCATGGCCACGGTAATGTTACCGAGGCATTTGTAGTTCGCGTACCATCTCGCGACGTTTACGCGTATCTGACTGGATACGCGTCCACAGATCCTGAGTCTGACTGGGCTGGCGCGCTTGTATTTTTCGTGACATGCGGTCCAACGGAAAGTGAACCCAACTTTTTAATTTCTGCAACGTCACTGCTATATGGTATAAGCGAAACCTACCTATCGGACGAGAACTATGTGGAGCGTCAGGTTGAGACTAGTCACCCTGAAATCACTACACCCCCACCAATAACAGATGTGGGCATGGGATCGGTATCCGAAGCGTGGCAGTACCAGGAACTAGACAATGGTGCGGCTGCACAAGATACTGACATGGACGCTTCAACTCCAACGGCTACACCAGTTAGAGCCAGTGTTATTAGACAACCAACAGAAAAGAGAGTGTCCTTGCCCAAGCGGCGTCGGCCCCCGTGGACTCCCCCCACCAGTAGCGAAAACCTAACTACGGCCGATAACACACACACAGCTGCCGGCAGGCCTAGTCAAAAAATTAGGACATCGACGGCGAAGGTTTCAGATGTAACCGCAAGTAATAACGGCGACGTCTGGGCCGAGGTATTGGATGATGGGGGAGTAACTAACGCAGGTATTTCTGACCAAACATTGAGTAACAATGTACCCGACACCCCAGCGCATGGTGACGCGCTAGCCATGGAAACCACACGAGCGGCCGACGACGTACTCAAAACCCGGAGGATTTTCAGGATTTCTGGCGAAGACGAAGCACCGTACGACCTTGGTGATGCTGTGGGGGTCCTAGGCGTGGAGATAGAGGACCTAATTACGCGAGCCGATGAGCTGGATGTGCTCAGCTCTGCGTGTGTTGACTCAACGGTGTGGATTACCTTACCAAATAACAATCCAGATATGGACCTTATAGAGCAGTTTATCACCATGATATTTAATAGACTTTTGGCGTTTTTGGTGGAAAATGGCGCACGAACACGCTCAGACTCTCCATCCGTCGTAGCTACTCTCTTTTCGGATGTGCTAGCGGCAGTACCAGACCAATCCGCCGTGGTAAACCTGTTGAGGGTTACGGGAATGGCTCTTAGCGACGTTGCATCTTACAAGTCTATTCTGAATATGGTCGCTAACAACGATTCGCATGTGGGAGAGCTAGCAGTTATCAAACTGGAGCTCGTGGCCTTGGAAGTTACAAAACTAACACGGTCGCTCGTGGCAAAGGTTAAAGAATTGGAGCGCGACGTTACAAGCTGTACAGTTAACCCGCTGGGGTTGTACACATACCTAACTGAAAAACTGGTTGATGAGATGACTAAACACGGCGGTGACCTATTTGCACGCGAACCAAAACCTGGCGAAGCAACGCTTACAGAGCAAATCGGATCGCTGTTCAGAAAAGCGCGCACCAGAGAGGCGCGAGCCACGCGCACTAACGCATTTTTGGCAAGGGACCTCAACGCCATAGAAGCTGCCGTTCATGCGGCACACGACAAGTTTGACGCAATTGAGATTAAACCCGCGGACCCCAGCGACACCTCAAACATGGACGAGTTGGCAAGGTCGTTAGACCTTGCCTCAGTCCCTAACCGCATAGCTAAAGTGGCGAAGAAGGTAGAAAGCCTTGTAGCTGACTCTATTCGCGAGTACTTTCTCAGGGGTGTTCAATACAGCGTGCGGGCAATATCTATGGACAAAACAAGTGGTGCCAGGTTTCAAGTTGCATCTGCGGCTGTATCGAATCTAGAACGCATGTTGGACTCTTTGCCTAACTTTTATAAAAGTTTGAGTTCCATAGTTACATCAGCGGGCATACAGGGTCCCCCACCGACGCAGATATCTAGCTCGCGTAAGGCTGCACTTCTTGGCAACTTATTGCGAGCTGGGCAAAATTTAACCACTGATAATGCGCTTGGGGCTTGGGTGGCGCTGTTATCCGAAGCGCACACAGAAGGACACATAGAGCGGCGTGAGCTCGAGGCAGTTATTAAAGAAATAACCTCAATTAACGACTACGCGGCCAAAAAGGCGTCAGTAGAGGCAGACATGGAACGCTTCAGAGTTTTGAGTGCAGCGGTTGACCAAGCTACGTCCGACATGTATAACTCCAACCCGCATGCACTTGACACTATCATACACGGTGCCGATGAAATGATTCGCCAGGCAAAAGTAATGGAGTCACACTTTGACGCTGGAAGAATTTCAAGAGAGGCCGTGTCTAGAGTGAGCGTTAGAAAACGCGAAGTTGAAACGTTAGCCAACTCGGCGCGACAGCGTGCTGCAGAAATTAGCGCCGCCAGAGATGAAATTTACTCGCGCCTCCAAACCCTGTTACTTCCACTCGCTGGGTTTGTTGGATTACGCGCGGCTCCTGGAGCGTTGGAACAGCTGGCGAAGGATGCTCAAAGCTCTACTTCAGAAGAATTGAGAAATCTTATGCATGATGCCCCAAAGCAAGTGGTGTCAACCGTACATTCCCATTTATGGTCTTTATTTAGCCAGTTTAGAGAGGCGCTGGAGCATCCAAACTCTACAACTGCGTCTTCTCTGGCTGGCGTAGGACCGGCGTTTGCTATAGTTGTGCGAAGTCTTTTGGACCCTAATAAGCAGCGCGAGAGTTTGGAGTTTTTTATTAAACATGCAGACACACTTGCCGAGGCTATTGGGGCCGTAGAGGCAAATTCAAACTCCGAGCTTGCCGTGGGACACGCAGTTAACGCAATATCAGCCTCGATACAAACAGTTACCGTTGGGGGCAGTACAATTACAGAGTTTGCGTTTTTGGTGCCCATGTTGGAGCGTTATAGGTCTAGACTAACTATAGTCAGAGAAACCCAAAGACTGGCTACGGCTCAGCGAGCCGTAGCCGCGTCTGTGTCTGCAGCGGCAGAGGTAACTGCTAAGCTTCGCACAGTTGCAGTTTCGGTCATTTCCCAGGATGTAATTACAGCGGCAATAGCATCTGCCAAACATGTATCTTCTGAGGTTACCGCTGCAGTTACTACAGCGGAGCGAGAGCTGGCTGGGTTAGACGCCAAGGCATTGAGCGTGGCCCAGGTAGCCCGCGCACATCAAGATCTACAAAAGCAGACAGCTGCGGCAAAGCAGAGAGTTGTAGAAATTGAAGAAGTTTTGGCCAACCTAAACAAACAACAGCGCGAGCTGCAAGACCGTGCCATGTATGACAGATGGAAGGCTGACCTGTTGGCCGCTTTGGACAAAATCGAAACTAAATCATTGTTTGACGTGTCTGAGCTTTCCAGACTTCGCGACATGGGGGCCGCCCGCAGCTATAACTCACGCGAGTTTGCTAAACGCGCAGAACAAGCCCTGGCTGCAAACGCACGCGCAGTTATTAATGTATTGGATAATGTGTTTAAATTTAACCCCTACGCTCCAGAAAATTCCAAAAAGGAAACTAATCCCACCATTTCCATGCTTTATAACATTTCATGGTGGGACGACTTTACGCTTGCGGCACCTATACTTAACACTCTATTTGCTGGAGTTGATGTTGAGGAGCTAATGAGTTTGATGCGCATTTCTACGGGAATGATTATGTTTGCCAGTACCAATGGGGGGCGCCCAAAATACCACGAGGCGGTAAACTCTCTGTCTGGTGATATGCTCAAAATACAGCAGTTGAATAAGTACGTTGACTTTTACGGCAAGTGGTACTCAGAGTTTAATGCCGAAATGGAAGTGCTAAGCAAGCTGAGGGCGGATGTGCTTCAGGCTGTTGGTGTTCGCTCTGGGGAAATAAGTAGGGCTTTGGAGGAGGTAACGTACGTTCGCAATGCGGAAATAGCTGAAAAGGTTTTAGCCGAAGGGGTAAAACTGTTTATTCCAAGCGACGCCCTGATCACCAAAGCCGTTAAGTATTTGGAGGAGTTTAACCAGAAGCGGTTCGCCGGATCTGCCTTTGAGGAGGCTATAGCAGCAACAATACGGCAAGACTTGTTAGTCGCACGTGATGCAGCCACGCAAGCTGCGGCGGCTAGAAGCGAGCCCTCAACAGAGGCAACCCATATTCTACGCGAAGTAGTTGAAGCCGCAAAGTCAGCCGATAGAGATGCAAGCGCAAATTTAGCAAACCTTAAAAACCTACTAAGACTAACTCCACCCCCACAAAGCGTGGCCGCCGCCCTTGACAAGGCAACCTCTTCGGAGGACATTGTAACCCAGGCGGCTTTGCTGTTGGGCACAGTGGAGGCAACACCAGAGCTGGACGTTAAGGCCGTGGAGTGGTTACAGCAGGCGCGGTCCATTATCGACTCCCACCCACTAACAACTAAAATAGATGGCAAAGGACCCATGGAGCCGTACGCACAGCGCATAGAGCAGCTACACACCCTCCGGGGGGAGCTGGACGAGCTAAAGCGCCATCTTGCTGCTACTGAGGTTAGCTGGGATGAGGCATGGGGAAATTTTTCCCGCGCTATTCCACGGGCTGATGTCACCATGGATGGGTTTGTAACGGCCTACCATAGAGCGCGCACCCTTCAAGCGTCAATGGGGGTTATTTCCGAGATGCGTTCCGATAGCAAATATGGTCGTTTGCCCCCAAAAGTTATCGGCTCGATTGAATCAAAGTTTGCAGAGAGAAACAAAACCCTTGAAACGTTTAATGACACCGCAACAGTTTTACAAGCATCTATTGCTCAGTTTGATTCCCTTGTTAAGAAAATTCCACCGGAAATGGAGTATGACGTGTTGCGCTCTCTTTTGGTATCATTTGACCAGCTAGCGGCCGTGCTTCCAAAGTGGGTAGGCGCTGGATTTTCTGCTTTCAGAAACTTGTTGCTAATGAGAATAGGCCTTTACGACGAATATCAAAAAATTGCCGGAATAGCCGCTGCCGGTAGCCGCCCCCACCTGGAAGCCGTTGAATATCGCAGCGCAACAGAAGAAGATAACTTACGACGCGCCAGTCGCGTGGCTGCTCTCATGGGTGATAGGGACGTCATACTCTCGCTGCGGGAGGCAAAGTCAACTATAGACGTTGCGTTCCCGAAAGTGTTGTTGGATGCAAAGGGTGTGCCTGTTGAGTACCGCGTGTGTTACCGCGCTGTGGGAGATAAACTCGCAGCAATGATATGTGGAAAACTTGGGGCTACCATGCGCCCCGCTATGACCCGCGAGCCTATAGTGGAGTCTTCGTCGGTTGCGGGTATTAATGTTACTCATGACATACTCCAGTTGCGGTTTGGCCTTGAGAAGGCTCACCAATCTGGATTTTCTACGTTTGCCAGATTTGTGCGCCACAAGAGGGCAGACTGGAGCCCTACTGAGCCCGCATATGCAGCAGCTGAGATATACTCTGCCGTGTTGGCAACCACCCTCACACGAGAATATGGCGCTACGTGGCACCGAATACGGTTTATGTCTAGCGTAGGCCAATTTACTACTGACAGCCACTCTGGTAGCGAATCACATGTAGGGAAGGCAAAGAAAAACCGCAACATAGTGCATTTAACCCTATCCGATGTGGTTATCAGCGCTATGCTACGCAATTCAATGCATCTTGTAAACTTTATGCGGCTTGATTTGACACGCCAACATGAGTATATGGCCAGAACTATGACTCCAGTTTTAACAAAGGCGCTTTTATCAGACATTTTAATTAACACACTAGTCCAAACAGACGCGTCTGTGAATTGGAGACCTTTACCACTAACTGGTACCCCAGAAGATTTGGCACACGGCATGCTGTTTTCAATTCGCATGTCCGACTGGAAGCAAACCAGTTTTTCTACAACAAGCCTGTTAGATCTATGGATGCGGTCCCCTGGTGAGAACGGGCGGGCCGCCGCAGCTAAGGTAGCCTCTGCTATTCCAGGCAACGCCCTTACTACCTTTACCGTTTTGGCGCGAATGTGTATTCCACCAGACGCATTGGCGTCGCTGTGGGAAGCGCTACAACCAGAGTCACTAAGTCAGCAAAATCTTTCCTATGATGACGTGGTTACTAGCAGACTTGACATTGCGTCTACCGTGCAAACCTCTGTAGCTGTGGACCCAGAAATGCCGTCTGTTGACAATACAGCACCAAAGCAGCTATACATTCCAACGGGGGCCAGCACAACGTTCACGCTTGCCGGCTCTGCCCAGAGCGCGGTTAAAGAAGTGAGCGCGCTAGACGTGGCCACGTGTGCGCTTATTTTGGGGGCGCCCGTTGTAATTGCCATGGAAACGCCAGAGATATTCTCCGAAGCCTCTGAGATGTTGTTTTGTCTTAAAATCTTCGACTCTAGAAGGGGTGCTACAGACCATGAAATAATTCAGGCCGTTTCCTCCGACCTGAGCTCCTGGGGGGCGTCGCTTTTGGCACTGGATCCCAATGCTATAGAAAACGCATGCCTAACTACACAGCTGGAACGGCTGTCTGGGTTGGTGGCGTCAAAACTTTTATCTGCATCACCGCCATGTCTTATATTACTGGATACCAGCATGAGAGTGATGAAGGTGTTGTGGGAACCAGAATCCCAACCCCAAGAGCTAATCATCACTCTAGCCGAGGATGAGATTATCGCCGAGCTTCCGTACTTAAATACGGATGATGACATGTTACCCCCACTAAATACTAGTGACCCTATTTACACTAGGGTAATAAGCGGAACAAATATTCCAACAGCAATGGTAGAAGGCAGTTTGTATGCCGGCCAGCAGTTAGAGTTCTTACGTCCGGATTCAAATCCTTTTCCATTTGCATTACTGAACCAACAGCCTCTAGATGTACCGAGTTCTCCAAGTAGCTGCTCTGATAAATATGATGACGATCATACTGGAATTTTGTATGATACAAATGGTGACGATATGTCAAACACAGCAATGAACAAAGCAAAGGCGTGGCAAGAGTGGCTAGAGGATGGATTTGCCGAAGATGATTACCAAGAACTATCCAACGCAGTACCAATTCCCACAAAAACTGCTCCAGAGTCAAAACGGAGTTTGGGTCTACCCGACAAAATTCCTCCTCTATTGCCACCCAAAAAGGCGCCGCTTCCACCATCAACAGCCTCTGATATTTTGGCTGGAAAGCCAGTTTTTAGACAGCCGCACAATAACAAATCGGTTGTTAAACCCCTAGTAACGTCTTCATCCACAGTTTCACCAACACCTCCCCTCCCAGCTGCTACAGAAAAGCTTTCTAGTATTAACACACAGTCTCCGAGCGATAAAAACATACCGCCTAGCAACACAAAGACACAACCACCCGATAACAGGTTACCAGTCCCATCGGAAAACAATCTCCCTCACTTTGTTCCCCAAACCCCTGCACCCCCCACAGATACTAGTAAACCCTGTACCGTAATCCAATCTCAGCAAAATTTAGGCACCCCAGCTCCCCAAAAAGAGCCGGAAAAAAAACCAACAAACAACGCAAGCACGGCGGTTGGGTCTACCAATAAAACCACAGATGAACCCCAAGTGGTTCAACCACCATCTAAAAACGCCAGTGAAGCAAACAACATAAAACAGCTTAATGAAAAATCGCTTTCCAAACCTTGGCGTCCATCGATACGTCCATCTTTGGGACCATTTAAATTTACGGCGCCACCTGGGTACTCTATTCCCATGGATGGACTACCACCTCCTGATCCAAACGAGGCGCTATTGACCGCTCCGTCCAAACCCGCAGCGGCCCCGGCTCCGTCCAAACCCGCAGCGGCCCCGGCTCCGTCCAAACCCGCAGCGGCCCCGGCTCCGTCCAAACCCGCAGCGGCCCCGGCTCCGTCCAAACCCGCAGCGGCCCCGGCTCCGTCCAAACCCGCAGCGGCCCCGGCTCCGTCCAAACCCGCAGCGGCCCCGGCTCCGTCCAAACCCGCAGCGGCCCCGGCTCCGTCCAAACCCGCAGCGGCCCCGGCTCCGTCCAAACCCGCAGCGGCCCCGGCTCCGTCCAAACCCGCAGCGGCCCCGGCTCCGTCCAAACCCGCAGCGGCCCCGGCTCCGTCCAAACCCGCAGCGGCCCCGGCTCCGTCCAAACCCGCAGCGGCCCCGGCTCCGTCCAAACCCGCAGCGGCCCCGGCTCCGTCCAAACCCGCAGCGGCCCCGGCTCCGTCCAAACCCGCAGCGGCCCCGGCTCCGTCCAAACCCGCAGCGGCCCCGGCTCCGTCCAAACCCGCAGCGGCCCCGGCTCCGTCCAAACCCGCAGCGGCCCCGGCTCCGTCCAAACCCGCAGCGGCCCCGGCTCCGTCCAAACCCCAAAACACACTTGTGGCAATTGTTGCCAAGGATCAGGCCAAGGATCAGGCCAAGGATCAGGCCAAGGATCAGGCCAAGGATCAGGCCAAGGATCAGGCCAAGGATCAGGCCAAGGATCAGGCCAAGGATCAGGCCAAGGATCAGGCCAAGGATCAGGCCAAGGATCAGGCCAAGGATCAGGATCTCACAAAACAAAAAAGCAATCCTGCGTTTAAAACTGGTTTTGAAACTACACCCTTACCAAATACCTCTCCCTCTGGGGCTGTACCAGAAAACACTCCCCTCCTGGACGATTTTCCCATCGATGCAGTTCCAGAAAACACTCCCCTACCAGATGATGACTCGCCTATAGGAGCTGTTCCAGAAAACACTCCCCTACCAGATGATGACTCGCCTATAGGAGCTGTTCCAGAAAACACTCCCCTACCAGATGATGACTCGCCACTTGGAAGCCCTCCACATCAGCCAGTATCTAAAACTCTGCATAACACCAACTTAGTCAGCAGTGACCGTTCTGCTGCTGCCGCCAACGTACCTCTCCCGGACTCACCAAGCGATGGCTTCTACTCGTATGCAGTTAACATACCATTGCCCGATTCACCCACCGATGATGAACCTTTCAGCAACCAGTCCCGTGCGCAAGCATCAGCCGCCGGAAGCGTTTCCGGCAGTAGTTACAAGATTAACACAGGAACCGGGAGAATACCAACAGCCTGGCAGCGTGCCTTTGCTCACACGTCGCATGGGCGTTCAAGAAATAGAAGCACTAGTAAACCATCTCAATCAGCGCCCTACAAAGTTCCTCCCGCTCTTTCCTATACGAAAATACCTGCGGTGCCTAATGCTCAAAGCCATCATGCGGGAAAACCCAGCAACGAAAAACCTAAATGTGATACTGGACCAACGGTGCTGTTCGGTTCACGGAATATTTCGCCCTCGCAAACGTCTACGACCGCGAACATTTCGTCCACCCTTCCACAAAATCAGAGTACTGCTAAGAGTTCGCATAAGGTAGCTAAAAAAACCCCTCTTCGGGTCGTGCCGTCTAGCATGCCGGCTGATGATATAGATGAACTTGAATATGATCTACAGATAAACCGCGCGGTTTCGAACACCAAACCGCTACCAAAGTCTCCACTGCAACAACCCCAACCTGAATACTCCTCCGTAACTACAGACTATAAACAAAATGTCCGACCTCCGATGAGCGAAGATGAGATTATAGCGTTGTTGATAAATATGAATGACAACACTGAAAATGATGCCGAACCTATTGACATAAAATCGATACGAGCACAAAACCTACCAAAACAAATCAAACAAGCTGCAAATAAATTTGTGCCTCTAGATTGGTGGACGGAAACCGAATCGGCTGCTGACGCCGACGGCTTGGAACTGTCTCCCAAACAACCAAAGCTGTTCTCGTGGGAGTCTAAGCGAGACTTATCGAACATTAACCTTAAGGACAAAATTTACGAGGCTGAATCAGACGATGAATATACCATTTCATGGGACCAACACTTAGTACCTGCAGTTTCCCCCAGATCTGTATCGTCATCTAGTAGCGATACGGCTACTGATAGCGATACGGACACAAATAATTCTTCGAGTGTTTTAAACTCGTTAGCCGATAACACCCAAAACGACGCTAGCGAGCTTGTTGACACACACAGCTCAAGGGCCCGTGTAGTTCCTGCGGACAATTTGCTAAGCAGACGGTACTTCAGAAACACGAGTTTAAGCGCAATGGCGTTACTTATCTCTGCGTGTCGAACGATTATACGGCGACTTCGGGCAACAAGACGGGTTCTTACGGACATTAACCGTAGCTTGATCATGGACCTAAAGCAAATACGGGTTTTGTTGGGGTAGAGTATTTTTATTTTTTAATAAAAACATTAACATATGCTGCGTTTAACTGATGTTTATTAATAATGAACCGCAAAGTCGCGAATGGGGGGAGGTGGTAGTTAATCTTCAGAAATGGGCTGCATAAACCGCGGCGGGAAGGTGCGTTTTAGTCCTATATTTGGCCGGGCCCAGGTAGATGCGTCGTTGTGCGCAAACATGGCAGATCGTCGAACAAGGGCTTTTAGATGGCGCTGACGCAACACAACCATAGTTTTGGCAGTTCCCATAAACAGCTGCTTTAACCCTTCATTAATTTCATCGTCGCTGTATTTGGTGTAATCGAGCTCATCGATGTTTTGGTTTAAAATAGTCATCACGTCAACAGGTAGCATGTCCTTAAAGTTTGCAGCTTTGATATTAGTCGGGTCCCATGGATCAAACGCAACTGGAGCTTGTTGTTGTTTTTGGTCAGCAGCCATGATAAATTTCTGCGAGAGCACACCGCACCCTTACGCTGGCTCGGATAGCTACGAATAGCGCATGGAATTGTTGCTGGCAGCTTTTTATTAGAAAAGGCAACCCTTTGTTGCTATCGCGAGTATTACAGCAACAAAAGCACATGCAAAAATTACAGCCGCAATGCGACCGGGACGGCGCTTAACCCTCTCTGAAGCAAACGCGTTAGATATGCTAGTAAGGCTGGCAAAAACCTCTGATGCGCACCGCTTGGGAGTAGGGCGCCGCTTTTGCCTCTCTCTACACTCTCGCTGTTCTCTCGATGCAGCCAAACTGTTGTGATCGCATAGGTCTACGGTACGTTTTCGCTGCATTTCAATCGCACCAAAACTGGTGGCACGCTCCAGTAAACGCTGGGTCCTGGACGCGTCTTCTGGTCCCATAAACCGGAACGATAGCTGCACGACTGGCATTCTAGTAAAACAGCTTATTTGCATCATCGCCTGTAGTGGCCTTAAGTCTAACCCCCCCCCTCGTTTAACGCGTTCTATGCCAGAGAGCGAGAGACCAGTCGTGTGCGTTGACTTAAGAATCACGTTGTTATGCTCCGATGTTATAGAGGCCATTGGGGCGTTTGGTGGTGCAAAAAAAAAGCCTTGAAATAGCACCGACACTCCCGTATTTTGAATTCGAATGTAGGGATCACACTGGCTTCGAGCCCAGTTTTTCATCAGCCGTAACACATACTCTATAGGAAATGTAACGCTGTTATTGTCCGGCCCACTGAATTGAAACACGCACCTCGCGGGTAGGTGTTTTGGATCGTTTAGTGTTGCATCGCTTTCTCCACAATGCAAGCTTCCCGATACAACCAGACGAATACGCTGCAGTAAACTACCGCCAACCGCAAAATCTCTATAGTCGTACGCCTTCATGGGTGTAATGACAGGTCCTTAACAGCGGCCAGTCAACACCCAAAACAACTGATGAGAAGAGGCATGCCACAGACAGAACTTAAACCCTCTTTATATGTAGCCACTCCCCACTACGAGTACTACACTTTGCAGATCAATGCAACTTACGCGTCGTGGAGAATTTGATGTAAATCTAGAAACTTGTTAATTATAGTAGCAAATCTTTCCTTGCGGGAATTTAGCGCTGAGGTGTGGTCACATGCACCCCCTGGCGTACGATTATCGGGGGCGTGAAAAACCGAAGATGCCAAGCGCCGCGTAAATGATAAATAGTTTAGTTTGGCGTCTGTTGTTGGCATCAACAGTTCCATCTCGGGGGGCATAAGGTCTTCAAACCAAATACCAAAGTCGTGGTGTCCATAGGCATCGTCAAGGGCGTCTAAGCTCATCGATTCCAGGTCGTTAGGCGGAATTAAGTGTCTCAGCTTTTTTTGTAAAGCTTGGCGCGGCTGAGTGGACATATTGCCAGTGGCCACACTAGAGACATTTTGTGAAATGGCGTTTAATTGCGATTTAGACGTCATGGGTGCAAACGTTGAGTGTGGTATAACAGGAGGCTGGCAGCCAGAAGCGTTTGAGCGCCCGTACACTGGATTTGACGCCACGCTTTTAGCCACCAACTGTGGTCTGTGCAGCGAGTTAATATTTTCTGCGCATTTAATGCAAATTTTACCCACGCCCAAACCTCAACACCCTGGCGAAGTGTGCGATGAGATGGACATGGACCAGCCCGAGCCTAGCTGCGCCCCGTTTGTAGAAGCGGTGGCCGACTCGCTAGCTATAGACAAACCCTGTTTGATTTGCAGAACAATAGATCTGTATAGGCGCAAATTTGGGCTTTCGCCCCAGTGGATAGCCGATTATGCTATGCTGTGTACTAAAACGTTGGCAGCTTCACCGTGTGCAGTAGCCACGGTGGTTACCGCATTTGAGTTTGTGTACCTAATGGATAAACACTACCTTAGGCGTGGAAAAACTACCCTAGTGGGCGCCTTTGCGCGCCGAGTTTTAACTCTGGTTGATATTCAGCGCCACTTTTTTTTACACGTTTGCTTTAGAACAGACGGTGGCGTTCCACGCGGAGTTGGATCTGGGACGGCACCCAAATCTACGGCGTTAACGGGGCCTGGTATGATGGATAAAGTGCAGTATTCAAATTACTCGTTTTTAGTGCAATCGTCTACTAGAGCCTTGCTGTTAACGGTATCTGATACAGCACCCGTAGACAACGAGGCGGGACAACAGCCAACTACATCCATTAGACCAGGAGCGCCAAAATCAGGCGATGGGTCTGGACTGCTATGCCCTAAGCAAGAATCTACCACAGCAGCGCTAATGAGTTGGAAGGAGTGTGCCAAAATGATAGACTGTTCCGGATCAGAGAGAAGACGTCCCGGTACTACCATAACATGTTGCGAGAGAGCTCGTGCAGATGACGATGAATACGAGCACCAGCTGTTGGCCACGGAGCAAACATACGTTGACACAAATATCACAGAAATATGCGACGGTGCACCTATTAAGTGGGGGTATGCCGACCTGGCGCTGTTGCTACTAAGCGAGTCAAGCACATGGGAAAATAGTGAAAAAACATTTCTGGCGAGTCAGTCTCGCAAGGCCTGCGTTGAGGAGTATTGGGCTACACACAAGGCGGCGCTGTCTAGAGATACAGCTCCCAGGTTTGCTAGATTTGTAGAAGCTGACGCTACACCCGACACAGCTACTGGCCCTGTCTTAGCAACTACTCTCAAACACCTACGCGGTCGAGGTAGAACGTGCGCCGAATGTGTGCTCTGTAACTTGCTATTAACACGCGAACACTGGCTAGCGCTTCGCCGATTTAAGCGGGATGTAATATCTTACTCATCAAACAACACAAACTTGTTTGATTGTATCTCCCCGGTGCTGGCGGCACTTTCTGACGCGAATAGTGAACCGCTAGTTAGCGATTGTGATGAGGGTAAAACACGTGTTGGAGACGCGGGTAGGTTTATGGAGCTCATGCATGCCGCTGGTACGGAGGCCATATATAAGCACCTGTTTTGCGACCCAATGTGCGCGCTCTCGGAGCTTCAAACAAACCCCGGTGTTTTATTTTTGCCACTGGGGCCTCCCCAGGAACCAGACGAGATAGAGTTGCAAAAGGCGCGCCTGGCCAGCGAAAATTGGTTTAGTGGGCGTGTATGTGCTGGACTGTGGGCATTGGCGTTCACTTTTAAGACGTATCAGATTTTTACACCCAAACCAACTGCGTGCGCAGCGTTTATTAAGGACGCGGGACTGCTACTGAGGCGTCACAACCTACCGCTCATATCTCTAGAACACACGCTCTGTAACTATGTTTAACAACCACGGCGATGTCTACAACCCCATGAGTCTCTCGGCCGAACTAAACGATCTGTATTACGCTAAACCATCAGGCCGTGAAAATGGCAGGCGGAGTCGCACCAGCACGCGGGGTGTTCATCGTGATCGATGTGGATCTGCAGCTAAAAGACGTAGCACCAAACGCCGGTGTGAGCTGGCCAGCAGGGAAAGGGATCGATACAGCCTCTACCTTGATTATATGGCCAGCCACCCTTCAGATGAAATTTCGGCTGTGCGTGAGCTAGTAGTTCCCCTCATTAAAACAACATCGATTACACTACCGTTTGATTTGAATCAGACAGTGGCTGACAACTGTCTTTCGCTATCTGGGATGGGATACTACCTTGGCATAGGCGGTTGTTGTCCAACTTGCACCGTGTCCGGTGAACCGCGACTTCATCGCGCAGATAGAGCTGCTCTCATTTTGGCCTATGTCCAACAACTAAACAACATTTACGAGTATAGGGGTTTTTTGGCATCTGTGCTGGCGGCTGCTGCCCAAGGGGAGACCGCCGGTGGAATTGAATCTGATGGGGCCCAGGCCGAGCGCTTGCTAGAAAATGTTCTAGCGCAACCAGAGCTTTTCTTTGCGTACCACGTTTTGAGGGACGGTGGAATTCAAAACGTTCGAGTGTTATTTTATCGCGATTTGAGCGTGTCTGGATACATGATGTATGCGGTATTTCCCACAAAATCTGTTCACCTGCACTACCGTCTCATAGATCGCCTCCTGGCAGCTTGCCCGGGCTACAAAATCATAGCTCATGTCTGGCAAACAGCGTTTGTGCTAGTAGTTCGGCGCGACGAGGGACAACAAACAGACATGGATATACCAACTGTTAGCGCTGGAGACATTTATTGCAAAATGTGTGATCTCAGCTTTGATGGGGAACTGCTTCTAGAGTACAAAAAACTGTATGCAGTATTCGACGACTTTCTTCCGCCGATGTAAAGGGAGTTAGCCTTTCAAATCCAGCGCGCTCCAACATCTCCTGGGTTTTTGTGGAGGTCTTGTGGGGTCTTTCTGGAATAAATCGCTTTAAAAGGTTTTCTGTGGTCTTTGCATCATTTCCAAATAATGCCTTAAAGGTTACGCTTATCGTACCCAACAGGTGGGAAAAATAGTAGTCTGTGTTAAGTGGAACGTCATTTTCTGAAACATAGGTTGGATCCTCAGCCAGGTCCGAAACGAGCAGTTTGCGTTTGGATTGGGGGCGTTGTGTTTTGATGGCCGGGGTTTGTGTAGTACCACGCATGGAGTTTACTATACAAGCTTCGCGTTCAGCGGCTTCTGTTTGCGCAACAATCACATACGGAATTCTCTCCTTCACACTGGGCAGTTCTTCATTCCGCATAGCGAGCTTAAAGTAAACAGTGAGGTGCGGTAGCCGCTTGTTTGTATATGATTCCGGCGGTCGGCTAAGCTCAGACGTCATCACAAACTCGCGCACATCCAAGTTGGGTGCGGTTATACGGTTGTAAGCTTCTATCAACACTCTTCCAAACTTGTCAAAGCCGCTCGGAAGGGGGCGCCCAACCCACTCTGAGGGAGGCACGTTAGTTACCTCCGCCGCCGCGGTAGCTACTGCCTCGTCGTACAACAGAAGATCTACTAGATGTCGCGCGTAGAAGTTTATGAAGGCACAGTTATTTTTACGGACTAGGTCTACCCCCTTCATGAGCATTATACCCCCGTTGATAACACCTATGTACTTTTTCTTTGTAATTAGTAGCAGCCGCTGGAAGGTTTTTTCACACTCTAGTTTGATAGGTGCTTTAAAAAGGTCAGCTGAAATCTGTCGCGACATTGAATCTCCAAGCTCTGAAACCCCCTCGTATGTTAGCCCAACAAACTTGATGAATACAGAGTCGGTGTCTCCGTAAATAACTCTGACAGAATAAGGCTTGTTGTTGCGAAAATTTAAAGCCCCTGGGAAGTTTGTTTCCAACAGCTCACGCGTCGCCCAACGATAGTGAACGTAATCTCTCGTTTTGAGAAGCATGTTGCGGCCTATTGTAGTAACGGTGGCTGCTATTCTCAGACATGGCAACAGTCCGTTTGCCACACCGGTGAATCCGTAAACTGAGTTGCATATTACTTTAATTGCAGACTGTTGCTTATCTAGCAAAACTGCCTCCTCCGGGGTACTTGTTGGAATTCGTGCCCTAACAGCCTTTCGCATAGCCAGCCAGTCGCGCAGCAAAATACCAAGCAAGCTTTCGCGAATGTGCGCGTGCACAAAAAACAACTTTTGGTCGCCCACCTCAAACGTTGAGTAGTCAACACACGGCTGAAGCCCAGCCAAATCCACTTCATTAAGGGCTAAGGTGGTGAAACAAAGGTTGTGGGCCTGGATGATGCTGGGATACAGGCTCGCAAAGTCAAACACAACGACTGGGTCAACATGAAAGCCGGATATAGGATCTAGCACCTTTGCTCCTTGGTATCCCACAATCCTACCTGTGCCGGGTTTTCCGCCCCCTGTTTCCAAACTGGCAGACGAGCTAATACCATCTTGGCTCCCATTAATACTATCTGAGTTGTTATTGTTGTCAAAGGCGTGGTCTTCACTATTTATGGATGTCTCGGAACTTTCCAACACAGCGTCCCCATGGTAGTCGAATTTGCGTCGGTTGTCTGGTAAAATAAAATTCCGCTCTCTGGCGAGTTTTAGCAAGCATGTGTAAACGCGAATTTGCTGACCATCAAAAATTACCCGCGTTAGAGTTATGCGGGCTAGCTTTGCAACAGCAGAGAGTTCCAGATGTGGGAGGTACTTAAAAAATAGCTTTCCAACTAATCTTGAGTCCTGAATACAATACTCTCCTATTACACCCCGCTGGTTTGGTCCACTTGCATAGTAAGAAGGTATGTCTTTGTATGGAAGGTCTATCTTGTGCTCACCTAGAACGTCTTCAACAACTGCGTCAAGTTTATAGCTAGGTAGTTTTAGCTTTTCTGTTGCCACCGAATACATGTCCAGAGATATCACTCCATTAATTTTTACCTTGCTTTTTTTTTGGAAGTGGTTTGTAGCAATGTCCCAGACCTTAAACAGCCCTCCTTTGTTAAACTTGCCGTACCCATCAAGTTTTATGTTATAAACGGACGTCAACTTGTTAACTATGTACGCCCAGTCAAAGTTTACAATGTTGTAGCCAGTGGCAAACTCTGGAGAGTATTGCTTGAGAAATGTTAAAAATGCTATCAACAGCTCATATTCGCTATCAAACTCCAAGACTGTTGGGCTAGGTTCCCCGCGTTGTACACAGCCAGAAGCGTATTCTTCAGAAATATCACACGACCCTAGAGAAAACAGCAGGGTGTGTTCATGCTTTTGGGTTGCTAAAGAGTAAAGCAAACAGGAAATTTGAATTACCAAGTCTTCTTGGTTAGTTGCAACTGGAAACGCCAGTTCGTTTCCGGTACCGGCTTTACACTCTATATCAAAACACAGTAGCTTATAGTCTGGCCAGGACGCCTCTTCCGGAAGAGGCTCTAAGTTATCCGAAGTACAGTTAATTTCAACGTCACTTGAGGTCAGGTGTCGCTCTACCTGGCGCAGTTGAACACGCTCTCCGTTGGTTCCGGGCCGGAGGCGGTACCACCCAAAACTGGTAAAATTTTCATTGTCCAACAAGAGCCGCGTTGTTACATCCACACTCCCCTCAAATTTTGTGATTTCCGGGTGGAAGTTATCGCAGATAAACCCGCCCAGGCGACTGCTAGAGGATGAAACCCTATAGTAGAGGGTTGGCTTTGATCCAAAGTAGTACAGCGTCGTGTGGCATACTGTTTCAACTTTAAAGCAATCAGGAGATACGTGCTTTCCTCCCCACCAGCCGCCGCTGTTTCCACCGCTTTGTTTTCCTCCGTTGCTATTTCCCAGGGCGGCGCTTAAAGCTGAGTTATGCGCGCAGGCAACCATGGCGCGAACTAGGTCGGATTCGCTGGTTATTCCACACGCTCTGTCTACTTCTGACTTTTCAATATAAAAATAATGGCGCACACCGTACACGTGAACCGCTACGCGCTTTCCACATTCGCTCATTCCCAGCAATGTTACCACTGATCCGCTTGGGCGAGATAGCTCAGCAAACCGCGACGGGTCGTCGTTCGAAGCGCTTTCCACAAACTCTACTATGTCGTACACGTGAAACCTCTCAAATCTTGGGTTAAACTCATCACCGCGAAAATCTTTGCCGTTCCAAACCCGAATCCTGCGAGGCCAGCAACCGTCAGCTTCAAAGTCTAGGACGTCGTACTCTGCGCCATCACAGTACACTTTTGGGGTGCGCTCAAGTGTTCCCACATGCACAGCGCGTCGCTGATCGGTTGGAGCATCTTCATCAAGACACTTGGGTGCTATGAACTTGAAGTTGCCCACCTCGGTGTAGTATGAGTGGTGTGTAACTTTTGGGCGGTGGTCATCTGCTTTCTGTGCGTTTTCTGGATGACGGACGAAGGGCTTTTTTCCAAGAAATGGATTAAAAAACCCACACCTGCGAACAAATCTGTCCTGTTCGTGCGCCGCCATGTCTGTGTAAATTTAAGAAGTGCGATTTGTTTCCTTTTTATGTTTGTTGCTCCGCCCCATAGATCTCGTGATATGTGGTTTGTTGGGCGTGTTTAGATTTACCTTTAAATCCTGCCCACCAAGGTTGGTCAAATGCTTTGAGTAACTCTCGTTAGAAAGCACTTAGCTATTCTACCGGAGTTCCCAACGCTTTGTTGGTGCGCCATCAGCCTTTGCGGGTGTGATTTGAAATCTTTGGAGTTTTGGCAACAACATGGAGTCTGCACCGAAAACGGTGAGCCTTCCCGTGTCACCCCTCGGGTACGTTTATGCCATCCAGAATACATTTATGGAAACAGAAGCGTTGACTCTAATGGCTGCCAGAAGCATTGATTCTGACCTCGCTGTTCTGCCTGTGATTCGCGGACTCACAGTAGAACAAACTTTTACAACCAACGTTGCGGTGGTTGCAGGCTCGAAAACTACTGGCCTTGGCGGCGCTGGGATTACTCTGAAGCTAACGCCTAGCCATTTTACACCTAACGCCTTCGTGTTTTATGGAGGCTCTGTTTTTGGGGCAAGCTCTAAGGCCCCCAACCTTACACGCGCTTGTGAGTTGGCAAGACGGAGGTTTGGATTTTCTCCATTTTCCTCCCCACCGGTGGATAATGCCGTGGAAACCTCCGGGGAAGAAATTTGCGCTTCGCTAAACCTGTCTCCAGAGACCACTACGTTGTACCTGGTGGTAACAGAAACTTTTAAGGAGATGGTGTACATGTGCAATACCTTTCTACATTACGGTGGAACCAGCACGGTTACCATACACGGACAAGAAGCCGTAAAGATTCCCATTTATCCTGTACAGCTTTACATGCCAGATGTCAACAGACTTGCTGCTGAACCCTTTAACTCCAAACATCGGTCTATTGGAGACGAGTTTGTGTACTCAAAGCCTTTCTTTAACTCGGATTTATGCAGGCTGTTACACGGCTACGTTTTGGGGCCCGCGGCGGTCGCGCTTCGCGTGAGAAACCTAGATGGCGTTGCCAGAGGAGCCGCACACCTGGCTTTGGATGAAAACCACGAAGGATCAGTGTTGCCCCAGGATGTTACCTTTACGCTTTTTGACTCAGCCCAGGGAACTTCTGGTAAAGGTTCTGGGCGCACTCAGCGCCAGGGGGACGGTAGCGGGCTAAAAAATGGATCCTCCAGTGGCATCGAGCGGCGGTTAGCTTCAATTATGGCAGCTGACACAGCCCTCTCCGTTGACTCCATAATGGGAGCTGGCGTATATGACACGGAGTTACCGTCCGTAGAAGACCTGCCAATTTTGTCTGTCGGGGACGACCGTGAAAGACTAGAGGCCCTTGGGGCGTACGCGAGTAGACTGTCTGGCCTGGTTGGCGCCATGGTATTTAGCGCAAACTCTGTTTTGTACATGACAGAGGTTGACGACGGGGGACCCGCAGATGGCAAGGACGCATCCAATCCTTCTTACCACCGCTTTTACCTAATAGCTGCTCCTTACGTTGCCGGAAACCCACAAACAGACAAGGATGGCCGAGTCTTGCAACACACCGCAGACCAGCCAGCTGCTCCCATAAATGGATCAAATCAAGAGTTTTCCCTGGACTATTTAGCACTGGCTTGTGGTTTTTGTCCCCAGCTATTGGCGCGGATCCTATTTTACCTCGAAAGATGTGACGCTGGAACATTTGGGGGTCGCAACGAGACAGATGCACTGCGTTACTTGGCAAACACGCTAGAGTCTGAGGTACCATGTGGGTTGTGTACCCCAGCTACGCGGCCGGCATGCGCTCATACCACGCTCCATCGTCTCCGGCAGCGTCTGCCACGCTTTGGAACGCCAGTTCGTGCTCCAATAGGAATATTTGGCACAATGAACAGCACGTATAGCGACTGTGATGTACTGGGTAACTATGCTTCCTACGGGGCGCTAAAGCGACCCAATGACAACGAAGCCCCCAAAAGCATCATGCAGGATACGTATCGTGCTACTATGGAGCGACTGGTAAATGACCTGGAACAGGCTAAGCTTATTGACAAGGAAGCGCTGGCTCATGCCGGCACCTGCTCGGCCTCCACAGGCGTAGTAAAGGACCAGGCCAGCTTTATAAATCTTTTGTCTACAATCAAAGACATAACTGAGGGGGCAGCAGAGCAGTTTATGCGCACTTTGGTTGAGGTTCGCGATTTTAAAATCCGCGAAGGCCTGGCAGATGCAAACCATACCATGTCAATTTCCCTGGATCCATATTCCAGCAGTTTTTGTCCAGTTACATCATTTCTCTCGCGCCGCACCATTTTTGCTGTTTTGCAGGACCTAGTATTGAGCCAGTGTCACTGTCTTTTCTACGGTCAGTCGGTGGAGGGGCGCAACTTTCGCAACCAGTTTCAGCCAGTTTTAAGACGTAGATTTTTAGATATGCTCAACGGGGGCTTTATCACTGCTAAAACCGTAACAGTAACTGTTTCAGACTCTGGGGTTACGGCTCCCAACCTTACGCTTCCATCATCAGAGCCCCCAACCAAAGACTACGACGGGGACATGGCTAGGGTTAGCATGGAGGTGCTGCGAGATCTTCGTATCAAAAACAGAGTGCTTTTTTCTAATGGGGGAGCTAACATGTCGGAAGCGGCTAGAGCTCGAGTGGCCGGCATGGCCAGTGCCTATCGAAGGCCCGAAAAAGGCTCAAACATTTTAAACGGTGCGGTTGGCTTTTTGGTTAAGCAATTTCATAAAGTGCTCTTTCCCAGGGGACACCCCCCCGGCATCGACACCCCCAACCCCCAATGGTTTTGGACTCTGCTCCAGCGCAACCAAATGCCTGCGCGTCTTTTAAGCAAAGAAGATATAGAAACTATCACCGCCATCAAAAGGTTTTCCCACGAGTATTCCGCCATAAACTTTATTAACCTAACTCCTAACAACATTGGTGAGTTGGCCCAGTTTTACTTTGCCAACCTGGTGCTTAAGTACTGCGACCACTCTCAGTACTTTATTAACGGCCTTACAGCAATAGTTGTCGGCTCCAGACGACCTCGTGATCCGGCCGCGGTATTGGCCTGGATAAACCGTACTATCAACGGGGCGTCAGATGTTGAACCGGCGGCCCAGGAAGTGTTGCAGCAACTAGGGTCCAATCCTGCAGCGTGGACAGGCACCTTTGCGTCCACAAACATGGTTCGCTATGTAATGGACCAACGCCCAATGGTAGTTATCGGATTGAGCATTAGTAAGTATAACGGGAGCGCCGGCAACAACCGCGTGTTTCAGGCAGGCAACTGGAATGGCCTCAACGGCGGCAAAAACGTCTGCCCGCTTATGGCCTTTGATAGAACACGCAGGTTCGTGTTGGCTTGTCCGAGAGTTGGGTTTACCTGTGAGGCTGGCGGATTTGGTATGGGGGCAAGAGAAAACACACTAAGTGAGCAAATAAGAAGTATAGTCTCTGATGGAGGCCCGATGGTTCAAACAGCAGTGTTTTCAGTGGTTCTTACCGCTTTAGGCGCACGCACGCAGCACCTGGCTGTTGACGACTGGATTGGCCTCGTCGACGACGAGTTTTTGGCAGCTAGCCTGGATGCTTTAAACGCAGCCGTTGTTGATCAATTTGGGGAGTGGAGCGTGGAGGCCGCCCAGGATATGATCAGGACCATGGACGCTCAAACAAACATGGGTGTTGTGTCTACTGGCGACGGGGCGTTTGACTTTGGGGCGTGTGTGGGGGATGCTAATCAATCCTCCACCACATTTAACATGGGGCCGGCCTCGAGTTCTGCGCCCGCCGGACAAAAACGGTTTCACCCAGATGATATTTTGTTTGACATGGGAGCACCCCCAGAAAAAAAGTCTGGTCTCACCTTTGACATGCTCTAGGCTGGATATTATGTATCCCCTCCCACTTCTTTTTTTCTGTATTTTGTCAAATAGTCATTGGTCTGATTAAAAAGGTTTAATAAATGTTTTACATTTATATTTGGCCGACTCTGTTCATATTTTACTGTCGCTGATATACGGAAACTTTCTGCATTAGCTATGGAGCAGGACGATAGCTCCACTGCTATGGGAAATGCGCAGGCGCGTCAGCGTTTACTAGCAATTTTTGGTCAAGTTCAGGCATACATATTTCAGGTGGAAATTCTAAAGCGATGCGACCCATCGGCGCTTCAACCTCTGATTGGGGCGCTAAAACTCAACGCTTTAACAATTAGAAAGCTTAAACGAAAGCTTGGCGGTGCTCTCATGGAACAAGCGAGACATCAGCAAACACCACTCGCGTGTGCCTTGGCTATGGCTCTAGAGTATGCACACGTAGAAGGTGAGCGTGTTTTGCGAGCAGCGGACAACGTAACTATAGTAGGCGCAGAGGGTTTTTTTAGAGCTACTATGAAGCTAGACGATCCGTGCGAGTACCATGTGCGAGTGCACCTTGAGACCTACGGTGGCCCTATAGACGCTGAGGTGCAGTTTTTGCACGACGCTGAAAACTTTTTAAAACAGCTAAACTACTGCCACCTAATAACTGGGTTTGGGGCTGGCCTCGCAGCATTGGAAAACGTGGCCAGCTTTCTAACACGCACCGTGGGAAGCGGAATCGTAGTGCCACCTGAGCTGTGTGACCCCACCCATCCATGCTCGGTGTGTTTCGAGGAGCTTTGTGTAACCGCCAACCAGGGGGAAGCTGTTCATCGTCGGCTACTCGAATGTACGTGTGATCACATCACGCGGCAAATGTCAGTTAGGGTTGCAAATATAGACATCGCCAGGCACCTACCGCACGCTCTTAGTGTATCGGTTGAGCGACGGGCTGCCGCAGAAGCTGCCCTGAAAGCACTCGAAGCTAGGCGCGTTTCCGGGCATAATAAAAACGATAACACAGAAGACCCCACACACCTTGTTGCATCTAGGCTGCTTGAAGCCCACAACGTTTTTAAGCCTGCTTCGCGATGCCTGTACGCTGTGAGCGAGTTAAAGTTTTGGCTCGCGTCAGCTAAACATTGTGATGAGGGCCCCCCTAGAGCCATAGACACATTCACAGAAAATTTGGAAACGCTAAATAAACAGGAAAAGTTTTTTCACCTTCAAGCTGCTACCGTGGAGCTGGCGCTATTCGGCCGCACCTTCGACCACTTTGAGAGGATATTTGCGGATAGTTTGATTGGTTTGGACGTTATTGATGGAATGTTAGTTGGAAGTTGTGCCGTTTCCCCCGACGATTACATAGAAGCTCTGATAAAGGCGTGTTACACTCATCACATGTCTACGCCGTTACTACAGAGACTCACTGACCCCGACACTAGTAACCGTGAAGCCCTAAAACAGCTATTGGGGAGAATTGGAGTTGAAACCAACAGCGGCTCCGCTGAACTTGGGGGTAACTTAGAAATAGATCTGGATACTATGGGCTGTAACCCTCAGGTAAACACCCCCAGTGACGAGGGCGCTCTAGGGAAGCCCGTTTCAGAAGAGCGCCCGTGGGACAAACTTTTTGAGAGAGCTTCAGCGGATGCTTCGCAACGAAGGCGTATGTACGCCGAGCGTTTATCTAAACGTTCTCTCGCCAGCTTGGGGCGCTGCGTGCGCGAACAGCGCAAAGAACTAGAAAAAACATTGAGGGTTAACGTGTATGGCGATGTGTTGCTACATACGTATGTGTTATCCTATAACGGGTTTTGCGCTAGACGCGGGTTTTGCGAGGCGGTGAGTGGCGCCGGTACAATCATAGATAACCGCTCTAGCACATCATCCTTTGACTCACATCAATTTATGAAGGCGGCGCTGCTTCGCCACCCCATAGACCAGTCGCTAATGCCGTCTATAACCCACAAATTTTTCGAGCTCATCAACGGGCCAGTGTTTGACAATGCGGGTCACAACTTTGCGCAGGCGCCCAATACTGCATTATATTACAGCGTTGAAAACGTTGGGTTGTTACCGCACCTCAAGGAGGAACTAGCTCGGTTTATGGTTACTGCGGCTAAAGGTGATTGGTCAATTAGCGAGTTTCAAAGGTTTTATTGCTTTGAGGGTGTGACAGGTGTGACGGCCACGCAACGGCTGGCGTGGAAATATATCGGGGAGCTCATTCTAGCTGCCGCAGTATTCTCTTCGGTTTTCCACTGCGGAGAGGTGCGCCTTCTGCGCGCAGATCGTACATATCCAAACACCAACGGCGCACAGCGCTGCGCTAGCGGCATTTACATAACATACGAGACGTCATGTCCACTTGTTGCCGTGCTATTTGTGGCCCCCAACGGTGTTATTGGCGAAGAGACTGTGGTAATTTACGACAGCGACGTGTTCTCGCTTCTATACACCGTACTCCAGCAGCTGGCTCCTGGCTCTGGAGCCAATTAGGAAATGTAAACTTGCCAGCTACCTCCCCCATGTCTAAAGACTCGACATCTCTGGGGGTGAGAACAATAGTCATTGCGTGTTTGGTTCTCTTGGGATGTTGTATTGTGGAAGCTGTACCAACCACGCCAAGTTCTCAGCCCAGTACTCCCGCGTCAACCCAGTCCGCTAAAACCGTTGACCAAACGCTTCTACCAACTGAAACACCAGACCCGCTCAGACTGGCTGTACGCGAGTCCGGTATACTCGCAGAGGATGGAGACTTTTACACCTGCCCGCCGCCTACTGGATCCACAGTTGTACGCATTGAACCCCCACGGTCATGTCCCAAGTTTGATCTGGGGAGGAACTTCACGGAGGGCATTGCTGTTATTTTCAAGGAAAACATAGCCCCGTACAAATTTAGAGCAAACGTCTACTACAAAGACATTGTAGTGACAAAGGTTTGGAAAGGATACAGCCACACCTCTTTATCCGATAGATACAATGACAGAGTGCCAGTTTCAGTGGAGGAGATATTCACTCTCATCGATAGCAAAGGAAAATGTTCTTCTAAGGCAGAGTACCTCCGAGATAACATTATGCATCACGCTTACCACGACGACGAAGACGAGGTGGAGCTCGACCTGGTTCCGTCTAAGTTTGCTACTCCTGGGGCCAGAGCATGGCAAACCACTAACGACACCACGTCTTATGTCGGATGGATGCCATGGAGGCACTACACATCAACCTCTGTCAACTGCATTGTCGAAGAGGTAGAAGCGCGGTCTGTTTACCCATACGACTCCTTTGCCCTATCGACCGGTGATATTGTGTACACCTCACCGTTTTACGGCCTTCGGTCAGCTGCTCAGTTAGAACACAATAGCTACGCACAGGAGCGCTTTAGACAAGTTGAAGGATACCAACCAAGAGACTTGGACAGTAAATTACAGGCCGGAGAGCCAGTTACCAAAAACTTTATTACTACACCTCATGTTACAGTCAGCTGGAACTGGACTGAAAAAAAGATAGAGGCGTGTACACTAACTAAATGGAAGGAGGTTGACGAACTTGTCAGAGATGAGTTTCGGGGGTCCTACAGGTTTACTATTCGATCCATTTCGTCCACGTTTATTAGCAACACTACTCAATTTAAGCTAGAAGATGCCCCACTCACCGACTGTGTGTCAAAAGAAGCCAAAGATGCCATAGACTCTATATACCGAAAACAGTATGAGTCTACACACGTTTTTAGTGGGGATGTGGAATTTTACTTGGCACGTGGAGGGTTCTTAATCGCATTTAGACCGATGATTTCTAACGAACTTGCCAGGCTGTACCTAAACGAGCTTGTGAGATCTAACCGCACCTATGACCTAAAAAATCTGTTAAACCCCAACGCAAACCATAATACCAATCGAACACGCAGGTCGCTACTATCAATACCAGAACCTACTCCAACCCAAGAGAGCCTCCACAGAGAACAAATACTACATCGCCTACACAAACGAGCAGTGGAGGCTGCGAATAGTACAAACTCTTCCAACGTCACCGCCAAACAACTAGAGCTAATCAAAACAGCGTCCTCTATTGAGTTTGCTATGCTACAGTTTGCATACGATCACATCCAATCCCACGTTAATGAGATGCTAAGTAGGATAGCAACTGCGTGGTGTACACTACAAAACAAAGAGCGGACCCTCTGGAATGAGATGGTAAAGGTTAACCCAAGCGCTATTGTTTCCGCCACTCTTGACGAGCGAGTTGCGGCAAGGGTTTTGGGAGACGTTATAGCCATAACACATTGTGTAAAAATAGAGGGCAATGTGTACTTACAAAACTCTATGCGCTCCTCGGACAGCAACACGTGCTACTCCCGCCCACCTGTAACGTTTACCATTACTAAAAATGCAAACAGCAGAGGGACGATAGAGGGCCAGTTGGGAGAAGAAAACGAGGTTTATACGGAGCGCAAGCTTATCGAGCCGTGCGCTATCAATCAAAAACGATACTTTAAGTTTGGCAAAGAGTATGTTTACTATGAGAACTACACGTACGTTCGCAAAGTGCCCCCGACTGAAATCGAAGTGATCAGCACCTACGTTGAACTAAACTTAACTCTTTTGGAAGACCGCGAGTTTCTACCCCTGGAGGTTTACACGCGAGCTGAGCTTGAAGACACGGGGCTATTGGATTACAGCGAGATACAGCGCCGTAACCAGCTTCACGCCCTCCGATTCTACGATATAGACAGCGTTGTCAACGTGGACAACACTGCTGTCATTATGCAGGGAATTGCCACCTTTTTTAAAGGCCTTGGTAAGGTGGGAGAGGCAGTTGGGACGCTTGTACTTGGAGCGGCTGGCGCGGTTGTTTCTACAGTATCGGGTATAGCCTCATTTATAAACAACCCATTTGGGGGGCTCGCAATAGGCCTGTTGGTAATTGCGGGCTTAGTGGCTGCGTTTTTTGCCTACCGGTATGTAATGCAACTGCGCAGCAACCCCATGAAAGCTCTATACCCAATAACAACCAGGAGCCTTAAAAACAAAGCCAAAGCCTCATACGGCCAAAACGACGATGATGACACTAGCGACTTCGATGAAGCCAAGCTGGAGGAGGCACGCGAAATGATCAAATATATGTCTATGGTTTCTGCCCTGGAAAAACAGGAAAAAAAGGCAATGAAGAAAAACAAGGGGGTTGGACTTATTGCCAGCAACGTTTCAAAACTCGCACTGCGCAGGCGCGGTCCGAAATATACCCGTCTTCGAGAAGACGATCCCATGGAAAGCGAAAAAATGGTTTAAAAATGTTAAATAAATATTTTGACACGTACTTGTGGGTTGACTCATATTTGCATAACATCTTTCTAGTTCCGGCTATAAGCCTATTTAAGCCTAGTATTTTTGCCAAAAGTTTATCATCCTCTACAAGCGCACATCCTCTCAAAAGAGTTGAATTTTGCTGTTTATTACGCTATCCTAAAGCTAAACGCCTGTAATGGAATCTCAATGCAAAACTTCTACATCAGCCGCTGATGAAACTCTGTTGGCTGCATCGGCTACCGCGGCGGAAATCCAAATAAAAACAGAAGCACCCGATTCAGACACGCCCGCTGCCACGGGGTGTCAAGACCACACCTACGCTCGCCGGCTCACCGAGAATGGTGCAATCGAAGAGATAAACACGGCTGATCTACTGGAAATGGTGCTGGCTTCTGAAAACGCTCAAAGCGAACCCGGAATTCCGTTTGCCCTGCGAGGAAACTTCATCTGCTGCAGAGACAATAACTGTCGCGCTTGCCAAGAACTGCCATTTCGCCCGTCAGAAATTGGGTTTTCCAGGGACCCCCATGTGTCCATGGCGTTAGACATGACCAGCGGAACTTGGGCTTACATCCCACGAGTTTTCCCAGACACACCCACCGCCCCTTGGATGGCCAACTTTTGCATTCCAGACCTCGACGAGCACGCAGATTGTTAAAAAACAAATAAACTAGTTTCAGCTTATACGTGTATGTGTTTATTGTTAATTTTTAAAGTAAAGACCAAGAAACGGTTTATCTAGCACTCATCATCTGAGACACAAATATGTCCGCGTCATCACGCCCAAAATCTAGGCCCGTAGACGCGCTAGCGTCTACCGTTTGGCTGCTAGCTTGAGGCTGGTTAACGGGCAAAACAGCTGCTGAAGTAACAGCCTCAAACTGAGGCTGTACAGCCTTAGAGTGCTCCACCGCTTGATGGGTAGCTGTTGGGGCTGCGCAAACCTTTGCACCACCTGGTGTTTCTACGGCGGGCACCGGTGTGGCAATAACAGATTGGGGTGGTTGAGCCTGAATTCCTGATAGCTGCGGAGAGATAATTGCAGAAACCGCATGCTGTGGGTGGATATACTGATACTGGCTGTATTGCTGGGGAACGCCCGGTGGGACGGGTTTATATAGTCCAGCGGGTGCAACTTGCTGCTGCGCGGTTACGGTTTGTATAGCTCTGAGCTGCGACACTTCCTGCTGTAAAGAAGAAACTGCTCCCATTAAATCTGCAATGGTTGTGGACGCGCGCCCCGCTCTACGCTCCACTGGGCGCGGTGATCGTTCACCTGGATAGTAAATACCCTCTATGTCATCACGTGTGTTGGCGTCCCAGTCGTGACGGCGCTTGCGTGTGTATCGCCGCTCTTGTTGTGGAGACAGTGGAGGCGAACACTGAGAGTTTTGGACGGCTTGCGAGTCGCTACTTTTGGCAGCTTTACGGTCTGCAGCTAGGGCTCCAACAAGCGCCGTGATTTGCGCTTCCAAGTTAGTGCTGGGGGGCACACTCCAGTATGGAGGTGCCTGATACATCGATGTTGGCACCATGGAATTGTAAGCCGGTTGGATGTACTGTGTAGGCACTGCGTGTGTTGCGGAAGCTTGGCCAGCGTTTATTGGAGGATGCGAAGTGTGCTGGCCTACAACGAGCTGGTTATACTGCGCCGCGGGTACTAAAATGTAGTCACCAGACACTAGCGGGGCTCCAGCAGCAGACAGAGTTTGCGGGTTTGATGAAGCCATCGCACCAGGGTGTTTGGCGCGTTCGCCTATCTGACCAGCACTGTTGTCCGAGGACGGTAGTGCGGAACTGCCTGAGGAAGTGAAAGCCTTTGCGCCAAGCGTTACACGTGAATAAGATATGTCGCGAACCCTTTCGCCGCTTTTATAACCGCAGGTGCCAACCAGCTCCGCCCCGCAAAAGTCAGCTTTGTTACAGCCGTTGGTGATCCCGAAGCTCGCGCTGGCCTGAAGGTACGTGTGTCCCTCTATGCCGGCCTCGCGCCGTCTTCTAGCCACCAGGTTCCAGCGGTTTCGTAAAAGCATGTTATTAACGGCGGTTGATAGTAAGACTCGGGTTAGTGTATCTTCTGATACGTGCCATGTTGCCATGTCACCCAATCGTGATTGTGCCTCGCGGGCAGTGATTAACAATTCCTCTCGCACTGACGGAGACAACCGCTTAAAAGGTGCTACCGTATTTTCTGGTGTGGCGTCGTAAGTAACGATTGTTCCCACTCTACGCCCAATCACACACAGAGAAACGTGCGCAAATAGGGTTTCGTCCGGCTCTTCGTCTGGACCCAAGCGTCGTGACGATAGCGACGCAGATGGCAGATAGTTGCTCACTAGGTACAGTAGCCGCTCTTGTTCTGACAATCCTTCGGACATTTCTCCGAAAAAATCTGGGCCTGCCGCAGTTGCCAAAACCGCACCCAACTGGGGGCAGTTAACAATTCCCAAAAAAAATGGGCCGCGTACATCATCTACTATGGACAATACCTCCCCTACCACACACCCATTGCGGTGGTCGATATTAATGGGTAACCTAGATGCTGGTGGTAGCGCCGCCGCAACTGTTTCTCTGGTGAGCGTTAACTCCCCACCATCACCCATATCATAGAGAGCTATATACCCCGCTACGTAAATAGGAAGGCTCACAACATTGCTGTCTGTAGCGTACGCGTCCATAGTAAAATTTGCAGAGGTTTATTATAGGAAAGTACACTCGGCATCAGCATCTGCGGCTAATAAACACTCTAGTTCACAGTTTAAGAATTTATTGTAGTGACTATGGGCAAGGCATTACATGGCGGATGTAAACGAAGGAATATACCCAAGACAAACAAAGTACAACAGGTCATAATCACTGGCAACATTAAACTGTCCCAAACGTTTAGTTTCCTCGAGTGATGCCCTCAATCTAGGCTTTTGCATTAACAGTCCAAGGCCCCGTTCGTACTGGAGAGCTACAGCGTCGTGTGCGGCTAGCACTTCGTTTATAGGCGCTGGCGCAGTTTTGCGTCGGTTCTCTAGCTCTATGCCTATTAGCCTAGTCAGGTTTGTTTGATTGCGCCCGGTAGACACATTAACTGCACGGTGATGTGGGTGATTACGAGCTCCAGTTTGGGCGTCCAAACAAAGGGCTGCCAAACCGGGAAAAAGCTGGGTTATCTCCACCTCTGTGTTAGCGAGGTATATTGGAGAAACGTAGTGAGAGCATAAAAACGTAAAGTTATTGTTGCCGCTGCGGCTAACCATGGCTGATGCGTCACCCCCTATCGCCCCTCTAGCATTCCCCAGTGCCACGGAAAGGTTGGGTACTATTGCTCCGAGCTGGAAATTATTTCGCAATTTGTCAGTATAAACATTGCCGTTCCACAACAGACGGCGTAGCAACAACAGCGCGGTGATGGTGTTAATCGTTGAGCGCAGTAGGGTTTGGTCTTCCGTTAGAAATAAGTTTTGGGCGCGCACTAAAAATGCAGCCGCTGCTTTGTTAACATCGTCTATGTATGCCGTTTGGTTCACATCAAGTTCTGGTCCAATAGCTGTGTTGGTTGTTCCCAAACTACCTGGGATAGCAGGCAGTACCTTTAGGCGTATTAGCGTTTCCAGGACGCTATGACCGTTAAGCGCGCCTCGTTCGTATCTACCTCCTCCCCCTGGAACGTGAAACTGGTTTTTCGGAAGACGCGCACCATTAAACTCATACACCACCTTCCCGATGGCTCCATCCTCAAGGGAGGCCGATAGAGCCTCGATGTATATGGGCAACTGTTCAATTAGTCCCGAAAAGCTCGTGGGGTACGAGAAGTTGCTGTTTACCGCACGATGAGCCAAATGGAGGCATAACACGGCAGCCTCAAAGGCGGAATATGGACGGTTTCCTATGTAAAGCCGCCCGCAAGACTGGAGAGCTACCACTGCTGTGGACATAAATGTTTTAGACATGCGACCGTCTCTGTAGTCAATACTGCGAGTAGCCACTGGCCGTTCTGTTACTAAACGGTCTTGCAGCGCCCTGTACCAGGTGCCAAAAACCACTCCGTTTGACCCTCCCGCGGCTCGCCCCACAAACACCGTAGTTAATAAGTCCACAGCTAGGTTTGTGTCAAACTCCATAGGAACATCGTTTTTGGCTATTTGAATTTCACTCAACGATTGGGCAACGTTGTTGTCGCGCTGGTCTGAGTCACTCGCGTTTACTTGGGGCGTTGCCGCATCTGCACTTTCTGCAGCACGCGCGGCGTCTTCCAGGGCTGCCAGGGCGTCGGCCACTTTAGCCACTTGCCGCTCCAAAGGTCTAATTAAGGCGTCTACGTTTGCGGAGCTGTATTGACTCTGTGCTTCTAGCGTGTCTATGGCAGCGGCTGCCGCTCGATGTCTGGCTGCCACAAGCTTAGTGGGGTCTGCCCGGGGGTTTGAGCTGGCTGTAAAAGTTGGGGCGCTCCAGAAGTTAAGCGGAAATGGTGGGGCAATAAATTTTCGCACATCTGTAGGTATAGTTGACCTGGCAGTGTCGCATACATACAGCGACCCGAAGACATAATCCACATACTCTGCCATCTCGGCTACTACTATAAGGCCTTTAGCTTCGATCTTGGTGTATACTTGCGTGTAGGCGCGCTAACAAAAAAGGGGCAGCAGTCTTTAATGTCACGGGCTTTTATTTTGGGGCAAATAGGGATGCCACCCAGGCAAGGGGGTTTGCGAGCGATATAGTCGCCGGTTGATATCCCACAGCGGCGTTAGTGGTGTTTGCTTGGGCCGTCGCCGAAAACAAACTCGCAACGGCAGCAGTCGCTGCAGGTTTAGCTTGCGTTATAGGTTGAATAGACCCAGTAGTAGTTTTGGCTCTAAAAGCTTTGGAATTTGTTCTTCGCGTAACACATCGCCTTCTAGTTGATCTCTCAGAAATGGGAGGGGAGTATTCCGCTAGGCGTGATATAGTGCAAGATAGCACAGCTGCGTTGCTATACACTACCTGTGGCGATAAACGCGTTACCCTCAACACCCGCATTCCTCGTTGAGCTACAAACACTAACACCGGTGCTAGTAAAATTTCACCGCTTCCCGGAGGCAAGGTTTTGGCTAGCAACCTACATGAGTCGTGAAGCTGTCGCATACCCCCCTTCCGTTGTAAATTTTTACTAGCGGTGTTCATATTTTTTGAGAAGCGACACGTTTTTAGTTCTATTAAGATGCAGACCCCTTTGGCGTCAGAGCCATGCCCAAATTGCACTGTACATACACAATCTGGGCGCCGCTGTCCGAGGTTGACCTCAAAGGCTAGAGACACGCCCATAGCCGTTTTAAGAGTTTCCGCTGGCACCAATTCACTAAAAAGGGGAGCAAGCCGCGCTCCGTACACTCCATTCTTCTTGGCGCTTGCCAAATCTTGAACCATTGCGTTATAGAAGCGGTTGTGGCACCGTATACCCGCTCTGAGTCTGCTTCTAGCGGTGAGACGCTGTTTACGTTTCATCTCCACAGGCAGTAATGGCTGCTTGCGTACCCACGGGAGAAGCTCCACGAAGCGCCAGCGGAACGCCCACCCGGCGGCAAGTAACAATAGTTAGAATTTACCTCGATGGAGTTTATGGCATCGGTAAGAGCACGACGGGACGAGTTATGGCATCGGCTGCTAGCGGAGGAAGTCCAACTCTATACTTTCCAGAGCCTATGGCGTACTGGCGGACTCTTTTTGAAACGGACGTAATTAGTGGTATTTACGACACCCAAAACCGGAAACAGCAGGGAAATTTGGCCGTTGATGACGCGGCATTAATAACTGCGCATTACCAAAGCCGCTTTACCACGCCCTACCTGATACTCCACGATCACACTTGTACGTTGTTTGGGGGAAACAGCCTACAGCGTGGAACACAACCGGACCTGACCCTTGTGTTTGACCGCCACCCGGTCGCCTCTACCGTATGCTTTCCAGCAGCCCGCTACCTACTCGGTGACATGTCAATGTGCGCGCTAATGGCTATGGTTGCTACCCTACCAAGAGAACCCCAGGGTGGTAACATTGTGGTTACCACCCTAAATGTAGAGGAGCATATACGGAGACTGCGTACGCGGGCTAGAATAGGAGAACAAATTGACATTACGCTGATTGCTACATTGCGAAATGTGTACTTTATGCTAGTTAATACATGTCACTTTTTGCGCTCTGGGCGAGTTTGGCGCGACGGTTGGGGTGAGCTACCCACTTCCTGTGGGGCTTATAAGCATCGCGCCACACAGATGGACGCCTTCCAAGAGCGCGTTTCACCGGAGCTGGGCGACACTCTGTTTGCCCTGTTTAAAACTCAAGAACTGCTAGACGATCGCGGTGTAATATTGGAAGTTCACGCTTGGGCGTTGGACGCGCTTATGCTAAAACTGCGTAACCTGAATGTTTTCAGTGCCGATTTAAGTGGTACACCGCGACAATGTGCAGCTGTTGTAGAGTCTTTGCTGCCACTTATGAGCAGCACCTTATCAGATTTTGATTCCGCCTCTGCTTTAGAGCGGGCGGCACGCACCTTTAACGCGGAGATGGGCGTCTGAAGCTATATGTAATGTTTGTTGTGCCAATGCCAAAATTGTGAAATAAAGATTCATTTGCCAATATCCATCATAGCGCCTTGTGTGTTTCGTGTGTAAACTTCCAGTTTCTAGTTTGGGGATATATAAGCCGTTGTGCTCTTAAATCATTTAGTACAGCGCGGCCGAGATACTCGAGGTATCCAGTGGTTGTATATTGGGAATAAATACTGCTGCGATTATGTCACAACCGTATCTAAAAATAGCTATCTTAGTGGCCGCTACTATTGTGTCTGCGATTCCCGTTTGGACAACACCGGTTTCAACTTCACCACCCCAACAAACAAAATTGCACTATGTGGGAAATGGTACCTGGGTACACAACAATACATTCAACGTAACCAGGTATGACAGGATAACCATGGAACCAGTTTATAATAACAATTTATCCTCTACTACCTTTTTTGTTGCTATATCGGAGAGAAATTTTCGCACGGTTAACACTCCACTTGGAGCGTCCGTATTTTGGATTTTAAAAAGCGCTCTTAATCCTCCCAAACACCAACCCTGTATAGCTAATGTGCCAGAACCCGGTGACCCACGCGGACCGTGCGTCAACTCAACTGTGAGTCTATTTTTTAATGACAATTTGGAGCCGTTTTTAATGACAAAAAATCTTTTGGAGTTTGAAGTATTGCCCGACAACTACATAACCGGATGGACGTTTGAGCGGTCTAAAACTGTGGCTACGAAAGGCAACCCGGTTGGAGTGGTTCTCTCCCCTCCCCGAACAAGTCCGGATGTAAATAACACCATAAGAGATGATGGCACCCCTAAACAGCACTTGAGCATTATAGACGAACATACTACGTTCGTGCTCGACCTGCAAAATTTTACAAAAACTTTAACTTATATAAGCCCATTTGCTGCGGTGTGGCCAATAACAGCCTTTCATGCCGGAATTACAGTAATGGGGTGTGACACAACTCAGGCGATTGCGTACCTCGGCAATGGGTTTATGGGTTTGCAAATAAGCTCGGTAAACAATCCACCGCTGGAGATGATTGTTGCACCAAATGACGTCCGTGCTCGGATAGTTAACCGCCTTCCCCCAAGACGTCGACTTGAGCCACCCGGGCCATATGCAGGACCTATCTACAAGGTGTACGTACTCAGTGATGGAAATTTTTACTTGGGTCATGGCATGAGCAAGATTTCTAGGGAGGTTGCCGCGTACCCAGAAGAGAGTTTGGACTACCGCTACCACTTATCGCTTGCCAACCTTGATACTCTGGCTATGTTGGCAGAACTTTCTTCCGGTAAGAGCAAGGATGTGAGCTATTACTTGTATCGCATAATTGCGAGGCTGGCCGTAGCAACGTTTTCCCTTGCAGAAGTTATACGCCTGAGTGACTATATGCTCCTTCAAGAGGCCATCGACGTGGATATAAACCTCCGCCTAATTGTACCTCTAGTGATGAAGTACGCCGCTGGGGGAACGGCAGATAGCTCGTACACATCCTCGGACGTAGCTATGGACCAATTCGAGGTGGCTCAAGCCCAGATTGAGAAGATAGTAGCCGATATAAATATCGAAAATGAATTGCGCAAACCTATGTACGAGCACCGCTCATTATTGAAAAGCGTGTACGCTTATTCTAGAAAGCCGCTACCAAACGCGGTAAGCTTTGCTAACCGGCTCATCACGGCTATGTATAAAGAAGCAATTAAGGACAGAATTACGTGGAACTCTACGATGCGAGAGGTGTTATTTTTTGCGGTTGGTGCTGCTGCAGGTTCGCATGTTATCCTCACGGATGGGCCAGATCTCGGTTTACATGCCCACAAAGATTCTTCGATGTTTCTATCTCTTAACCGCAACATACTCTTGTTGTGTACGGCCATGTGTACGGCGTCGCATGCCGTGTCCGCAGGAGTAAAACTAGAGGAAGTTATGGCTGGCCTTATTGCCGGGGGTGTACAATTTAGCCTCCTAGAAGTATTTAGTCCATGTATGGCGTCTGCTCGATTTGACCTGGCCGAAGAAGAGCATGTGCTAGATCTACTGTCCGTTATCCCACCTCGCCTGTACACCGACTTAAACACTGGCTTGGAGGACGACGGAACCACCATCCATTCATACGGACGGTCTGCTAACGGAATTTTAAACTCTCGAATCGCATATAACTTTGATGCTGTTCGTGTATTTACTCCAGAGTTGGCCTCATGCAGCACTAAACTACCAAAAGTTTTGGTAGTGCTACCCTTAGCATCAAACCGAAGCTACGTTATAACTCGTACTGCGCCCAATATAGGTTTAACTTACTCTCTTGATGGGGTAAATATAGCAAAGCCTATAGTCATCAGTTACATCACTTATGGAAATTGTCAAGTTTCGAGAGCTACAATCAGGTCAGTTTACTTGGATCATCCGGGCCACACCCAGTCGTGCGTATATTGCGGGAGTGTGTTTATGCGGTATATGGCATCCGGAGCAATTATGGATTTGATATACATAGATGACAAAGATGTAGAGTTGCAACTGGTAGCAGGGGAAAACTCAACTATTCCAGCCTTTAACCCAAAGCTGTATACGCCCAGCATGAATGCTCTTTTAATGTTTCCAAACGGAACAGTAACCCTAATGTCTGCATTTGCATCCTACTCAGCTTTTAAAATTCCCAGTACTTATCTGTGGGCTTCTATTGGGGGTTTGTTGCTGGCTATTCTGATTTTATATGTAATCGTTAAAATGTTATGTGGTGGTGTAATTAATAATGACTATAGTTTGTTATTAAACTCTGAGTAAACACAAACAATGTCTAGTGTGTTGTATTGCGTGTAAACAGTATACGAGTGAACATTTATACGTAAAATGGTTAAATTTTATTTTCGCTATAAACGGGAATGCGGCGGCGAGGGCTGCTGCGGCGGCGAGGGCTGCTGCGGCGGCGAGGGCTGCTGGGCGGCGAGGGCTGCTGCGGCGGCGAGGGCTGCTGCGGCGGCGAGGGCTGCTGCGGCGGCGAGGGCTGCTGCGGCGGCGAGGGCTGCTGCGGCGGCGAGGGCTGCTGCGGCGGCGAGGGCTGCTGCGGCGGCGAGGGCTGCTGCGGCGGCGAGGGCTGCTGCGGCGGCGAGGGCTGCTGCGGCGGCGAGGGCTGCTGCGGCGGCGAGGGCTGCTGCGGCGGCGTAAATGCAGCTATTCCACAGGCTCCCCGCTTAAATAGGAAAGGTGGGCGGGCGGTTTACTGGTAAATGTAGTTACGTAGCGTTCGCACTTGGTTACAATAATTATTATATATTATTAGCAATTGGTGCGAACGGGGAATTGGTCCAATCAAATGGTTTAAAAACGGCCATGTGACATACAAACCAATCACAACACCTAGTATTGATTACTTATCAATAGGTTCCAAATCAATAATTTCGCCTAATGCGGGTTTGTACTACCTCCAGCTATCTTCCGTTGAAAATTACAACGGCATGGGGCGGTCGGGACACCACCATATATAAATATCTCGCGCTTGCATTGTAGACCGCAAACTCACCTTTAATGTAGTAAATTTTACAACATTAAAATGTTATTCGCCTTAATAAAATTACAATACAGCGATGTAACTTCGGAGTTTTTATGCTCTGTTAACATGCACAGTTACACCACCACGCTTTAATCTCTCGCTGAGTAAGTAATATAAGTAGTATGCCCCCTTTCGGCTTAAGTCCAAATTATCAAATGCTGTTATTAAAGACACGTTGAGAACTATGGCCACCGGCAAGCCGCTTCCCAGCATGCGACAGGCTGACTGTGCCGCCCCCCCGATACCTTCTTTGGCGTATAGCTTGTTTAGTACGCTTGCAATTTTAGCTTTAATTTCATTTGATTCGTTGAAGGAACTAAGCCCCAACTCAACTCTGGTGGAGTTTGCAGCAAACTCGGCAAGTAGGTTAGCCTCTAGCTCCACAACTTCAGAAAAACTACCGTTTACTGGAGTGTTGGAGTGGGTATAGCGAACGATTATCTCGCATAGGTCTCCTAACATTGCACTTTCGCGTATTATTTCATTTACGGCATCGGCCACCAGGTGGGGGTCTGGTAACGGATCGCATGCGTCATGCACCGCTCCGATGTAGCTCTCGACCAGCTGTTCTAGGGATGCGTAGCAGTTGATTAGGTTCCACTTGTTTAGAATAAACTGGCAGAGTACAAATCGTTGTAGCGTGGTAATGCCCAGTTGAGTAAGCTTTCCCCCAAAAAATCGCAGTTTTCCCTCATGGCCGTATACTGCTAAAACGGCATCAACAATGGTACTTCGCGCTTGGTTGAGGTGGTCATCCAAGCCCGGCCATGGTTCCTCAACCAAGATAATTTCATCGACCAGTTTGAATAGTAACTGTAGTGATTGTAACGATGCTCCACTTGCTGATTTGCTTGATGAGTTCCAGATGCTACAGGGTTTTGGAATAAGTCGCACCTGCACAAAGTCGCTCACCACTGTTTTTCTAAGTGTGCGTTTGGATCCATTTGTGGTGCCTATGGCCATTGTTCTCACGGCTCTGGGAGAGGTGACTATTACATCTGTGCGGCTATGCCTTTCTAACTCGTCCCGTAGTGGGGGCCTGGATACGGGGATGCGATCGAAGAGTCCAGATACGAGTGTATCTAGTTCTTGTGGCAACTCATTCAAATATGCTTGAACTAAGGTAAAGCATGCCAGGTTGGGTGTGTAGATAAATCCAGAAGCTGCGTTTGTAATAGTTGGAACGGTAAATAGATGTAGCGTCCCATCTTGTGGTATATCTCTCCCCGTAGACACAATAAGTCCGGATGTAACCTTTAGAGAAACCATGCACTCGGCGAGATATGGGTCGTACACCTCCAGATCAAAGCTCCCGCATATATCTCTACCAAAAGCCTGGGTACCCTGGACCAATACTTCCAAGCGATCAACAAATACGTCTTCTTCCGAGCTAGGCGCGCTCTCATGGCGGCCCGTTCTGTGTAATTCGCTGCGAACATAATTGGCGACAACTCTGTCGTTTAGCTTTAGACCCCTTAGAGTTAAACCAAACTTTGCAATTTCTCCACTTTCTGGAGCTGCGTGCGATCTTGGCACTGAGAGTAAACATCCACCGTAAATAAAATACGCCCGATGACCACAATCAGTAATGTAGAAAACTACTCCGTTGTGAATTACTGTGTCGCTGTACTTAAAGTCCATAGTTTATACTACACTGCAGGCGTATGCACAGCGATAAAGGTGTATGTTGTGAACTTAAAAGCAGCTGAGTATAAACCTTGTGAATGGGCGTTGCTAGAGACGCTGCCTCTATGCGGTCGTGGCTGCAAATCCACAATTCTTTTACAGCAAACTGGTTTTATATTGGGGATCCGCTTTAAATATGAGATACCTAGAACACTAACAGTAAGTGGTCTAAGACGGGGACAACCCGTTTATCACGCGGGTCAGCGCGTATTTATATAAACTTTGCGGTTTTTAGTTTTAAGGGGACCGGTTTGGGACAAACTAGGGGATGTCCCTAGCTGTTTATGACATTTTGTGATTACTGTTTAGTGTTTGGGTTCCCGGAAATGGCGCAGTTCGTGGTAAATATATAAACGTTAAACGGCGTGTCACGATATTGACTTTTTGAATTATTCACGCTTTATCATGGGCCGTTGCCCCGCATATAAAATTTACAACCCCTAGCTTGTTATACTAGTCCTGGCTGTACCATATCCTGCTCACAGACTACCAAAATCTCTCTGCATTCTTTAGGGCTAAAAATGCCACAAATGGGAAATACCCGTTTACATAAACCACTCGAGGACAGCATTCCACTGATTGAAAACGATGAAAATTCATCCCAAACTGAAGTTGACCTATATGACTATGTGTCTATGTCATCTTACGGGGGCGATAGTGACTTTTTAATAAGCTCGGCTGGTGGCAACATAGCCCCAGATAGTCGCCCGTCATTTTCAGTATGCGTGTTCCTGTTTTCCATTTCTGCACTTGTGGTAAAACCTGTTTGCTGTTTTATATTTCTCAACCACTACGTTATAACCGGAAGTTATGACTTTGCGGTAGCTGGGGGAGTTTGTACTATAGTGTATTACATGCGGCTTGCAATAACTGCCTGGTTTATGTTTCGCAACATTCAAGCAGACATGCTACCGCTAAACACTTTGCAACAATTTTTTATTGGGTGTTTGGCCTTTGGTAGAACTGTCGCGTTTTTGGTGGTAGCATATACTACCTTATTTATACGCTCCGAGCTGTTTTTCAGCATGCTAGCACCCAACGCCGAGCGAGAGTATATAACTCCCATCATTGCCCACAAGCTTATGCCACTTATTAGCGTCCGCTCTGCCGTTTGCTTAGTCATAATATCTACCGCCGTTTACGCAGCAGACGCTATCTGCGACACAATTGGATTTGCGATACCGCGCATGTGGATGTGTATTTTAATGAGATCAACCTCCATGAAGCGTAACTAGGGGGCCTCCCACTGAGGCACTACCGGCTTAGCAGCTGACTAACACAGTATAAAACGTGAGAAGAAATCAGTCTCATGCGCCATTAGCGCTAGGCTAGTTAGCGTGGAGGACCGGAGCGCTACCGCCAGCAGTTTCATCCGCCTGGTTACGGGTTTGTTAACACCTACCGGTGTTTTACCGCTACCATAATGGACCGGCGCTCTGAAGCGTTTAAAATTCCGGTTCCAGAAGTAATCCATGCCGGGCAAATTTTATCAACTATAGAGGTGTCATCACACCGCACGCTGTTTGACTTTTTTAAGCAGATTCGCTCTGACGACAATGGCTTATACGCAGCGCAGTTTGACGTGCTACTTGGAACATATTGCAACACGTTAACACTGGTGCGGTTTTTGGAGCTCGGATTATCCGTATCGTGTGTGTGTACTAAGTTCCCAGAGCTTAATTACGTTAACGATGGCACAATTCAATTTGAAGTACAACAGCCAATGATAGCTCGGGATGGTCCCCACCCAGTGGATCAGCCTACCCACACCTACATGATGAAGCACATAGAGCAGCGATCCTTGAGCGCGGCTTTTGCTATTGCAGCTGAGGCTTTGGGTCTGATAGGAGGCACTTCCCTCGATGGAACTCAGATCTCGTCGTCGCTGCGGGTGAGAGCTATACAACAGCTTGCTAGAAATGTGCAAACAGTGTTGGACTCTTTTGAACGAGGCACTGCCGACCAGCTTTTGCGCGTTTTGCTGGAGAAGGCTCCACCGCTTACACTTTTGGCTCCTCTGCAAATTTACCGAGACGAGGGCCGCCTGGCGTCTCGGGTAAATCGCGCCGTTCTCGTTTCGGAGCTCAAACGGCGGGTAATAGAAGATACTTTTTTTTTAACTAAGCACGAGCGTAACAGAAAGGAGCTGGTGGTATCCCGCCTGGCTGAGCTGGTAAATTGTACAGCTCCTTCTGTTGCGGTTACGCGAATGACCCACTCAGACACAAAGGGAAGACCAGTGGATGGTGTAATTGTCACTACTGCTGGTGTGCGCCAGCGCTTATTACAGGGCATCCTAACCCTGGAGGATATGGCCGCGGACGTTCCGGTAACGTATGGCGAGATGATGATCAGCGGCACGAACCTGGTTACAGCGCTAGTGATGGGAAAGGCCGTGAGAAACTTAGACGACGTGGCCCATCACTTGTTGGGAATGCAGCGCGATCAGGTTAGGTCTAATGAGCGCATGATTAAAGACTACGAAGACGTACCCAGCATGGCACGGGTGCGTGCCGACCTAGTTAGTGTGGGAGACCGTTTAGTTTTTTTGGAGTCCTTGGAAAAGCGCGTGTATCAGGCGACAAACGTTCCGTACCCTTTGGTTGGAAATTTAGACTTGACATTTATCATGCCACTTGGAATCTTCAAACCTGCCACAGACAGGTACTCGCGCCACGCAGGAAGCTTCACGCCAACCCCAGGACAGCCAGATCCCCGAACCTACCCACCCCAGACCGTGTACTTCTTTAACAAAGATGGAAATTTGGTACAGATTTCTTTTGATAGCGCCGCTGGAACGGTGTGCCACAGCTCGTTTTTGGACGTAGATGCTGTGCTGGTGGCCATCAGGAGGGACCCTCACGAGCTCCACTGTGCATTTGGGGCTTACGTAACCCTACCCCCCGCAGGCAGCTTGCTCGACCAGATGAGACGGTTTTTTGAGCGATGGCATCTGCTGATGCCAGCGCGCCCGCGTTGGACCGCCGAGGCGCTAATGTCAATAGATCAGCTTCTCTCCCCCTGCAACGCAAACTTACGCCTAGAGCTTCACCCAGCATTTGATTTTTTTGTGGCCCCCGCAGATGTGGCACTTCCAGGCCCATTTGACATGCCAAACGTCATGCCCACAGTGGTGGCAATGCCTCGTCTTATCAACGGAAACATTCCACTTCCCCTCTGCCCCGTGGAATTTCGTGACAGTCGCGGCTTTGAGCTTAGCGTAGACAGACACAGGCTAAACCCGGCTACGGTTTTGGCGGTACGTGGCACATTCAGAGACGCCAATTACCCTATGGTGTTTTACATTCTCGAGGCCGTTATTCATGGCAGCGAACGCACATTTTGTGCTTTGGCCAGACTCATAATGCAGTGCATCGTCAGCTATTGGCGCAACACCCACCAGGTGGCGTTTGTTAACAACTTTTACATGCTCATGTACATTAACGCTTACCTCGGAAATGGCGAACTGCCAGAAGAGTGTACGGCTATTTACCGCGACCTCCTGGAGCATGTGCAGGCTCTCAGAAGACTTGTAGTTGAGTATACAGTTCCAGGGGAAGCAGTGGGTGGACAGGGACACGACGCGCTAAACAACGTCCTGCTCGATCCAGCTTTACTTCCACCCCTGATTTGGGACTGTGACCCTATCTTGCACAGGGCTGATATGGGCCGAGCTCGGGCACAGGATCTATGGGTGGATGGGGTAGACTATGCAGCAATTCCTTGGGTGGAGATGGCCGAAGTAGACTTTAGAAACACAGGCGGGCGCTTGGTCCACAACCGACCCATACGCGGGGAAAACAAGAGAAACCCAATCGTTCCTCATCACGACCCAGAATGGTCAGTATTATCGAAGATATACTACTACGCAGTGGTGCCTGCATTTTCACGCGGAAACTGCTGTACCATGGGAATCCGATATGACCGCGTATACCCGCTTGTTCAGACCGTTGTTATTCCTGACCTTGGGGCAGAAGAAATTGCCCCCACCAGCCCCAGCGACCCGCGCCACCCGCTCAATCCGCGCCACTTAGTTCCAAACACGCTAAACATATTATTTCACAACGCCAGAGTAGCAGTGGACGCCGACGCCCTGCTTCTTCTTCAGGAGGTGGTCACTAACATGGCAGAGCGCACAACTCCCATATTGGCTACAACCGCTCCGGACGCAGGAACGTCTACCGCAGTAACACAAGAGATGCGCACTTTTGATGGAACCCTCCATCACGGCATTTTAATGATGGCTTACCAGCGCAACGACGAAACGCTTTTAGAGGGTACCTTCTTTTACCCCGCCCCAGTCAATGCTCTTTTTGCCTGCCCAGATCACCTAGGGGCATTACCGGGTCTTAATGCAGAAGTATTGGAAGCCGCCAGAGACGTGCCTCCAGTTCCTCACTTTTTTGGAGGGAATTACTACGCGACGGTTAGACAACCTGTGGCGCAGCACGCCATACAGAGCCGCGTGGATGAGAACACGCTAACATATTCGCTTATGGCTGGGTACTTCAAACTGGGTCCCATAGCCCTATCCCATCAATTTGCCACTGGGTTTCACCCAGGGATTGCATTTACCGTTGTACGGCAAGACAGGTTCCTTACGGAAAACATCCTCTTTGCGGAGAAGGCGTCAGAGTCATACTTTATGGGCCAGCTACAGGTTAACCGCCACGAGGCTGTTGGGGGGGTTAACTTTGTACTAACTCAACCGCGAGCCAACGTTGACCTGGGAGTGGGGTTTACAGCTGCTTACGAGCCGCGCGCTGCCACTCCCGTAACAGACATGGGAAATTTGCCTCAGAATCTGTATCTAACCAGAGGTACGATCCCAATGCTTGACGGAGACGCAGACGCGTATTTGCGGCGGGTTGTTAACACCGGAAACCGCCTAGGACCCCAAGGTCCCCGCCCTATCTTTGGTCAGCTGATGCCAGCTACACCTGCGGGCGTAGCTCACGGTCAAGCGGCGGTATGTGAATTTATCGTTACACCGGTGTCGGCAGACCTTAATTATTTTAGGCGACCCTGCAACCCCAGAGGGAGGAGCGCTGGACCTGTATATGCCTGTGACGGTGAGGCCGATGCCGTGGATGTTATGTACGACCACACACAGGGTGATCCCGCTTACCCCAACCGTGCTACCGTTAACCCTTGGGCTTCTCAGCGAAACTCATATGGTGACAGATTGTATAACGGCAAGTATAACATGAACGGGGCATCTCCTGTGTACAGTCCCTGTTTCAAGTTTTTCACGCCTACAGAAGTAGACGCCAAGGGGCGTAATATGACACAGCTAATAGCCGACGTGGGTGCTAGTGTGGCCCCGAGTACGTCCAACACAGAAATCCAGTTTAAACGCCCCCATGGATCGTCAGACTTGGTGGAAGACCCATGTTCGTTGTTTCAAGAAGCGTATCCTCTACTCAGCTCCACTGATACAGCATTGCTACGCACGCCTCACGTTGGCGAAATTGGCGCAGATGAAGGACATTTTGCCCAGTACCTAATTCGCGACGAATCCCCCCTGAAAGGCTGTTTTCCACGAATTTAGGTTGTGCCCGCCTACAACTTTTCACTTGCAAACTCAATAAAACGCACAGTTTGTATATTCAGTTGTCAGTTTGCTCTACTCGAGCGTCGGCGCTTTGTCTAGCCCTCTTAGTGGGTATTGTTACCGGCTGGGGTTTTATTGGCGTTGTTATTGGGGAGATTTTAGTTGATAGAAAGCATACCGAGGTTTTGGGGGTGTCGCTTAATTTCGGTGTCTGTAAACGTAAAAAGAGATGGCTAGCGCTGCATTTGAGATCGACATATTGCTTCCAGGAGACCTGTCTCCTTCCGATTTGTCGGCGCTGCAAAAATGCGAGGGTAAGATTGTTTTTTTAACTGCCCTGCGTCGTCGCGTCATGCTTTCCAGTGTTACCCTCGCGTCGTACTACGTTAACGGCGCACCCCCAGACACGCTATCCCTGATGGCGGCGTTTCGTAGGCGTTTTCCAGCTATAATACAGCGCGTGTTACCCAACAAAATGATAGCAGTGGCCCTGGGCGTTTCTGTTCTTCCTCCTGGAACGTTCATACAAAACACAGGCCCGTTTGACTTAACCAACGGCGACTCTGTGTGTGCGCTTCCCCCAATATTAGACGTGGAGGACAAACTGCGTCTCGGATCTGTGGGCGAGGAAATACTATTCCCGCTAACTGTTCCGCTCGCCCAGGCTCGAGAACTCATCGCGCGGCTGGTAGCTCGTGCGGTGCAGGCCCTCACTCCAAACGCCCAGGGTCATCGCGGAGCGGATGTAATGTTTTACAACGGAAGGAAATACAACGTAACCCCAGATTTCAGACACCGAGACGCGGTCAACGGAGTGGCGAGGTCGCTGGTCCTCAACATGATTTTTGCAATGAACGAGGGCTCCCTAGTGCTCCTTTCGCTGATCCCCAATCTGCTCACATTGGGTACCCAAGACGGATTTGTAAACGCCATCATTCAGATTGGTAGCGCCACACGCGAGGTTGGCCAGCTTATCCACCAGCAGCCCGTACCCCAGCCGCAAGATGGGGCTCGCCGCTTTTGTGTATACGACGCTTTAATGTCGTGGATCGGAGTTGCATCTCGTCTGGGTGACGTTGTCGGGGGAAAACCTCTGGTGAGGATCTGTACGTTTGAAGGCCCGGCTACTATTTCCAGAGGAGAAAAGGCCCCGGTTATTCAAACGCTGCTGTAACTTAATACCCCAAAACTATCTAATAAATAAAAACTGAGACTGTTATATTCATTTCAGTGTGTTTAATAAGAATTGTGAACATAACTTATTCTATATCTCATTGCGTGGAAAGACTGGAAAACGCATTGGTGGTAGGTGGAAGGCTCGCCATATAAACAGCCATCACTAGGGCAACCAACATGTCATCAGACGCGCCGTTTCGCTTACCGGTAAACACTCTGGTTTCTGAGGTACCGGTAATCACCTCGGTTAAGTTTTTCATCTGGGTCAGCAAATACTCCACCGGGTCTGTTTGAAGGCGCACCGTATTTGATATGAGCTCCTGCGAGGCAAGTACCAATCCTGAGTTGAATGCTTTAATAAAATGGTCAAACGCCCCCGTTTTTTGTTTTTGTAGTAAAAAAAACGGATAGGCAACGGAACTTCCCGGGGGTGTACAGTGATAAAATAACACAGTCCCCGGCATATGCACCACGTCCGCCTGTCGTAGCGTGTTGAGTTCCAGTTGAATGTTTGTTGCTATTGCTACCGCAGCGTCTTGGCTACTGTTACCCTCGACAGCTATTCTAACAGAGTCAAAGGGGCGGCTGTGAATAGCAAAAACCTTTGCTAGGCATTGAGCAACACACCTAGCTATGAGCTCAGCCGAGCTACCCGTTAGGGCGCTTAGAAAAAAGTGCTCCAAGCCAAACACAATCCAGTTTGAGCGATAGCGGCCAACTACAGCCACGCCGGTTCCTGAAGCCATAGCATTTGTAGTAAACGCAGGATCAACGTAGACGTAAAGGTTGTTGGACATAATATCTTGATTAGCGACAGTAGAAGGTCGATACAACAAAAAACGGTCCTGAGCAGTTTTTGTAAAAACTGGTTCATCTCTATGTGCTCCCGAAATGTTTCCACCACCTATTATTTCTTGCATAAATGAATCCGGTAAAAATAGCTCTGCCGTGTTACGCATGGCTCCATCCATTGTTATAAAAACCGGTTTGTTTAAAATGTAACATGAGCACGAAGTAGCGTTTGTGTGCGCCTTTACGCGCTCCATATGTTCGTCGCAGATATAGGTTACCACGTTCAAAAGCTCGTCTGCCGCTCCTTTGAGGTTATATAAAAAGCTGGTACTGGCCTTTCCCGTGTTGGTGGAGGACACGAAAATGATCTTGCAGTTGGTTTGATTAAGGAATCCTATAATCGTTTGTACAGCCTCGGGGCGTATAAAATTGGCCTCATCAACAAACAGTAGGTTAAAGTCTTGGCCGCGAATACCCTGGAACAGAGGGAATAAAAAAGAGAACAGATTGTTAGAGGTTTCACTTAAGCCTGGCCCTCGACGCGAGTTGCAGCAATTTTGTTTTTTAACCAGCTATATACCTAGTTCTATATACAATCCGAGGGCATTGACGGCGCAACAATAAAACACTAAAAACTATGGATGCGCATATAGCCAACGAAACTAAGCATCTGATGACACACGGTAATCGCAACACACTAGCGATGGTACACGTAATTATTCCAGATGAGTGTCTAAAAAAGGCTGGGATTGAGCCGGCGAGGCTTTCAGATCGACATAGAGCTAGTCCGTCTACGACTCCCGCGTTTAGAGTGTTTACCCAGACTCGATATCATGCCACTGGAAAATGTTCGTTATGGCGCACCATTTTTGCCGGATATGTGCAACGAGGGGCCATTACAAGCGCGCTGGTGCCTACTATTCCTTCAGACCACCCCCGGCTATTTCAATCAACCCCGGATTCGGGTGGATTATTCGTATCTCTAGAAATCGAATGTGACGCAGATGGCCGCTTTGATGCCTTTACTATAGTTGCACTGAGAATTGACATTACCGACGACTCGCGTACTACAGAAATTTTGTTTACCTATGATGAGCTGTTACCCCCAGGCACCAGATACGGGGCAGATTCCGCGCGTATAGCACTCTTGTGCCGCCAATTTGTGGCTTATGTTAACAGTCATTCTAATGTTTCAGATAGCGCTATTAAAGCGGCTTCGCACATAGAAGCTACGTTTGCTGAAGATTTAAAGTCTACTGGCTGTCATCAATTATCGCAGGGATCACGCATAAATCCTACCGAGTACCTATTTTCGGGCGGGGGCTTTGACAACAACCAAGTTTTGGCGCGGCTTGAGGAGGACGATAAAGAAATAATGTCCCTTATTCGCAGGGCGTCTGAGGTAATTGCAAAGCGTAACCCGGTTCGGGTGCTAAACACCCAGGATCGTAACGGTGCCTCTTTAAGGCGAAAATGCATAGCATCTGGCCTCAAACAAGGGGCTATTGGAGCACATGCACCGGTATCTTCCACGCGCGACGGAGCTAGTCATAGTAGCCAAGAGGGAACTGCTTTACTCTTGGGCCTTGAACCCCCTGACTCTGGAAGGTTTGTTAACAGCGGCTCTCGGCGCCATCTACCTCAGCAAGGGCCAAAAAGCCCCGTGGGTAAAGACTGTTCGTCGGGGGCAATAGACGACGTTTTATTGCTCACCCCCGAAAACTCAACCCCCCTCACCCCACTAGACTGGCTGGATGTGGGCCACGCAGCAGTTGCCGGGGGAGATACACCCGTAGACGTGTGGCGCCGAAGGCCTATATCTCTGGTGGCTCGAAAGCACTACGGAACCTGCGAAACATTTGTTGTTGTGTCGTATGAAAATTCTACCGCATGGGGGGGTAGGAGGGCTAGAGATGGACACCTGACTGGGTCCATCAACCCCGCTGTGCTACAGGCGTGTGTTGCCGTAGGCGTAGACCACCCTAGAAATTTGCCACCCGAAACGCGTGCTGCGCTTATAGCACAGTTTCCAATGCTTCGTATCCCCCTTGGTGACACTCCACCGCCTGTGGCCGCGTTTGATGCGGCTGCGGAATTGGCTCTAATAGAACATTTCCGCAAAGCGTGTGTTTCTGCCCTTTTGGCCGCAATCTCAGAACGCCTGCGCGTAGAACCTCGAATGTCACAGCTAATTGAGTATGACATTCCAAACAATAACCGCGACTGCATCATAAGCGTTGCACAGCGAGCTCCTGAGTTGCTGGAAGCGGTGGCCCTTGCTATTCAAAATGTTTCCATAGCTGAGTTTTGTAATAGCGCTTTAATGCTTGCGGCTCTTTCGCATTTAAACATTTTATCAAAAAACAATCACGGACGAATACCCTATCACAAATCCTGGCTTCCAAGCTTGGCTGGGGGACCAGATGCGTTTATTTTCGACTATTATAGCTCGGGTGGGGAAGTAATTAAAGTTTCCCACGTTCCACTGGCTATATTAGTTTCTGCAACTCGGACCGGCCAACATTCGTGTAAGTTTGCTCGGGGTGCGCCGGGAGTATCTGCCAAAACGTACGAGCGATATCTTCCTGGGGAGTGTTACGCGTACATATGTGTGGGCCTAAACAGATCGTTTGACGCTATAGTAGTTTTACCCGGTGGATTCGCTTGTAGGGCAAATGCCTCGAGAAAACTCGCGTGGCCAGCTCATCTCATAGAGCCGATATTAGAGCGCTACTGCTGGACAATTCCGTCCTACTGAGATTAAACGCTAAAAATTATGGCTGCCGACTTAAATAGCTACTCGAGTATATGGGAGGGGTCCTCGTTGTCCCCCAACCGACAACTCACCATAGAAGCCGCTAATTGTTTAACAGAGGCGCTCACAGAAGATATTGCAGTGCTACGCCTTATTCGCAGCGACCCACGCGTCAAAATTTTTATGGCGGTGAGTGTTCTTACTCCCAGGCTGGCGCGGTTTGCCCCACCCCAATCTAAACTAACACACACTGCCAAGTGTGCCGTGATAATGATATACCTAACTCGCCCGAAGGCCCTGGCTCTACAACCCAAGCAGTTTCACGTGCTAGTAACCTTTAGCAAGAGCAGCGTATACTCTCTGGTAATGAGAGTGAAAACAAAGCCGTTTCCTATAAGCCCACAGAGATTTTGTGGGGTGTTTCAAGACCCTGAACCAATCGGGCTACCGTCCGACGTGCCCAACCCTGCCACAGAAAATATTCCCACTGAAATTAACGACCGTTTGGACGTAAGTAATTTTGCAACTCAGACGCAGCCCCCAAAGGACAAGTACGACTGTTGCGTTCTGGCACCGGGTGTTTGGTGGTATAAGGCGCAAAAAGCTATATACTTTTTGCAGATGGACGAAGCTCTGTTGGCTCTGTGCCCAGCTGGGTGGAAGGCCAGAGGTTTGGGAATTATTCTCGGGCGTTTGCTTAACCACCAGGAAGGCTGTTCTACATGTCGCTTTACTGAACACTCGGATCCGCTCAACGCAACCGCGGACTCTGTGGCTACACCCGAATCGTGTTTATGCTGGGCTCCATGTTTGTGGCGTAAGTCACGCCAGCGAGAGTTAAAGGTGGAGGGGGATCGCTATTTATTTCGCGTTCTCTTTATGGACGCCGTGGAGCGAGTGCGTCTAACGGGATTGCGACGCAGCCCAAAAATCACAGCTGATCTCGCAGACCTTGTCGTGGGTATAGGGTCACATGGACAACAAATTCCAGTTAATAGCGCTGGATGGAAACTGGTGGCGCTCGATGCTAACATTAGTAAACTTATCGTTTGTGGATGCTACTCTCTACGCTACCTCTGTCCTTCGACTGACTGCAAAACCCAACAGTTATCAACGAGCGAGGACGCATAACAAGCTACGGACCAAGTAAAACCCGGCCGGTGTTTCTCCCATTGAAACTGCTATTTTTACCATCGCAAATAAACATTTCAAAAACCCCTTGTCTCCCTGCGGTTTGTTATAACCAATAATACGCGCTACCGGAGTTTTATAAAACCACTTACGTTGGTGTTGTGGCTCGAGGCGAATACGATAGTGCTTTTTGATCCATCCGGAAATGAGAAGGATATATTTTCACCTTTAACGTGGTCGACAGGAGAGTTGCCAAACCATTGGCGAAGCCTGGCGCCTATCTCGTCAAAAACCGGTTCTGTAGCTTTGCGTATGTGGGCCGTGTATCCTATTTTGATTCCCTTGAAAGTAGCTAGAGCTAGCGCTATAAGGGGCACCAAAAACCAGGTTTTCCCATGTCTTCGCGGAACCAAAAAGACGGTCGCGCGCTGCCGAAAGTGGCGGATGGTGGCGTCCGAAAACTCGGGAGTATTAAACACCATTTTTAGAAACGCCCCTATTCGGTCTGCGTGGTCCCCCAAGATAACGGCAGCTATAAAGTAAGTAGCGTGCATGAGAATCATTTTTTGGAAAAGCTCTAGTGTTCCACGCTGCTTTCCGTAGGTGGGGACATCCACCTTTATGCGCTTGCTTGTTTGTTGGCCGTCCCCGTCTAGGTCAGCTCCGTTAAAAGAGGTGTCAACCAGGCGACTGAAGCGCGCCACAAAGTTGGCGACTTGGTGAAAGGCGTCCGAAGAACGAAGAGAGTCAAAGGTGTTCATAATACTGTAGTAGGCGTTTCGGCACGAGCGAGCTTCAGCGTCATTATATTCAACAAAAGAAATAGTTTTTAGTGCCTGTTTTACTTTTGGGTCTACATAAGCTTCCACTGAGGAGGGATCCAATCGTTCTTTGCTTTCTCCACCACGCCATTTTGACAGGCTCCTAAATAGTAATCTCCTAGCCACCGAAGCAAATATTTGCGCTGTTTCGCAGCAGTCGTGCAACGTTCCGACCCCAGGTACAACAGTTTGGTGACGCTGGGGAGTTGGAATCGCAAAGTTAAGAAAGGCCGTCTTTACGTCATCTTCTCCTCCGGTTTGAGCTTCCGCTGCCCTATTTTTAGCACCACTGCGAGATTGAACCTCTTTTCGGAGAGTTTCAAAATACTGTATAGTCTCCCTGCTCAACGCTTTGCCAAACATTTTTGCGTACACCTCCCCCAGCCGCCGGTATGAGCTTCTCAACACAGTCTAGGCGCAGGAGGCTGCAGTTGGAAGAAGCCTACCAACGTGAAATGATTTTTAAAATGCGTACCCTAGATTTGGTGCGCGAGGGCGTTGACAAACGCAACCCTGCCTTTGTCCGTGCATTTACGTCAGCAAAGGAGGCAAGTTTGGACTTGAATAGATACATGCAGGCTCATTCTAGGGTGGGGCGAGTGGAACAAAACGCCAGGGCGCTCGCGCAGCGCGTGGAGGCACAAGCCGCTGTTGGTGAAATACTTGACAGACATCGCAGGTTTTTGCATAAAGATTTTATAGATAAGTTTGACTCACTAGAGGACTCTCTAGTAGAAAGAGAAGAGCGCTTGGGTGATGTTCTATCAGATATAAACTGTGACGGTGGCAGCGGTGAAGCAGGCGAGTCGGAGGAATGGCTCGGTCACGAGGACGAAGCTCTGTTGATGAGATGGATGTTGGAGGAAGCACCACGAGTGAGTACGAAAATTGCGATGGACCCTCATTCTCCCCGCTTAACATGTCCTGTGCCAAAAAAAGCACCAAAAAACGCTCGCTGCGAAGCTCGCGGATTTGGGGTGGAAAATCATCCGACTCAGAGCACACTCCATTGCTCACCAGAAACAGTTGCGGACCAACGGGTAACACTAGACGAAAACATGCGGGAATATCAAACCACAAACGTGGAGCATCACTTAACCACGAAAATGGGGACAAATCGTTCCAATCAGGACACAACTGCCCCCGCATTAGAGCGTCAGCGGTTAGATGTGGTGCAGCAACGCGAAAAATCGTCAGGATTACCGAAGAAGGCGCCTCACGGCAAGACAATATCTGGCCCGGCCAGTCAGGAATGGCTGGGTGGCATTCCCCCCCTAAGCGACGAAGAACTCCAAGTCGACATGGGGATTCCAACCATGAACGGTCCCATCTATCCGGACAACCTTCACAGAGCGTAGTTAGAGTTGGAGGTCGCTTGCTCACGCAAACTCCACTCCGAAAAACTATAATTTTACAACCAAAGCTTGTACGCAAAGTGTTTATGCCTACATTTACTGTAAACCCCGGTATGCACTATAGGCGCGTATCTTTAGGGGAAACACCAAAATTTGGAGGTGCCGGAAGTTATGGCGAAGTTCAAATTTTTAAACAAAATGGGCTAGCCATCAAGACGTCTTCTAGCCGCTCTTGTTTTGAACATGAGCTGGCAGTGAGTCTTTTAACCGGAGAGTGCTCGCTACGTGCGCAATCTACCCTAGGTATAGGGGGAATTATTTGCCTTATGGCCTTTTCTCTTCCGTCTAAACAAATGGTTTTTCCGGCCTATGATGCAGACTTAAACGCATACGGGTATAGACTATCACGCAATGGTCCACCCTCCGTGCTGGTTACCGAGTCAATAGAACGGGCGTTCATCGGTCTCGGGCGCGCGCTGGTATATCTTAACACTAGCTGCGGCCTAACCCATTTGGACGTTAAAGGTGGTAACATATTTGTTAACCATTCTCATTTTGTTATAAGCGACTGTGTAATAGGAGACTTAAGTTTGATGACACTGAATACTAACTCTATGGCGATGCGTGCAGAGTTTGAAATTGATACTGGAGAAGAGGAAATTAAAACACTCCGCCTACCCAAAAGTGCGTCACAGATGACATTTAGCTTTGTGGTTGGCCATGGACATAACCAGCCCCTGAGCGTGATTGCGGACTTTATTAACAACAGCGGACTCGCCAAAAATACTGGCCCAATAAAACACGACGTTGGGCTAGCAGTTGACCTGTATGCACTTGGGCAGGCGCTACTTGATCTCCTACTTGTTGGTTGCATCTCGCCCTGCCTGTCGGTTCCTATACTTAGAACCGCAACCTACTACTACTATTCAAACCGGCTTTCTGTGGACTACGCACTAGACCTTCTGGCATACCGCTGCTCTTTATACCCGGCGATTTTCCCAACCACCCCTCTAACAACGATATACGGCATTCCCTGGGACCAGGTCGAGGGTGTTTTTGAAAGTATTGCAGGAGCACATCACCGCGAGGCTTTTAGAGCTCACCTGGATAGGTACCGCCTAACACACAGGCGGCTTTTCGCGTCAATAAGAATACCATCCGCATTTACCAGCGTACTCGAGCTCGTTTCTCTCCTGTGTCATTCCAACGAAAAGGCTCGCCTGTCGATCCCTCTGTTATGGACTCCTCACCCGTAACATACAGCGGAGCACCTCCGTATAAGCTGCGTCGCCTCAACACATCGTACCCATACGCCTCTAAGCTACGCGAGCGCGACAGTTTAACAGTTGAAACATTTTCCGGATACATAAACCAGGAGAGTATTTCCGAGGAAGAAGTTTACGAGACTATGGCTACTACCGCTGTCTTGTCTACCCGGATGTACCTACCATCAGTTTTACCCAACGGGATAGCCACCATGACGTTTTTGGATCATTTGAAGAAAAGCCTCCCACTTCCCCATAGCGATAAGCGATTAAACCCAATCTTTTATCGTCTTGCCTACATACGCGACCTGGTGGGACAAATGGAGATTGAGGGCATAGTCGAGCGTGGAACCGCTTCACGCCTACTAGGTGCCCGTAAGCCAGCAGGATTTGTGGCGGGAACTTACACACACGCTCGAGATTTGTCCAAGACAATGTCTATAGCAAACATTCGGGATGCCGTGCTAGCTATAGAGGCGCAAACCCGCGACCAGAGCGAAAGCCAACTGTGGGCACTACTTCGGCGTGGCTTAGCTACAGCGTCTACCATGAAATGGGGGGCGCTCGGACCACAGTATCACCCGCAGTGGTGTGAGCTTAGTACCAATTCTCGCGGAATCCCAAACAATCCGGCGCTCCAGTTTGGTCAAACCAACGAACGAACGGCGAGGTCTTTAATCTCTGCTCTTTATGTAGCTCGTTCCGAAGCCGCCACCCCAGATCTGCTGATGGACCCAGGATGTGGACAATGCTTCATGTTTGACGAGTCTGCTAGTGTTCCCGGCGACGCCTATGCATGTGGCTTACTCATAGACGCCAGAACAGGTGTTGTGGGGGCATCTTTGGATATGCTTGTGTGTGACCGGGACTCCAACGGGGTACTCTCTCCACACTCTACCCAAACTACATTGGATTTTTTTGAAATTAAGTGCAGAGCTAAGTATCTATTTGACCCCGATTTATTTAGCCCCGTAGCTACGGCCTATGCCAACTTGTTAAAACATCGTACCGCAGTATGCTTGCGCAAATTTCTGCGGTCTATTAAAAACCCCGCAGTAGAGTACTTTGCTTCCAATCGTGTGCCGGGTGCAACAGAAGCGCTGATTACATGTAACTCCTCGTGGAAACCACGTGAGGTAAATGAGACTAACAGGCGCTGTGGTGACTTTGATAAAGATCATCTTGCTTTAAACCTGGACGCGTCATCAGACGTTTGGCTATTTAGTGAGCCGGACCTTGAGCTACAAACTATTACTCCAGCTCGCTGGGATACTGGAGAGTTGGCTCTGTCAGTTCCGGTATTCGCCAACCCGAGACACCCAAACTTTAAACAAATACTTGTTCAGGCATACGTGTTGTCTGGTCATTTTCCAAACCATAAACTTCGGCCGTTTTTGGTAACGTTTATTGGCCGCCATCGCAAGAAATGTGAAGAAGGAAAAACGTTCACAATTTGTGATCGCCCGGAGGGGAGCCCATACAACTTGAACGAGGTTGTTCACTCCAGCTGCGCTATTCCCATTCTCCTGATCGTGACTCCGGTGATTGTGGACCGCGAGGGTTGCTGGGAAGACATTGAAATTGAGAGTCTCACCGCGTTTAACAAAACTTCGGACGCAATATGGGACAACGACTCTCGTGTGGATGTTTTAGAACCAACCAGCTTGTAACCCACAGCGGTGAGATAGTGTCTCTAAACGCTGACACATTTGAGGAGTTTAGCATGGATGAGTTCGACATTCCCCCCGCCCCCCCGAGGCCAGTCTTCAAGCAACCCAGCCCTTACAAACAACCAAACCCCGCCAAAGTTCAGCGAAACCTTTCTTCAAAACGACGAGACCCATATTAAATAAAAAAGAATTGTACGGCATATAAACGTGTAACGTGTTTTATTGTTTAATAGTATAGCACTGTTTAATTACAGACAGTTCTGTAAAAAACTAGTACGTTTGTGTTAACGGTAATCTCTGCGCGAGTTTCTATTCAAATCGTGGTGGGGGTCGTCATAGTATTCTGTCTCAAATTCATTGCTAACAACGTCGTAAATTGGCTCTTCTGAGTCCGTCTCTGAGTCTTCATTCAAGAGCATGCCCCTGGACTCGGCAACGTTCAAAGGTTTTGTAGTTCTGCGGGGTCCTCTCACCCTGTTGACATATTTTCGCGCCTTTGACGACACCGTTTTTACGCGCCCGTAGAATTCTGTATTACGCTTTTTGTGAAACATAATTGCTCTTACTAGTCGCACGACTAGCATGATTATGGAAATTACGGCCATAATTCCCACCACTGCTTTAGAAGCAGTGGCCAGATTTGGAGCCTGGACAGAAACCATCGTATGAAAGTGAACAAAGTAACTGTGGGTAGCCACTGCCAGCGTAGAGCTAGCCACCAAAACAGCGAGCGCTGGTCCTATTAGGACATGCACATAGTGGGACACCACAAGTTCGACGATTATCAAAAACAATAGCCCGAGGGCCACAAACACACCCACGGCTACTGTTACCGTTTGCCACAAAGTGATGTGAAAGCTGTTGGCGAGTATTACCCCTAGCATTAGGGACAGTATAGGCAGGGAAATTCCAAGCATGCCCAGGCTTAGGTTGGTCATAACCGCGCGTCCGTGGCCCGCCATTCGATGTAGCACTGGCATGTTGGTCTTTAAGATGCGAAGGTTGCTAGAGTACTGGTCGCTTGAGGTTCCGAGTCCGCTAAAACTCAGGCAAAAAAATACAAGCGCAACAAAATGGACTATGTAAGCTGCCGCTGCCAAAACCACTTGCTTGTGTGAAAGTAGCAAAATTACAACCTGTAAGAGCCACGTAGTCAGCGTTCCCAACACGAGAGTCACATGGGACGCAATGAGTGTGGTAGTGGGCCGGGAGCATCCAGCAACCGCTGTGCACTCTTTACCCCGAGCGAATTTGCGTAATAGAACTGCCGAGATTATGAGGTATAATGATATGGCCATCAGTACGATTGTAGAGTAGTAAAGAAATGCAACCAGCGACGTGGTCTCTAAAAACAGGGTTGGTGCCACCCCACCAACTATTTTTTGCATCCACACCCCGTTAACCACGCTGTGGTTCTCCTGTGTGTAGTCTACCAGAGACCCATAAAAACACGGATATCCGGTTTTTTGAAGAGACGCCGTCACAAGAGTTATAAAAAGCACTGAGGTTGTAAGTGCGAAACAGAACACTTGCACAAGCCACATCTTCCAGTTAATGCCTTCAATTGGACCGGTCCCCATAGTTCCCGACAACGGCAGCAAAGGCTCCTCGATGACAGCAGCGCCACGTCGTGCCATGGCTGGCTTTAGTGATGCAACGCTTGGTGGTCCGAAAGAAAGTTTAGCGTTCTCAGCGGTGGAAAACAGCTATACTTCCAGTGTTTCTCTGGCCAAGATGTTATATGGGGGAGACTTGGAAGAGTGGGTGCGTCACAAGCGTCCAGGTGTGAGTCTGGAAATCCAATCGCGAGCTCCCGTTTGCTTTCCCACGCCCCACAATCCGTCTAGCAGGCGCGTAACTGTTGTAAGAGCTCCTATGGGTTCGGGCAAGACAACGGCGCTACTAAAATGGCTCAGCGAGGCGCTGGACGCGCCTGATATTAGCGCTCTCGTCGTTTCGTGCCGGAGAAGCTTCACTCGCACCTTATCTAAACGATTTAATGACGCTAAATTGCCTGGGTTTGCTACGTATTTTACGTCCACAAACTATACCATGGCCGGGGAGCCTTTTCGTCGCCTACTGGTTCAGATTGAAAGCTTGCACCGCGTCGATGATAACCTTCTCAACAATTACGACATTTTAGTACTAGACGAAGTAATGTCCACAATAGGGCAGCTCTACTCACCAACAATGGTTCACCTTAACAAGGTTGATGCTCTTTTAACCAGGTTACTAAAAACTTGCCCCCGTGTAATAGCCATGGACGCTACAGCAAACGCGCAGCTAGTGGACTTCCTAGCATCTGCGCGCGGTGAGCGCAGCGTTCACGTAATTATAAACTCATTTGCCGCGCCTGGATTTTCGCAGCGCCATGGAATCCTGCTACGGACCCTAGGGACGGACGTATTGCGGGCAGCCCTAGGATTTGTTTGTGTTGAAGATGAAAACGGAGCTAAAGTTATGGAGGCAGACTCCAGACCAATTTCGGCCAGACTTCGCGAAGTTAGCTCTACAGGTTTTTTTGGTCGCTTAATGCATAGGCTCATCGAGGGGCACAACGTGTGTGTTTTTTCTTCTACAGTTTCCTTTTCAGAAATTGTCGCCAGGTTTTGCTCACATTTTACAGACTCTATATTAGTGTTAAACTCTTTACGACCCAGCGAAGATGTTGCGTTTTGGGGGGGAGTAAGAGTACTCATATACACCACGGTGGTTACAGTGGGCTTGAGTTTTGATACTGCACATTTTCACAGCATGTTTGCTTATGTTAAGCCAATGAGTCACGGACCAGACATGGTGTCTGTATATCAGTCTCTCGGGCGAGTTAGAGAGCTCATCGACAACGAACTGTTTGTTTACGTGGATAGCTCCGGGGCCCGCGCTGAGCCAATTTTTACTCCTATGCTACTTAACCACGTGGTAAGCCGAGAGGGTGGATGGCCTGCAGAGTTTTCTCAAGTTACAAACGCACTCTGTTCTCAGTTTAAGGCTCGCTGTGGACCTGCCTATAGAACTGAATCTACACGTGGACTCACTCTGTTTGTTCGGTTTAAGTATAAGCATTTTTTCGAGCGATGCACACTGGCAAGTGTTGGAGACAGCATAAACATTTTATATACCTTATTGGAGTCCAACCGCATGCTGGTATCTATAGAAGGGTGCCAATTTCCCCTGACCGCCGCTTGTTTTTGCAGCTTTTTACAAGATCTGCGACTTGACGCATACGCCGCCAGAAAGGAGTTAAAGCAGTTAAGGATATCCGCCAGTCCTGCGACAACACCGACTGAAGTTTTTGAAAACGACGATGTTGCTATGTTTATTCAAAAGTACTTGCGCCACGGTGTTACTCACAATGACATATTAGACCTTTTGGTAGACCTTAACAGTCCCATAGTTAGGGAGCAGTTTGTTAATGTGGCCGTTTTGGGTGCCTGCTTGCGCCTACCAGCAGCACTAGAAAGCCCCGAAGTTTTTGCGGGGGTTTACAAACATTACGCTTCCGGAGTTGTGCCGGTGATTAGTGACGCTGGAGCACTTGAGAGTGTATCAATAACACCAGACGTTAACGTTCTAGCGCGCTGGGATTTATATAAAAGCTGCACGCGTCATGCCCGCGATATAGCTTGGGACCCGTCCCGCGGGGGGTCCGGGCTGGATATGTCTGAAGATTTCATTACAAACACTTTGAGCGCTGACTCTAACCGATTTCAAAGTTTGCTGGTGGAAATAGCAAAGTGTAACGTGACACCGTTAGAGATGCTAGCTGCGGGGGCTGTGCGTGGTGTTACCACCGCGCTATCAGGCAAACCTAAAACTAGAGTGCCGCTATCACAAGCAGAGCATGCTGTTTCCCTGTTTAAGGTGTTATGGGAGGATGTGTTTGGGGCTAGACTCACCAAGAGCACACAAACCTTTCCTGGAGGTGTGCGCGTCAAAAACTTACGTAAAAACGAGATAGTGGCTCTTTTAGAGTCAGTAAAGGTAAACCACTCAGAATACAAAACGCACAGAGAGTTATATGCACTGCTAATGTGCAACAGGAAGTTGTTTGCTGGACCCAGATATAAGCTAAGGGCGCCAAAGTGGAGCAGAAACATCTGTTTCTTAGAATTGGACACTACTGGTACCTGCAAAACCCCACTTGACGCCGCGCTAGCAGATATAGCCCCTAGCGCCTGGCCACAGGTCTGCGGTGCTGTTGACTTTGGCGCCCTGTGAGACTAAACCCCATGGGGGAAAACGTGGAATGGTTTAATGGATATGTATGTGCCACAAGTATCTACTCTTTATGGACAGATCCACACCAGCCTGGGAATCTCCAAGCGCTTGTCTACTTGCTATGTCGGCGCGTGGACAACTATACAGCAGAGTTTTGTCACGTTGTAGTCTCTGGAGAACTTCTAAGGCATGGAGCCCGCAACCCATCTTTGGTAACACCTGCACGTGTAGCCAGTGCCGCAAAAACCGCAGCGGTACCTGGGTGTTGGCCGTTGGCCCCTCTGGGAGATGCTATGTTGTGGAAATCGGTGTACGGTAGCGTAGCTTCAGCGCTTAAACTAACTCTGGGAAGTTTTGCTTTTTATAAACCCATGATGTTTGGAGTTAATACGCAAACTGGACTTTTGGTTACCATCAAACCCGCCGCATCTGAGGGTGTTCGTGGTGGAGACCCCGTCTCTCCGCGGGCAGCACTCGTAAACGCATCTGTGGAAGTAGACTTAGACCCCACTGGTATCGAAGCGAGTGCTGCTAGCGTCACAGGATCATCCCTCGCTAGAGCCAGACTCTGCGCGCTTAAAGATGGATATTTTCTCACAAAGCAAGACATCGCCCTAGAAGTTGAGATCACCACGAAGGAGGTTTCATTTTATAGAAAATATGACTCTGTGCAGCAGCCAGCAAACAAACGCCGTGGGGACATGGTAGATCTATTTATTGTACATGAAAGAACTCTTAGGCTAATGGGATCTAAGCACATGAGCGTTAAAGTTTTAGTACCACGGACGTTTGACTGTTTTGTGGCTAGCTCCCAGGCGTTGTCGGGTCTAGCAGCTATGGCTTTGTACAAGCAGTGGCACGCTACTCTATTTTCTTTAGAGCGCTCAGAAACTGTAGTGCAAATTTTTGCTTATCTTGGCCCAGAATTAAACCCGTGTGGAGAGGACGCAGACTACTGTTGCTTTGTTGGATTTCCCGGGCTTCCAACCCTCAAGGCTGGTCTTAACACCGCGGATGCAGTGCGCGAAGCTCTCGACGCATATAAACTGTCTGACGGTTTATGGCCTGCTCTGGGTATGAGCGCGTTTCACTTTTTACACCCCTGGGAACCAGAAGACAAATGGCCAGGTGAAACCGCCGCAAAACGGTTGGAGAGTGTAGCCCCCATACTACAAATTGAAAGCGCAGATGTTTGGGGAGCAGGCCGGGTAACGTGCATTTTAGAGTCTGACGCTGTAATGCAGGGACCATGGTTTGCAAAATTTGATTTTTCAGCATTTTTTCCCACGCTTTATCTGTTGCTGTTTCCAACTAATGAGCGCTTAGCCCAGGTAGTTATAAAAAGAGCTCGCGGTCAAAACCCCGCCCTAAAGCCCGCTCTGGTATCATTTTTTGGTGGGTTGCAGCACATTAACCCCATGGCCTATAGGCTAATTATAGCTATATCTAACGAAATCAGTAGGCGGTTAGAGCACGAAGTTAACCAGATGGGTTTTGCCATATGTACGTATGTTAAAGATGGCTTTTGGGGGGCAGCTGGAAATATGCTAGTAGACTCGGTATCCTACTCCGATGCTCTGGTTTACGCTGAAGCGCTTAGAAGCGCTGCTCAAGGCGCAGCGCTTAGTTACGTGTCAGAGCTGGGGCTTTCGTTACCAGATGGAGTTGACCTGCGTTTGCGGTTGGAGGGTTTGTTTACTGATGCCATTTCGTGGTCTACCCACTGTTACTGGCTATACAACCGCATAACAAATATTGAAGACTTTGTAGGCTTTCCCACCAAAAGTGAAGCTAGCAGAGCAGCAAAGGCTAGCTTATCGGCTCTGCTCCCGCGTGTTGCGGCGGTTGCAGACTCTGGAGACTTGGATATGCTCCATCAGCTCGTGAAAGAGTCGTGTGAGCAGCTTGTTGCAGAAGCGTTTGCCAAGCGGAACGACCCAAAGTTTTGGAGTACTAAGACAGAGATAGATTCGTCTACGCAACTCCCCACAGCAGTTTACAGGAGTGGATGCTTGCTCGACCAAGACCGTGGGCAGAGGGACATTGTACTGACGCGTCGAAGTGATTGCGAATCCGCATTGCCTGTACCCTGGATGCTTTTTCCACCACCGCTGGTATTGGGGCGCATAGACTGTATGGTATATCTCACGTCCATTTTTAAAACTTACCTGGGCATGCTAAACCGAGCGATATCAGCTTTATGTGACGCGGATAAACCCGTAAATGTAGAGTTCCAAATTACAGATTATGCGTTTTTATTTACTTAAATAAAAACCAAAAACGTTTCATTTTTTTTCAGTTTATTTGCGTATAATACACCACCCAGGCTAGTCGTATAACACGTATATTGATTCGGGAACCGGCTTTTCGTTGGTTGAGGTCCACCAACTATAGATAGTATCCGCTATTGTTTTTGTACACAGCGGAGAGTTCAGAATAGCCTTTTTACAGCGCATTACTCCCAGGGGGCAGGGTTTATCGGGTTGGTTGACAAACGCAGCCCTGTAACCGGCGCTGTAAATAGCGTCTAATACAGCCGGAGTGTTTGATTTATGTCCGAGTAACATCTTAGCCATCATGTAGTTGGGGAGCACTCGGGTCTGGTCAAACGGGTTGTGGTTAGTCGCTGACATCAGCGTGTTAAGCACCCACGTTGCGCCTATATACATCAATCTTCGCATCTTTAAAAGCGGGGTGATGGTTTTGGAGATGTTGCGCAGTATGCCCTCAACTTGTACAAAAAGCGATGAAGTAGCTCGTTTTGGAGAGCAGTTTTCCAGATACATTTGGATTATACATAGGGTGAAGTCTATAAGGTTGGTTGGGAGATACAGTACAAGTCTGTGAGATAATATTACAGGTGCCACTCCCAGCACGTTTACTCGGTCTTCGAGAGGAGTTACTATAAAAAGAGAAAATCCCTTAAAGGCGGACAGGTTCAAGCATGAGTTCATGTACGTTTCACACGAAACCTCGGCGTCTTCTTGGCCGTCCAGGGTTAGCATTAGTTTGCCAGACGGGTCCACTCTTATGTTAGTGATTGACGTGGTCGTGAAGGAAGGGGGCAGCCCGGGAACCTCTCTGACTTCTGTCACGAATCGAGGAGTTGCGTGCCAAACCAGATCGTCGACTATAGCTGTTGCTAAATCGTCTCCGTTTGTAATAGCCTCCACCATTTCGTCCACGGTAGCGCTGTGGGCTAAGGGATCTATCTCGTCCCGCATAATAGCGCTCATTGTCAGGTTGCTCTTCTTCAGATGGGGTATCGTCTCCGGGAACAGACGTCTTCCAATTAGCAGAATTTAGAGCCGCAATTGAGTTCCTAACTTTCGCCACAAAAAGCGTAGATAACTCTGTCAGATAAGCTTCGAGCCTGGTTTTTTTGAACACTGCCACACACAGCTCCTCCTCCGAGCGGTACGCCTCTTGGTGTGTAATTAAAAATCCCAGGTGACGCGCACGAAGAATAGAAAAAAAGTATGGCGCAAGCAAAAGGGATATTGAGCTGTTAGAGTACGAAACTGACATTTCTTGACCTTGGTTGTTAGTGATTCGGTTCATTTTGAAGCAGCGTAGTAACTCTTGATCCCACAAACGCGATAGGCGCTCCACGTCAGCAGCATAAGCTGGAATATACCTAGACTGAAAGCTATTGGCAACATAGCCGTCATCCCCCATTAAATTTCTTATGTCGATAACTTCATGCCCGAGTTCTCCGGCTTTGGCGCCCCCATGAGCGGTGCAGGATCCCACACTAGGTGGTGGGGTGTTCCCGTCTGCGGCCGCTTGTGTTACACGCAGTAATTGTTCGCGGAGGTGGGTTAATTCGCTTTCTCTGTCCTGTAGCTGATTTAGCAGCCCGCCGTTTCCAGCCCGTAAATCTTCTATAGTTTTGAACAGGTTGTTAACGTATCCCTCTAGCATTCCATTTATGCCATTAATCACAGAGGTGCGAAAGGCTTCCTGCACGGGCATATTACCCCCCTGGCGGGTCTTTCCGCTCTGCCCAAATCCGGGCATAGACGTGTCTATCTGAGCGCTGCTGAGGATATTGGTACTCGTTTCGTCTAAATACGATCTGACTGTTTCAGTTATGTCACCTATATGTCGCATGCTTTTCATGTTAACTATGAGTTTAACCAGCCTAGAGGCGGCGGAGCTAGAATGCATTTCTTCCCCCTCTCCCATGAGCTTGTCCACGGCTTTGGACGCCCATCCCGGTCCCTGGGATTCTTCCTTTTTCCTGCCAACTAGAATCTTAACGGGCACAGTGTTCAGCAGTTGGCATAGTTTAGCGTGCTCGCGTAGGGCGTGGCAGTTACACACTTCGCCGCAAATCCGCTGAAGTGGAGAGTCAAACAGTACGGTGCCATCTTTCCATATAGGCTGCCATAACACCAAACACTCTCCCCGCCTACCGGTGGTTGAGTCTATAGCCACGACCTCTCTGCGTTTGTAGTGGTAAAATATTTTCACCCTGTCGTAGTCCATAATGGCCACGCTGGCGGTACACCTCGCCAGTTCAACCACAGCCTCCAACCCCTCGCGCAAGAGACTGTTGGCCACATACAGTTTACCTGCCAGGTCTCGCTCGTCTACACAGCTCTCCAGAGAGGGTACGTCAGTTGGCAGCTTACGCCACAACTTTGGGTGTACGGTTGCGCCCGGAGCGCGCTTAAGCCTCTGTAGGGGTATTAGCCCCAAACACGCTATCCAGTCTATGTACTTTGCAAAGCTGGCGGTGCCATCCGGCTCGCTGGCAGAAAAACACGCGGTTATACTGCGAACAAAGTCTAATAGCGACATTTGTAGCGTGCGATGCCAGGTTGCAAAAATTTGTTCTGCTACGCGTACCGCTTCCCCCTCGCTAAACATTCCGTAGGTCGCTGCTATTTCTTCCGCGCTTACCCCACGACTGTCTAGGTGGGTTTGCCAATCCTTTGCGAGGTCCTCGTATCGCGTAGCTCTAAGCGTATTGGTGAGAATAGTTGTTTGTATCTGTCTGATTGCTGCCTCTGTTGACCTAATTGCGTTGTACACTCCTTGGCCTTCTGTGTATCCGAGCTCCCCCATGAGGATTTCCTTGAATAGCATTGTTTTGGGGGTTGGATGAATAAGAACCCAACCCCCTTCAGTAGATATTTGCTCCTCTTCTGCTTGATTCTGAAGGCCAGTTGCAGACTCAAAGCGCACTGGGTTTTTTCGCTCTCTTTTTGGGGCTTTAGCTTCAGCATAACGGAGGCGTTTTTGCTTGGGTTCGATGGAGGCCCCCGACATTTTTTTAGAACACCGCGAAACTGGGAACGAACGCCGCGAGGGCTCAGAGGAGAAAATAACGCCGTCTACCTCCTCCGAAGATTTTAACCCACAGCTCTTCCCAAACGAGGTATATTTGAACTTTACGTCTATGCACGGAATCCAGCCCGTGGTGACTCGTATCAGAGAGCTGTCTAGAAAAACTGTTTCTCCAGCTATGGTGCCGCCGCTGGAATGGTTTGAAAAGATGCCAAAACTGGAAACGCCCCTAGATATAGAGCCGTTACATCTACCCTTTTCCGTTTACCTCATTAGCGGGAACGCCGGCTCCGGGAAAAGCACGTGTATTCAAACGCTAAACGAAACCATGGATTGCGTCATTACTGGCGCTACTCGCGTGGCTGCACAAAATGTGTACACGAAGCTGTCTTCTGCTTTTGCTACTCGCCACATCAACACGATTTTTCAAGAGTTTGGATTTCGGGGAAACCACGTGCAGGCGCAGCTGGGCAAATACCAATACGCGTGCTCTTCTAGCCCGCCTCCTATAGAAGAGCTGCAGAAGCGCGACATAGTTTACTATTGGGAGGTGCTAGTTGACATAACACGCCGCCTTTTTGAGTCTACTACATCACGCGGTGAGTTTGAAAATATCAGAGCACTGGAGCGCTTGCTGGGACGCACCCCCGGATCTTTAACAAGGCTCGCCTTTTGCATAAACGGCTCGCTGCCAGCATTTACTAGAACTAATATTATTATTATAGACGAAGTTGGACTATTGGGTCGCCATCTACTAACGGTTGTTGTGTACTGCTGGTGGATGTTAAACGCTGCCTATAAGTCGCCGCAGTACGCTGAGGGAAGGATTCCTGTGGTTGTGTGTGTGGGGTCTCCAACCCAAACGGATTCGCTAGAGTCTCGCTTTGAGCATAAAAACTTAAAGTGTCACGTTAGGTCTAGTGAGAACGTACTAACTCATATTATCACCAACAAAACAATTAGGGAATACGTTTCTCTGTCAACTAATTGGGCAATTTTTATAAATAACAAGCGATGCCAGGAGTACGAATTTGGTGAACTAATGAAAGTTCTCGAATATGGACTCCCAATAACAGACGAGCACATGCGCCTAGTAGACAACTTTGTTGTACCAGAGGCCTTCATTAACAACCCGGCTAACCTTCCCGGTTGGACTCGACTTTACTCATCGCACAAGGAGGTAAGCGCGTACATGGCCAAGTTGCACGCGCACCTAAAAGTTTCGGGAGAAAAACAATTTGTAGTGTTCACGCTGCCAGCATATACGTTTGTAAAAACCGCCGCCTTTGACGAATATAAGAAGATAACTAAACAACCATCTTTAGCGTTGGATAAGTGGCTAACTGCTAACGCTAGCCGGGTTAGCAACTACTCTCAGAGCAGAGACCAGGACGCTGGAAGAACTCAGTGCGAGTATTACTCAGATCACGGCGTCGTGGTTGCTCGAACGGACGTGACGTACGTGTTAAACAGCCAGGTTTCGGTAACTACGCGCATGCGCAAGTTTGTTTTTGGGTTTAGTGGGACGTTTGAGTCGTTTGACGCCGTGCTCAAGGATGACGCGTTTATTAAAACCCAAGGAGAAACGTCCATAGAGTATGCATATCGCTTTTTGTCCACATTGCTTTTCAGCGGCATGATAAACTTTTACAACTTTTTAAAGCGCCCGGGTCTAAACGAAGGGAAGATTACCGAAGCATATAGGCGCATGGCAGCTTTAACCGCAAAGCTAGTTCCTGGCACGTCTGTTTTAGAAAGCGCATGCGATAATCCAAGCGGTGCACCGCTAAACTTTAGAGGGTTAACAGCCCCCCCGGGCCAGACTGTGGATAGCGCTAACAGCTGGGATGACGACGACGTGGTGTTTGCAGCCCTTAACGAAGGCGCCATAGACATGCTGTATTGTAATTATGAGTTTGTCAGGCCCGAAACTACACAAGAGGTATACTCGCAGTTTCTAATGCTAAAGACCATGTTTATGGGGAGATACGCCATTTTCACGGACCTGTTTGGTGATGAATTTAAATCTTCCCCATTTGACGCGTTTGTAGACAATATAAGCTATAAGGGGTGTGAAATTTTTGTGGGGAGCATGCGCGGGGGCGTTTCTTCTATAGCTCTTCAGACAGACAGCTACACGCTTATGGGGTATACGAGCGCCCCGGTTTACCCGTTTGTTGAGGAACTGGCTCGCAGAAAACTTCATGAGGGCATCGCAGAGCTTTTTGGTGCAATGAACATGCCTCGCATGGTGCTGCGAGACCAACACGGGTTTATGTCGGTTCTAAACGTTAACCTTAGCGAGTTTGTAGAGTCAGTGGACGACACCGAGTTGAACATGGCCACCGCTGTGGACTACGGCCTTAGCTCTAAGCTCGCCATGACTATTGCCAGATCACAGGGGCTGAGTTTGGATAAAGTGGCGATATGCTTTCCCCGCAACAACCTGAGGATTAACAGCGTCTATGTTGCCATGTCACGCACTGTGTCATCAAAGTTTTTACGGATGAACCTAAACCCGCTAAGAGAACGTCACGAGCGCGACACTGTCATAAGCCAGCATATATTAGCAGCCCTGAGGGACAGAGACGTCCAGATTGTGTATTGAAAGCTGCCACGCAATAGTCGGAGATTTAACGCGCGCAGGTTTTACGCCAATGGAGTCTTGTAGCCCCCCGGTTACGTTTATTACTTATGCGCTGTATGGAATAAAAACTTCTCCTGCTTGGACTCTTCCCAACTTTGAACAGGTTATTTCTAGCTGCGGCTGGGGATACAGACTGATCGCCGTTGGGTCAGAGTCTAGATGCGATGTTATGCCAAAAGGCAGCTTTGTGATACAACATGGCGCCTCTATAACAGCGCTGGTGCTGGATTGTGGCGTGGAGTTCTGCTCGTACGCGTTTACGCATGCCGATAGCACCAGAGTTCCACTAACCACCGAAGACGGGTCTGTGTTGGTGGTTCCATTTTGTGGCTGGGTATGTGTTGGTAGGGATAGATGTTTGCGAAGCCTGTCCGGTGGGGTACTCACAATCAGCTGGGATGTGAGCCAGACGGCGTACATCAGCGTTGCCGTTTATCGTCCATCCACCGTACAGTGCCATGCCCTGACCTGTACCAACGTGGAAACTACCGGAAGTTCAAACGCGGCCATTACTGACGGCTCTGACTCAGAGCCGTCAGTATTTGCAAACCAGGAAGCTGACAATACCCAAGATCAGGATGGCGGTCCAGATTTTCTGGAAACTATTCTAATGGAATCAGATCTATATGGTGCCAACGGACCAGCCCTAATGGAGCCGTGCTTTACCGGCCTCTCTGACGACTCGCTGCCTTAACAAACAAACCTGTTTCTATGTTTTAAACCCCCCCATATGTTTAAATGAAAACCAAAATAAAAGTTTATATAAACAAATAAACGTTTATTTGTTTTTTATAATGTTTTTTACATATGCCTCAGCGTGTTTCTTCTTGGCCTTGGGTGTCCTTGCTGCTGTGGGAGCCTTGCTGATGTAGACTGTGTTATAGATTTTCGCCTGTGGTATTGACTTTCGCTGCGGTGACCGTGGCTATTGCTGCGCTGAGTATAGCTCGAGCTGCTGGAACTGTGCCCCTCACTGCGCGAATTGCGCCCCTCGCCGCGCGACCGTTGAGACGAGCGTAGCGTATTAGACGCTGAAGCGTTAACTAGCGGTTCTTGCCTGCTGATAGATTTTCTTCGCTGAGCGGCCATGGCAAGTGCTACTAGCGTTCCAGAAGGCCTATCGGGGCGATCTCGATGCTTGTCGCCCCCGGCCACAACGTGTGTGTCTTTGCTAGAAACAGAGTTTCGCCTAGACAAAGATCTGTGTCGGGGTCTCTCTTCTGCCTCCGGTTGAGATATAACAGAATCCGTCCGTACTGGTGTTGTTGCGGCGGCAAGCTTAGCGGCAGCTCGGCTGTTCCTTTCGAGAAACCTGCGATAGTCGTCCGCGGTAGCAGCGCGTCCTCGCCCAAACACGTCCATGCTTCTCACGGCTGGTCGGGCTATGCAGAGTAGAAGAGCTGCGCCGAAACACTCACTTGGCTTGCGCGTTAGCTTCTATAACGTTATCCCTGTGGAGGTACACTTTATCCACAGCGGAAAATTCGTAAATGTACACGGGAACCACCGGATGTGTACGTCCGTCCGACGATCGCGTGTAATACTTTCTGGGTTTTCGCGCTTGGATTACCGACTGGAGCTGGTCTCTAATCTGCTTGGCGTGAGCTCTGCGACACAGAACAAACATTTGCAAGCTTTTATTGCTGCGCACCACGCGCTCAGACGGGCATTGGCGCCTTTTGCGACGCGTGGCGCTCGCGCTAGAAAACGAAGAGGTTTTTGTACATGCAATGGTAAACTTTGCCAGAGTCACGCGCAGGTCCTTTCTGATAGTGTCCGTGAGCTGGCGGCGGCCGAGTTCATCAATTGAAGATACCATAAACATGGTGTCAAATCCAACGTAGTTAGAGTTTTCCCCGTCGGGGGTGGGGCCCCCGAAGGATTCTAAGGATAAGTCAGGTACGCAAAGCGGGGTTGTGGGAGCGGTGGTGGTGCATGTCGAGCTGGTCAGCGCCGGTGGCCTAAGTTCGGTAAGCGAGTCGCCTACTGTTCCGTTGACAACCTCGACCGGCCATCCCCACCCACTCAGCACGGTTAATGCGGACTCCATTTGCGGTAGCGGTTAGGAACCGGTCTGGACCTGCGGAGGGCTTGCTTATGTAGCCACGGGATATGGGTGGGCGTTGTTTTCACCGTAAATTACTCAATCAGCCAGTTTATGGGACTTTTTCCTGCTTTAGCGAGATACGCATTAGCCTCCAAAAAGTGTGGGCAATCCCTGAAATTTACACGCGAGAGAGGCGAGGGGTGTCCGTATGTGAGCACTAGGTGGTGTTGTCTGCTTGGAGAGCAAAACTTTTGGGCATGAGCACCCCACAGCATGAACACGAGGCCCTGTGACGTTGCACATAGCCGGTCGATAACAGCACGAACTAACCTGTGCCATCCAAGAGTAGCGTGGGATCCTGGCTGTCCGCGCGTAACCGTCAGTGTGGTGTTGATGAGAAGCACACCCTGACTGGCCCATTTATCCAAAAATCCATGTGTCGGAGGCCTAAATGCCGGGTACGATTTCTGGACGGCGGAGTATATGTTGCGCAAGTTTGGGGGTACAGGTACTCCCTTTTGAACGCTAAATGCTAGCCCATGCGCCTGACCGGGTGCATGGTACGGATCCTGGCCCACGATAACCACACGAACCTTTTCTGGGGGCGCAAACCGAGTCCAGGCAAAAATGTCTTCCTTTTTGGGAAACACCTCTTCCCTGGCACATCGCAGCTTATACTCACCCAGAAGAAGTTTGACGTACTGTTGTTGCATTTCTTTTTCTAGAATAGGCCTCCAAGAGGGCGCTATGTTAAATTCTAGCTCAATCTCTTCCCATGAGCTTTGGAGGTTGTTGGTCAAAAGTGGGTGTGTAGAAACACCGGTGTTAATAAGAGAGACTCCAGGTGGAAGTCCACATGGCCGCTTTCGCTTTTGTGGGGGAGCCCCAGATTCACATTCCTTTGGTGATTCCTTACACACCGTTTGGCTGGCTTTGCTGGTGGGTATTGGCAGTCTTTGTTGTTTTTCGACCGGCTTAGTCTCGATTATGTCTGCGGTGGTAGATAGTTTTGTTTTAAGATCACAAGCGCTGCTCATTCTGAAGTTTCTTGAATTTCTGCGTAGTATGAAGCTGGTATGCAGCTATCTTTTACTCCTTCAGCTATTTCTTTAGACTCTGGCGTTGATAAAAAAAAAGGCCCCGCAAAACAGCCCAGCGGAGGAGGGCCCAATATCTCGTCTGGAGAGGCCTGAGATTGAGTAAGAGACTCATCTAAGGCAAGAAGGAGCATCTCTTTAAAGTCTTGGGGAATGTTTCCGTTTGTGACGTCTTCAGCCAAACCCTGAATGACGGCAAATGGATTAACCCAAACAGGTTTGGGTGGTATGTCAACCCACAAAATGGCTTCTGGAGGTGTGCAGTGAGCCTTCACCATAATCCCTAGCGTTTTGTTTAGTAAGTTTTTAACATTGGGGGGTGTAAATAGTTGGCCTTTCATTATAGGCCCACTACCGCAGCTAGCTTCTAAAATACGCTTGGGTTCACCCGATGACCACGTAAACTCCAGCTTATTTGACTTCGCTAGCTTGGTAGCTACAAGCCATGTTATCATATAGATTAGTTCAAGCTTAATCCAACAGAACATCGGCCGCCCCATTCTTTTAAAAGACTCTAAACTAAGTGGCTGTTTAGCTTTCGTACATCGGTTTATGTACAGATTTTTGCGAGACACACCCAATTGGGAGTGATACATTTGTTTACGTTAATATAAACACATATTAACATACTATAGTTTATTCTCGCCTCAGAGTGAGATGAGGGTTAAAAAACGATCTGTGTGGCACACCTATAGGGATAAAAATCATACCCGCAAACTATTTGGTGGAACAACTGATGTGAACTTTTAACGCTAGGGCTAACGCTAACGCTAGGGCTAACGCTAACGCTAGGGCTAACGCTAACGCTAGGGCTAACGCTAACGCTAGGGCTAACGCTAACGCTAGGGCTAACGCTAACGCTAGGGCTAACGCTAACGCTAGGGCTAACGCTAACGCTAGGGCTAACGCTAACGCTAGGGCTAACGCTAACGCTAGGGCTAACGCTAACGCTAGGGCTAACGCTAACGCTAGGGCTAACGCTAACGCTAGGGCTAACGCTAACGCTAGGGCTAACGCTAACGCTAGGGCTAACGCTAACGCTAGGGCTAACGCTAACGCTAGGGCTAACGACAGGAAGTTGTCATAATTGCGCGCTATAGCTGCCATTTTGAAAAATTTGTACTGTCATTGTTTTTGACATTATGATGTCATCTTTGTGGGACACAATCAGCCATTTTTAAACCACGCCTTTTGACAACGCCCATAAAGCTGTTAGATGTACCCATTGAAAGTGGTAATACCCGCCCATGGTGGTCTAGGTTGGGGGGTTTTTATATTAGAAAAAACAAGGCGGTATTTTGGCAGCGGGTAGCATATTGGTAAAAGGTAAGTGATTTTTAATATTAAACACACCATTAACCTATGCGGAAGTCAGTTAAAAAGGGGGCCGATTGGTGTATATTTGGAATGGTTCATAAAAAATGTATGGGGGCATAGTCAGCAGAGTCGCTTTATTTTTAATGGAAAGCCACCACATCGGGTTGGCGTGAACGTGTACCCAATTAAGAAAATTGGATGTTGCCAAACTGTAAAAAAAAACAATATATTCCAAATATCCAAGCATTAATAGAGGAGATTGGACTAGCACCAAATGTGGTGTACATTTTTTAATTTAAGTTTAATGTAAACATTTACTTTGCTAGGGGTCATAAAATTGGGAAGTGTTACATTTTATATCTTTAGTGAATGTATATTAGCGTTTCATTTATTAATTTTAAATGGGTGGGAATCCCGTGTGTTTGGTATTGGGGAGTTGGGAATGCGTTAATAACCCAATAAGGGGTGTTTGCTAAGGGTGGCCTTTGTATGATAAGAGTAAAACATTCTCTAGCTAGCCACTAGGGGATACATATTAATACCGCAGGAAGCCTCATATTGTAATAGCTTAACAATTCATTTTTCCTTCCAAAAATATTTAGGATATCCTGCGTGCTATCCACGATGGATTTAAATGTGCCAGGTAAACTAAGCAAATATTTTACTAAATGGTATAGTTGCAGTATTCGGGTGTATATATGTTTTATGAAGGTTACCTAAAATCATTAGCGCTATTTTTAACTATTGCATCATCGTGTTAAAAGGCGCTGTTTGGGAAAAGGAGATTTCTGCAGGTGCAGTGGCTTGCTAAAGCTTAAAATCTTGCAGCTTTAGGAATCTTCTTTTTCAAACGGAACTATAATCGACATTATAATTTATACTAATGTTATGAACCTCTTATATTTCCCCCTTTGCTTGTTTGTATTAATTATTTACACCACCCCCCTCCTTTGCTAGGGTTAACATTTTTGTGTTAAATATTTATAATTGCTGGTATTAACTTTTTAAAAACATTATAAAACTTTTTATTTAAAAATAGATTTATTTACAAGATGTAGGTTATCTTTTACACAGGTCATATAAGGTCATTGGTTTCTTCGATATCTGTAACAGTTGTGGGGACATGTCCTCTCTTCGTGTGTGGAAGGCCGCGACTGAAATATGCGCTGAAGACTGCGAACTCGTTGGCTCCCCTGTCTAAGTAATGAGTTAGGGGACAACGGGTCTGGGTATGGCACAGGTGGTACACTCTGTCGTCGTGGTCTCAGCAAAACATTACCACGTCTCCTGGTAATGCTACCTTCTGTTGGTCTTTGCACAGTGTGTATGTTGCATCCACTAAAGCTTTCAGAGTCTGCAGATCCGTGTTCTGCATGTATAGCTGCAGTGGTAGGTTCCATAAACAGACGATTAGTATTTTGTGAGCCAGATTCTGAGGCTTCGCCGCTAGAGCGTCTTCGTGGGGCAAGGGCTCTAAACCTTTGTACAAACTCCCGCAGGTTGTATCCGGACGGCGCTAGCTGGTCTCCGCTTGATAACACAACAGGTTGTTGCTGTGTCTGAACGGGTAACGAGGCTTGCCAATGCAAACAGCGTCTTCCTGGGATTGAACGGTTTTGCTGTTGGGTAGCAGGTACTTCGTCTTCAGCATTATGCTCTGGTTGGGGAGTGCAATCCAATGTGTTAGTATGCTCAGAAGTTAGGTCCACTGTGGGTATTTCACCCTCGCTGTCCAAAGTTAGGTCTATAATAGCCCCCACGGCTTCCCGACCGGAAAGGTTAACCTCCGACGGATTTTCTTGTCTGGCCGGGCCACCAGTGGCGGCTGGCACAGCTGCTGGCCTTCTACCCCGTCCCCCCCGTCTTCCCCGTCTTCCACGTCTACCCCTTCTAGTGGGTGCGTTAGGCCTTGGGTGCACGGGTCTGGGGTTTTCTGGGCGAAATGTTGTATTTGGCATGTTTTCTGAGTCAGAGTCGTTGCTGGTGTCTCCTGGGTCAGTTAGGTTGTTTGGATCAACCTCTGTGTCGCTGTCTGTTTCGTTTTCAGAGGAAGAGCTCGACGAGGAATCGATGTATTCAACACCTCTTCCGTGAGAAAGTGTAGAGATAGGCCTCGATGCAACGCACAACTCTGCCTGGATAATAAGTTCAGTAACAAAGGAAGCTGTGTCGTCCAAAAACATCGGCCAAAACTGGCGAGTGAGCTCTTCCTCGTTGCAGCCGTGATCGCACAGTGTATCCATAACAATGTTTCGCATTACCAGCGCCAGCTCCGGGGTATCAAACAGTTGGTCTAGTTTTTCACAAAGCCAGTCCACCAAAGGCTGTAATCGAGGGGATCCAGCAGTACCATTAGCGTTAAGGGGTACAAATGCCATTGGTCCATTCCATGCAGATATATTTTCCGGAGCATCGCCTCTATCAGCATCCCAAAATTGGCCCTCAAAGCTATCCTCGTCTTCGTCGCTGTCATAGTCAAACTCAACGCTCACCTTAGTTTCTTTAAACTCGCTGTCACTCTCGATAGTATGTACCACGGAGTTGACAGGTACCTTGCAGAGAGGACAGGTTGGGTTTTGTCGAATCCAGCGCGTAATACACACGTAGCAGAAAGCATGCAAGCATGGAAGCGCCATAGAGTAGTTGCTGGGGTCTTCTAGGCAGATTGGACATCGCTCAGCATCAACAGCCGCCATGGTTGCAAGAAGTTTGAAGTTTCCAAATGAAAAGGCTGTATCAGCTATTAACTCAAGCTTTGGGCCGTTCATATATCTAGATTAAGAACCACGTGATATTGCACGCCCATCTATGGCATTTATCCAATCCCACCCCTCCGAAAAAACATTTTTTAATGCATGCCACACCGGCCTTGAAAACGGTTTAACCTTATCGAACATTTGTAAAATAGTTAGCATGTGTAATAATGGGGGCGTGTTTGTTAAGAGCTTGTAGCTAATTTAGAGCTATTTTTCATAGCGTGTGTACTACGCTGCTATTTAAAATTAATGTTGTGTGTATTGGGCCGGCTTAGTATTCCATACCCCAATATTGCTTGGTATCTAATTTTACTCACCGTATTTTAGGTGGGCTACAAGTTTTGGCAGAAACGATAGAATGGCTTATTACAACAATATACACGTGGGTGGTACTGTGCTATACCAATGTTCTGGGTATAGTGTAAATAAAAAGATCGTAGTGGGGGTAGGACTCAAAAACAGAATTTCCAATTTAGGCCAATATAAACCAAAGGTGGGTGGGTTTATTACTGCGTATAGTTTCCTCATTTTGTCAAGGTCCCCAAAACCACACCGATACCACTTAAAATATCACATTATAGTGTTTATAGTTCACTTAGCCACTTAGTTTCCAAAGTATAATTATTGCCGTTTGGGTCACGGGCGTTTACCTTGCCCGCGCCCGAGAGAGAGGCCGGCCCCCACCGCCCATAACGCGGGCCCTCATTCAAATAGGGGGCGTGGCTTTTTGGGGGGGGCTTAAAGTGGGTGTGACCGGAAGCGGAAGTGACGCAAGCGGAAGGGGAGGAGCAGGAAGGGGAGGAGCAGGACCCACTAACCCGCCCACTAACCCGCCCACTAACCCGCCCACTAACCCGCCCACTAACCCGCCCACTAACCCGCCCACTAACCCGCCCACTAACCCGCCCACTAACCCGCCCACTAACCCGCCCACTAACCCGCCCACTAACCCGCCCACTAACCCGCCCACTAACCCGCCCACTAACCCGCCCACTAACCCGCCCACTAACCCGCCCACTAACCCGCCCACTAACCCGCCCACTAACCCGCCCACTAACCCGCCCACTAACCCGCCCACTAACCCGCCCACTAACCCGCCCACTAACCCGCCCACTAACCCGCCCACTAACCCGCCCACTAACACAAACCACACCGGAATTAATAATTAAAAACATGTTTTATTAATGTAATTTTGTGAAGCAAGCAACAGGGGGCGCGTTTGGGGATGGATTGGGGTGGAGTTTGCGTTGTGACGGGCGAACACATAGTTGTGGATGTGCTGATTTTTGTTTTGGTGTGTCCATAGGGTGGAGCTGTTGTTTAGGTGAGATAGGGGTTGCACCAGTCTTCTCCGTCCTCCTCGTCCGATACCACCTCTATCTTGATGGGGGCGCGTCGGATCAACTGCGCTGCCGGGCTCACCCCAGGGTGATCTGCAACCAGCTCCACGTCCCCCGGTCCGTCGATCTCAAGCTCATCGTCGGACTCGGGAAGGCACAGCTCCAGCGCGCCCATGTGGAGGACCGAGGTCGAGCGCTGACCGAACCCCGGCTCCCACTCAACCCGAGGGGCTCGGCGGCGAGGAGCCTCCGTGATGGGCATCACCAGGGGTTCAGCCTCGGCGTCGGGCTCCAGCAGCGCGACCCTGCAGAACTCGCTCAGCAGTTCTGGGATCAGCAGCTCGGCGGGCTCCACGGCCCCGGCTCCGCGCCGTCCGCAGGCGAGGTACACCGGGCGCAGCCATGCCCCAAGGCCCCATCGGTTGGCCGCGCGGTGGCTCTGGGCTGCGCCCTCCTCAAAGTCTGGGTCGTGGAACCCGAGCCCCTCGGCCTGGGCTCTCATGTCCTTGCAGCCGTCGTAGTCTGGCAGAACCCGCTGGCGGTACTCCCTAGGTGGCAGTGGAACGCGGGTGCGCTCTCCGGCCCGGGTGTCCACCGTGTAGGCCACGTTGGCCGCCCGACACAGCTTCAGGGGCTCCGAGTTCGGGTAGAGGCGCGCAAACGCGGCCTCGGCCCTCGCGAACAGTCCGGGCCCGAAGAGGGTGCTGGAAGTGAGGACCGCGCGGCTGAGGTGGCGCTCCCGGGGCCAGCGAACGGCGCAGGCGACCCGAGGGGTGAGGGTGGCCCGCATGTAGATGTGGTACTGGCTGATGGCGGGACCGTCCTGGGGCCAGTCCTCTAGGGAGACCGCGTCCAGCACTAGGAGCTTGCGTCTGGCGGAGCCCAGGCGAAGGCACAAGTACTCGATGCAGCCTGTAAAGGCCAAGTCCCCCGTGGAGAGGAGCAGGACTCCCTGGGCGTTTAGGGCAGACACGTCGGGGGGCCCAGTCCAGTTGCCAGCCCAGGCGTGGGACCGCTTTGTGAGTACCCGGTTCCCCAGGGCCGCCAGCAGCGCCGAGAGCCCCCCCTTGATGTCGGACCAGAGGGGCTCCCGGCGCGAGCCGCCGGGTCGGGTGGTTGGGAGTCCACCCAGCAGGTCCTCGTCCGGTAGCGGGGAGTAGAGCACCACCACCTTCACGTCTTCGGGGTCGGGGATCTGGTTCATCCAGGCAGCCCGGCGGCGGAGCGGTCCGCTGGCAGCCAGCTCTCCAAAGCGCGCGCCCTCCCTGGCCGGAGGCCCGTTGCAGCGGGCTGCGATGGTAGCCAGGGCCTGGGGGTCGAAGGTAAGCGCGGGGCGCCAGGCCTCGGGGAACAGCGGGTGGTCTATCAGCTCAGCCACGAGCTCTGGGGGACAGTAAGCAGCGCGGGCAGAGTCCCCGGGGGGTGGCGTGTGGCAGTCTCCATGGGGAACGCGTCTGAAGCCTCCCCGGCGGTGTGGCCCCTCGGGCGGCATGGGCCCCAAAGCTCGAGGGGCCTGAGTACCCACCCTGCGCTTTGGGGCAGGAGGGCTCTCTACCGGAGCGACCGGGTCGTATCCTCCGCGGGACCCCGGGAGCTCCCCCGCCGCCGGCTCCAGGGGCTCGGAGCGCCGCTTCCCGCTCTTGCCCCTGGGGCGCCCGTTGACGGGACGGTCGTTCGGGGAGGCGTAGGGTGCCGGTCCGCCCCCTCCCTGCGAGGAGACCGGCATCTCCTGGCCGAGGATAGCCTGGGAGGCAGCCGGTGGGGAGCGAGCCTTCTGCCCCGAGGGGCGAGCCTGGGTCTGGGTGGCCCGGGAGCAGGTTGTCGGCCCCCCGCTGCTCTGGTGCTGCGGGGAAGAAGACTGAGAGTGAGACGTGGCCGGCACCACGAGAGGCTTCCCGGGAACAGTGGGCCACAAGGCGGGGATGCGGGAGGTCTGGCTTCCCTCGGAGGAGGAGAGGGACTGCTGCTGCCCAACGTCGCCGCCGACAGACGATGAAGACTGTGACCGAGGAGGCGCAAGCAGGCCCACGGCTTCCCCCAACATGCCCCCGGCCAGACTGGGTATGCTAAACACGGCCTGGGTGATGGTCCAGGCCGAGGCCCGGGCCCGGGCTCCCTCCGCGTTGTAGCGCACCAGGGGTGCGACGGTTCTGGCCACAACCAGAACCGCGCGGACCGCGAGGCGCAGCTCGTCGGGGCCCAGGCGGTGGATAGGGTCAGAGTCCCCGAGTAGCCTGGCACGCTCGACCAGGTCCCTGAGTTCGTAGAGGGCGCAGGCAGCAGTCTCGAGCCCAGCGGGGTTGGAGCACAGCGCTTCGGGAGGGCAGGCGGGAGAGGGGATCTCGCTTGGGTCAAGCCCGGGGACAGCGGACGCTCCGCCGCGGAGGCGAAGTAGGGCTTCGAAAACGGCCTGGCAGGCCAGTACGCAGACGTCTCCGAGTTCCCTGAGCCTGAAGGCGGTAGGCTTGGGGGTTCTGGTACCAGGACCCGCGGCCGCCGTCTTGCGCCGTGGCCCGAGGGCCGCGCACACCCTGGTGTACTCCTCGCGGACCCTAGCAGATGTGGCCGGGGGATCCGGCTGTTGAGAGGCAGCCTGTGCTTGGGCCGGGTAGCTAGCCGTGACCCCGGCCGCCGAGTGGGAGTCCTGCCGCCCGGCGTCGTCGCGCGGGTAGGCCATGTCCGCGTACGCCCGTCTGAGGCTCTGGAGTATGAAGCTCTTTTGCGTGCGGTCGTAGCGGCGGCTCATGGCCACCGAGGCTGCCGCGTGCGGAAGGGCCCATAGAGCATTCCCGGCCGCCATGGCGTCCCCGATGTGGGGCAGGGGGTTAGCAACGCTCCCCGTGATGAAGGACCCATGTCCGCGGGGAGCGTGTATGAACTTCTGGCAGAACTGGGCCAGGTTCTGGTCGGCCCCGCCGAGCTTGGAGTTTTGCAGCCAAGACATGGCCTCGCGGTTCTCAAACACCATGCGCACCAGAGCGTTGTACTGCTTGGTGGAGTCCCCCATCTCGGGCACAAATACAGGTACGGCGGTCTGGGCTTCGGCGTAGCGCGAGGCGGCCAGAACTATTTCGGGGTCATCCCAGAGCCCGTCCCGCGAGTCCCCGGTTCCCCCATAGCGCACCCTCCCCGGTGGTGGGGCGTCCGACCCGGGCCATGGGTCTCCGGATGGTGTGAGCAGCGGCTCGCGCTGGCAGGTTCCGAGCCCTGGGGCCTGAGAGGAGCAGTTCATGTCCAACAGGTCCCACGCGCATCCCGGGAGGGCCTCTTCGGCCCCGGTTGTGGCGGCGGTCTGGGGTATGGGTCTTGGGTGGCAGCGCTTGCGCTTAGAGGCCCCGGCCAACGCAGACTTGGGCCGCTGGTCCTTGGGAGCTCTGTGTGGGCTCTGCCCTGGAGGAGACATTCTCGGGTCGGGCTTCTCCAGCGTCTTGGCCAGATTGGCGTCCCTAACCCCCTCCAGGTACTCTAAAATGCGAGCTCCCGGGGCGAGGGGCCCGCCCGGGTTACTCGGGGTGGGAGCGCCGGTTGAAGCCGCAAAAGCGCCGACGGGGCTTTGGTGCCCCTTCTCTGAGCGTCCGCTCTTTGGGGTGTACGATCCAGGGGCTATACGATCCCCGCTAATCTGCCCAGGGGACCCGGTGGCCGGTTGGGTTTTTGCGGCGCTCGGCGAGGGATGGGGGCGAGGAGTTTTCTCTTCGCCCCCATCATCGCTGTCACTGTCTTCGGAGGAAGACGAAGACGAGCTGCTCGCCCCGGCACCATCGGCTTGGTCTTCCGTCGATGAGGAGGACGAGGACGACGATGATATGGAGATGCTCCGGCCCCTTGGCGCCGGCCTCCCCTCGGGGGAGGCCGAGGGTGGAAACTCGGCCCCGGGAGACCCCGGGCAGGTCTCGGTGTCGCTCCCGGTGCCCTGGTTATAGGCACCTCCGCCCGATGATCCGGTGTCCCTGCGACCGGCCCCTGTAGCCGCGGACGAGTGAACCATCTTCAGCATCTCGGCGAGCCCCGGAGCGGGGTTATGAGCGGGCGATGCCGGCACTGCTGCTCTGGCCGGAGACCGCTTTGCCTTCCCGCCGCGGGGCTCGGGGGCCGGGGAAGGCGGCGGGATGACTACCGCCGGGGTGGCCAAGGGCGCGTCGTCCACCCCAAACATCCCCTGGCTTCCGTACAGCAGATCCGGGGCGGCCGGGGTATGGAACCCCTCTTCGGCCGCGCTGGCTGCGCGGATGAGGTTGTCCTCGTCCAGGTTGTTGCTCTCGATGAAGTCGTAGAGGTCCGGAGCAAAATCGCTGCGCTGGCTGGCCATGGCTCGCTCTCTCCCGGGTTTTAGAGGAGAACGGGTGAGGTGCGCGCTCGAACCGAGGTTAGACGCTGCTGGAGCTCTCTACCCTGAAAAGGCAAGGGCGGACAAAATGCTTGGTTGGAGCGGCGCCTAATGGTAAAAGGGAACGCGGGCCATGGCCTCTCCCAGCTGGGGTGGTAGCTCCGCCCCACTAGAAACCCAAAAGCCAGCACCCTAAGCTCGGCCGGGCAGACGCAGGCCGAGTATGCCCGCAGAGTGATGCCTCAAGCGGCAGAGCCGGAGTAGCGCCGTAGTTTTGGCTCGAGAACAGCGAAGGAGAAGAGAGCAGATAAGTATGAAGCCAAGTTGGTAAGCCGTCCCCCGGGAGCTCTTACCTCCACAAGCCGAGAAGGGAGCACCAAAAGCGGGCAAGCCTGCCAAGAGTAAATCGATGTCCTTTGAGGAGATGGTTGGTCTAGTTGAGCTGAGAGGCTCTCTAGTCTGCGATGCTACGATGAGTGAGCAACAGGTGCTATATACTACAACGATGGGGTTTGTACCTCCCCCAATGGGAGGGGCCAACCCACAAAGGCCGTTTGGATTGGCTGGCTGCGATGGGCGGTGGGCGTGTATCCGTTCCAACCAATGATACACTAGTGTACAATTTTCATTTACATGCGCCTAACGCCTTCCCCTAGCTCTACCCAATGGCAATTGGTATGTCATTTTTAATTTGCATGTGTTTCCTCCCAGGGAAGCGCGTCGCACCAACAGGAGGTAGCCGAGCACATCTCATATGCATAAAGATGGACGCCAACTGCCGCCATGACACTTCCGTGCATATATCATTTGCATGCATCTCCTCCCCGGTAGAGCGTCGCACCAACTAGGGTCCGTATCTCACATCTCATATGCATAAAGAGGAAGGCGCTGTGGTGCCACGACACTTCCTGGTAAATATCATCTGCATACAAATGAGCCTGGGAGGAGCACGGGGAGTTGTATGCGAAATTAATTTTAATAAAAATGGCGCGTGCGTTATTTCCCAAGGAAGCGGAAATGGCGCACCTGCAAAGGGAGGGGGCAATGGGCGGTGGGCGGTAACTCATTTGTTTTGTAATTTCCTGTGAATCTCATTAAAGTTTAACCAATTAAAACACGTATCGTTTTTTGTGTATGAAATGGGCGGGATACTATCTACGTGGACCAATTTGCATATTATATGAAAACTAACCGCATGATGGCGCTATTTTTTAAACACTCGATTTACATGCACTTTTATATACGCCCTTGTGGTGGCGCAGTTACACGTTAACAGGTGCAGTTTATACAGATAACCACCATGTGGTGCTCTAGATCGCAGTCCATCGTAACGACATTCTATGACGCTATACACTCAGTACAACCCACGCCCCCTCTACGTAACACATTTCCCACCCTATATTCAAATAAGTATGTGGGTTGGGTCTATTAAGATCAATGGGAGGGGGTACCGGGGGGAAATATACACGCCCATTTTCACCTCCCGCCCCCACCCCATCCAATTTGATTTCTGTTTATCGGCCAACTAAAAAGTAAAACCGTAGAACCGTGTAAGCGGTTAAGCGCTTTACGTTTTACTACAGGTGTGAGAATGTAGTAGAAAAATAAGATTCAACCACCCATCAGTAACTCCACGACATACATCTTGCGGGTCTGCCATTTATAATTAAACGACCCCCCCTTAGTTTTTTTTTATTGCTAATGCGTAAACCTGCCCCATGCCCCCAGTACAAACAAGGGGGGGGGGGCACTAAAAATTTTTGCGCGAAAAAAAAAACGTGGGTGATATACGGCGGGTATGGATATGGGGGGGGGCAATAAAAGTTTTTACGATATAAACGGCAACGTACGGTTTACGGTGTGCGTGTGGGGGGGGCGCACTAAAATACGGTTACTAACGCACCCCAGCGTATGGCGAGAGTGGTTGGGTAGGTTGCTAGCTGGCACAGTGCCATGCGCGCTCCCGAGATATTACGTAACCCGGATAAGAAGTGCGAACATGTAGTGTTCGCACTTTGTTACAATAAGTATTATAACTTATTAGTGATTGGTGCGAACGGCACCTATACCCAATCAGGATTGAGTATAAAAACCACGTGCCATGTTTCCAATTTTGTCCGATAATCGATAACCTATTATTAAAGAAGGCGTGGTGAAGTACATGTATACGCCTTCTGGAAGGCGTGGAACATGGGACTAGTGTATATATTAGCCAGCGCCTCACCATGTGAAGGGACACACGCAGCTCCAAAACTCAAGCCGTTTGATACGCATCCACTGCAAAACCTATCGAGGTAGGTGTGGCGTACCGTCGTGGGGGTGGTCGTGGGGGTGGTCGTGGGGGTGGTCGTGGGGGTGGTCGTGGGGGTGGTCGTGGGGGTGGTCGTGGGGGTGGTCGTGGGGGTGGTCGTGGGGGTGGTCGTGGGGGTGGTCGTGGGGGTGGTCGTGGGGGTGGTCGTGGGGGTGGTCGTGGGGGTGGTCGTGGGGGTGGTCGTGGGGGTGGTCGTGACCATTTTTCTCATTCGCTTATAGGCTCGAGCGCCAATCGCGACCCCCGCCTCGTTTTGGCCGAACAAAACGCCCCGTGTCTACTCGATTTGCGCCAAGCGAGCCCAGACCGCAGCAACCATGCCACACGGCCAGCCATGTGGGGCGTGCGACGGATCCTGCCGCATGTCACAGCGGGGGGCGCCGTCCACCAGCCCCATCATACCCTCCCTGTCCCCCTCATCTGGTGGGAACCCATCCCCACGCTCCAGCCAGCGCATAGACTCCGTGCGCGTGCCCGCCAGGCTTCCCGGCGGCTCTGACCATCCGGAATACGGCCTGCCGCTCTCGCCGAGGTCGCTGCGCCCGTACCTGTCTCGGGGGCCGGGAGCGTTCTGCGCTCCGCCGTGGCGCCCAGACGTAAACCGCCTCGCCGGGGACGTCAATCGCTTGTTTAGGGGTATATCTACTTCATCTATTCACGTAACAGAAGACTCGCGCGTCCTGCGCAGGGTGCTGTTGGACTTTTACGCTATGGGGTACACGCATGCACGCCCTACCCTAGAATGTTGGCAGGCCCTTTTGCAGCTGATGCCGGAGCAGAGCCTTCCGCTGCGGGCCACGCTGCGTGCCATAAACTCGGAAGACAAGTACGAGCAGAGGTTTCTTGATCCGCCCAGCAAGCCACCCAAAACCCTCTTTGGGGAAGAGTGCGAAGTTAGCGGCGACGAGTCTCCGTCAGAGGAGGAAGAGGCTAGCGGAAATAGCACCATTTCAGAGTTTAGTCCCGAGGAAGAGAGCGCCAGCAGCGACTTTGAAAGCTTTTCGGACGAGGAAGACGACTCTTGTTGCACGGGAAAGTGGTCTAGCAGCGAAAGCGATAGCGAGGCAGATGTCCCCACCAACCCTCCCACCACACGTGCCCGCGCTGCTCAAAAGCGCCGCGGGCGCCCTGTCCCCAAAGGCGGGCGCCCGGCCAAAAGCGCTCGCCGGTGATTAAAAGCACACGCAACCAAAACCGCATAGGTAGTTACCGTTTTTAGTAGCCCTATTAGTTCCCACCATAACCCCCAACACGCCGCAGTTAATTCATATGTAGCATCAATGCGCGTCTATCCCCGCTTATAACCAAATAAATCGTTGACTAACCTTCATCGAGCACAATCTCGTGTTTGTCGCGTGCATGCAGCAAACGGTGGGTGGTATTGGGGTTGGGCGAGCGCTATACAGAAGATCTCCCCCGCCGTCGTAACACGCGTTCCCCGTTAAACGTGCAAGCCGTGTGCGTACGCCCAACGGTGCCCCTTTATCGCCGTATGAATATGTGAAGAGCGATAACAGCACCCACGCAAACGGGCCGGCCGGGGTGAGATGTGTGCCGGAAGGCATGATGGAAGAACAATAGGATAGAGGCACGGGCGGGGCTATGGCACATGCGATTCCCCGCCCCGCCGAGGAAATACCCCTGGTACCCGGCCGCGCCCGGTCAGTGCGCCTAGGCTCCACGCTCCCGAGAGTTATGGACTGCGCGTACGGTTCCCCCATGGCGGTAGACGGGGGTGTGAGAACCGGGGGAGACTGCGGAGGCGGTGAGGGGCTGTACCCCACCAGCACGGACACGGCCGCGCACGCGGTGTCGCTTCCCCGCTCAGTGGGCGAATTCGCGTCAGCGGTGCGCGCTATGTCCGCGGATGCCGCTGACGCGCTCAGGAGAGGAGCGGGGCCTCCCCCCGAAATCTGGCCGCGCGCGTACCGCATGTTCTGCGAACTATTCGGCCGATATGCGGTCAGCCCCATGCCCGTTTTCCACTCGGCGGACCCGCTACGCCGCGCGGTGGGGAGGTACCTGGTAGACCTAGGCGCCGCGCCGGTGGAGACCCACGCTGAGCTCAGCACCCGCCTCCTTTTTTGCGCCCACTGGTGCTGCCTGGGGCACGCGTTCGGCTGTTCCCGCCAGGCCATGTACGAGCGCGAGTGCGCACGGTTTTTCGAAGCGAGACTCGGGATCGGGGAGACCCCCCCAGCCGACTCGGAGCGCTACTGGGTGGCGCTGCTGGACATGGCGGGGGCCGATCCGGAGCTATTTCCCCGACACGCCGCCGCCGCCGCGTACCTGCGTACCCGAGGCCGAAAGCTCCCGCTCCCCCTGCCCCCACAGGCGGGTTCCGCGACGGTATCGGTGGCCAGTCAATCAATAAACTTTTAAACTTTCTATATTGCATAAACCAAAGCGTTCAAGTACCTCCCCACCTCCCCACCTCCCCACCTCCCCACCTCCCCACCTCCCCACCTCCCCACCTCCCCACCTCCCCACCTCCCCACCTCCCCACCTCCCCACCTCCCCACCTCCCCACCTCCCCACCTCCCCACCTCCCCACCTCCCCACCTCCCCACCTCCGATAGGGGGTGGGAAACAAGCTACCCGGGCCATCGAACAAACGCGCAGAGGCTGGGGTTCTCTACTATGAGGTTTTATTGACTGGCGGGTGCGGGACAGCAGGGTGGGAAATCGTGGCGGTAGAGGCGATGGCCGCGTCCGCGGGTTCGCGTCACTGAAATACGCGCGCGAGGAACGCCCCGACGATCCCGGATATCGCGCACAGGACAGCGACGAGCACGACGCCGGCGACCGTGAGGGCCACGCGTCGCCGCCTGTGTCGCCGCGCCTGCCGCCGGCCGACCCTCTGGATGAACAGGCTGGCGTTAAACAGCAACGACCAGGTTGTCTGAGTTTTTATCAACCGAATTTCCATTTTTTGGCTGTTGGGCATCTCTGGGATGTGCATCTAAAACTTGATCACCGATGCTTGATTGTTGAGCATTTCTGGTATGCTGTTTTGGTTCACCCTGAAGATCTAGGCGTAAAAAGGTTGTGTTTATTTCCTGAAACGCATCTTCTGTAACGTTTGACTGGAACTCCCATCCATGTTTTAGTACATAGCGCCTAGATGGTATGGGCAATTTCTTTGGACCAGTCCAGTTTGACATTTCCTCTTCTAGCCATTTTGGAACCTCAGCAAATGCTTCTTCAAGCAGATCACTCGGATCGACGCTGTAAGCATCTTTTGTGTCTGCTCTGATGTAGTAAAGTGTTTCTGATGGTTGATTTTCTCCCTCGTAGTACTCTTCTGGATATAAAAATGGCAATCGGACAAATGTTCCATCGTCCAGCTGCTTGTAAAATCGCTTTTCAAACTTTGGAGGTGGTAGGGCCTTAAAGCTGAGCACTTCGCCATCAACTTTACTTTCAACTGGAACACGGCCAGGCATCTCACTCGGTCCAACTGGAAAGTAGCCTTCGGGTACCTTTGCAAAGTACCCCTCGTTCATTTCTTCGCGACAACGTCTGAAGTATGGCCGCCCAAGCATATACTTATATGGGTTAAAGAGATATTTGCGCGGTTCTTGAGAAGCGCCGTCCTTGGCGTTGGACTCGCTCACAGTTGCAGATGAAAAGGTGGGTGCCAAAACTAGATGCGGTGGATTAGCGTTGCGGCGGCGAGCAAGATTACAGCGAAAAACTTCGGTGCCTGCAGTGGCGGCTGTAAGCATGTCGGAGCTCATGTCTAAAGATAGACGTGAAGTTTGTAAGTAAAAATCTCACAGGAAACCACACTTGGCAAAGCGCAGTGACTAGCAAAGAGCTTCCCCAACCTTTTAACGTCTGGCTGTTCTATCAAACACACCCCCTAGTAGGCGTGATTTCCACGTCATTTCTGTGGGTTTCCGGGCAGCTGCACGAGGAGATAGGGTGCTAGGTGGTATTGTAGAGTTGGCTTGCATCGACGTGCTAACGCGCTGCAAGTTTTTGCCTTTTGATGGCTGTGGAGTAAAACACATCTTATCGTTTAGGCTGGCTGTAGACTCTTGGCAAAACAGGCCATTATAAGTTTTTTTAGAACGTCTTTTAGTTTTTGTTCTGTTAGTTATTTGTGGACATAAATTCTCTTGTAAACGCATAGGGTCTACAACCGCATAAATTAACCGCTTAAAATTTGGCGGGGGAGATACAAAAGATGATTTATGTTGTAATAAACTGCGCGCGCTCTCAGGGTGGTCTTGTCCGGGTAAAACCTTTTGTTTTAGTAGATGCTTATAATCCACGGTTGTCAACGGTATTGTTTCGAATAGTTTTCCGCACACGAAGCTGGGCTGCCAAGATTTATTAAACTCATCTTCGATCTCCACATACACAATTCGCTTGGGGCCCGGTATGAGGTTGAACACAGGCCTGCATAAATCTGCAGCTCCCAAAACCCATAGGTGGTATGGCCTATTGATGATAATGCTGGAGTTGAGGTAGTTGTAGCCGGATAGTACAGAAAGCCACTCTATACTAATGCCAATTCTATCCTCTTGATAAATCACGCCATTTCTTTCTAGGGCTATAGCAGTAGCCCCCCTAGTTCTCACTATAGGCCTGCATGCTTTTGGCAGGGCTAAGAGACTCGAAGAAAATTTGTACAGGTCAGCAGAACGCACCACTATTGGTATTCCTAGAGGTTCTGAGGCTAATACAAAACATAGTCGTCCCAAAAACTCCCACAGTTTTCCATCTACGTCGATAGAACTGTCGGGCAAAGCTTTATGCCTGTCAACCACCATGACAACTGTAATTAAAACCACACCCATGTTATTAGCAAATGGGTGTGTTAAACCAACCCAATAAATTTCAGCAGAGCTGCTCTAGCTACACACTTTGTTGTGAAAAAGACTTGCTGTGTTACGGGATTCGTAGCTTTATAAGCACACGCCCACAGCATCGGCATGGAAAATAAACAATACGACCACCTATTGTCCGACTGGCTATCCGGTAATATTAGCGAGGCATCTGAATCGATGGATACGACACCCCCACTACAGCTTTCTGTACATCCTCAAAATCCAAGCTGTGGGGGGGCAGCCGCTAATGAGGACCTGTACTCAGACATAAGCGATGGCGACCTTGAATGTAGTGACTGCGATAGTGCATCTGAGAGCGATGAAGACGATGACGATGGGCTAATGCCCCCAAAAGAAAAGGCGAAGGAAGTGGCTGCTTCATTTGGGTTCAAGGTCATTAAAACGCTAACTCCTGGCTCAGAGGGGCGTGTTATGGTTGCAACAAAGGAGGGCCAGCCAGACCAGGTCGTATTGAAGATTGGCCAAAAGGGAACTACGCTCATCGAAGCCATGATGCTAAGAAACGTAAACCACCCATGCGTGATTAAAATGAAGGACACCCTAGTGTCTGGTGGAATAACTTGCATGGTACTACCTCACTACAATTCGGATCTGTACACATTTTTGACTCGGCGATCAACGCGTATACCTATTGATCAGGCATTGATTATAGAACGACAGATTCTAGAGGGGCTGCGGTACCTTCACGCACAGCGGATCATACACAGAGATGTTAAGACTGAAAATATTTTTATAAACAGCGTCGATCAAGTGTGCATAGCAGACTTTGGAGCAGCACAATTTCCGGTTGTGGACCCCATGGACCTTGGTTTGGCTGGTACCGTGGAAACTAACGCTCCGGAAGTTTTGGCCAGAGCAAAATACAATTCGAAGGTAGACATATGGAGCGCCGGAATAGTTCTGTTTGAAATGCTCGCATATCCATCAACTCTATTTGAGGACCCGCCGAGTACCCCACAAGAGTATGTAAAAAGCTGTCATTCTCAACTACTGAGAATAATATCAAAGCTAAAGATAAACCCTGAGGAGTTTCCACGGGAACCAGAGTCTAGGCTCGTGCGCGGATACATCGAATACGCCAGCCTAGAGCGTAAGCCACATACGCGCTATCCTTGCTTCCAGCGCGTGAACCTACACATTGACGGGGAATTTTTGATCCATAAAATGCTAGCGTTCAATGCTGCGATGCGCCCATCCGCAGAAGAGTTGTTGTCCTACCCAATGTTTATGAATCTGTAGGATGACTAACAGATTTGGGGTGGAGACGGCGTGGGCGATACTGTATAAAGTTGTACTACTTACCAGCCCAGTCAGTGTGCTGTAGTGCCACCACCTGTAAAGCTGTGATAAGCTGCAGTTATGTTGGCTGTGGGAGCAACTCTGTGTTTACTGAGTTTCCTAACTGGCGCTACTGGACGGCTAGCTCCTGACGACCTCTGCTATGCAGAACCCCGCAAAACCGGTCCCATGCCCCGCTCAAAACCTAAACACCAACCCCTACTATTTGAAGCCCCAAAGGTTGCTCTTACGGCAGAGTCAAAGGGTTGTCAACTAATATTGTTAGACCCTCCAATAGACATGGGCTATCGCTTAGAGGACAAGATAAACGCTTCCATTGCTTGGTTTTTTGACTTTGGTAATTGTCGAATGCCCATCGCATACAGAGAGTACTATGATTGCGTTGGCAACGCAATCCCATCTCCAGAAACATGTGATGGTTACTCATTTACACTTGTTAAAACAGAGGGTGTAGTTGAGTTTACCATCGTAAACATGAGCTTACTGTTGCAGCCTGGAATATACGACAGTGGAAGTTTTATATACAGCGCCCTTCTAGATATGGATGTATTGACTGGACGCGTAATTTTGAACGTGGAGAACGACACTAACTATCCATGCGGAATGACTCACGGCCTCACTGCTTATGGCAACATCAACGTAGATGAAACCACGCACACAACCCCACATCCACGTGCTGTCGGGTGTTTTCCAGAACTCATTAACTTCGATGCATGGGAAAACGTTACATTCGAAGAAATGGGGATACCAGACCCAAACTCATTTCTTGATGATGAGAGTGATTACCCGAATACAATGGACTGTTACTCGTGGGATTTATACACATATCCCAAAAGCCTGAAGCAGGCAGAGGGGCCCCAAACCTTGTTAATAGGTGCAGTTGGACTCAGAATACTCGCGCAAGCATGGAAGTTTGTTGAAAATGAAACCTACAGCAGCATACGCGCAGATGCTAAGGAGTTGATGTTACACAGCCAGTCCTGTACAGCTGATTCGTCGCAAGAAAGCACATCTATGAAGAATAACCCTATTTATTCAGAGGGGAGCCTCATGCTAAACGTTCAGCACGATGACAGCATCCACACGGAAGGGATGAAGAATAACCCTGTTTATTCAGAGAGCCTCATGCTAAACGTCCAGCACGATGACAGCATCCACACCGGGGGTGTGTTGCATGGCCTCCAAGACTGCGACAACCAGCTCAAAACTGTGTATATTTGCCTAGCTCTTATTGGACTCGGCACATGTGCCATGATAGGACTAATAGTTTACATTTTTGTGCTAAGGTCAAAAATATCTTCCCACAATTTATCGCGCTCACAAAATGTAAAACATAGAAACTATCATCGACTTGAGTACGTTGCATAATACATGTCAAATAAAAGTTAAAAATTAAACATTGTTGTCTGTAATAACTGAGTGTGGTTTTAAAAATACTAAATCGCGGCAATGTTGCAAACGGTCCTCTACAAAAGAGAGGGTTGATGGTATATATGAAATAGTCCCCCCTTCATGAGTTTCGCGTAGAGGTCTAACTTAACAGCGATGGGGTTCATCTATGTTAGCAGAATACTGCTATGCCTGGCAGTTGGTATTTATGCCATAGGGGCAACAACCGCGGAAACTACTACCGCTAGCTCGTCAACTTCTGGAAGTACCCAGTCCGCGTCTAGCGAAACTAATAGTAGTAGTTCCCCCACCACGGGCCCCACTACCACATCTTCCCAAACATCCTCTTCTAACTCTACCCAAACACCTTCAACGTCTCAAACACCCACTACTAGCTCGTCTACCGTTTCCACAACTACTACTTCAAACTCAACAAACGAAAGTTCTACTGCGACGGCTACATCAACTGCAACTCCAACATCCACAGAAGCTTCTACGTCAACAACTACATCAACCTCGGTGTCCGAATCACCAACATCAACCACAGCTACCACAGCTGCTACTACCACAACTGAATCCACCACAACTGAATCCACCACAGCTGCTACTACCACAGCTGCTACTACCACAGCTGCTACTACCACAGCTGCTACTACCACAGCTGCTACTACCACAGCTGCTACTACCACAGCTGCTACTACCACAGCTGCTACTACCACAGCTGCTACTACCACAGCTGCTACTACCACAGCTGCTACTACCACAGCTGCTACTACCACAGCTGCTACTACCACAGCTGCTACTACCACAGCTGCTACTACCACAGCTGCTACTACCACAGCTGCTACTACCACAGCTGCTACTACCACAGCTGCTACTACCACAGCTGCTACTACCACAGCTGCTACTACCACAGCTGCTACGCCAACAGAGTCAAGCGAGGCATCTTCCACATTAGCGGCCACCACAGCTGACACCACAGCTGACACCACAGCTGACACCACAGCTGACACCACAGCTGACACCACAGCTGACACCACAGCTGACACCACAGCTGACACCACAACTACTTCAGGGTCCACCGCAGCTAACACAACCTCTACCACATCGGCCACTGTAACAATAGCTCCAACAACATTTACGACTAAGTATACCACAAATTCTTCGTCTACCGGGAAAATAAACACCTCCAAAAATACACCAAAACCCCCACAATATACTACAGCTTCCACGGAGAAACCAACTAAGGCGAATTCTTTAACAGCGGCGAACGCAACGGGCTTATCCACCAAACCCCCAACTTTATTCACGCCCACACAAACAAGCCCAACACCTAGCGAAACGTCTGTGGGTACCAGAGAGTACTTGGCAATCACCTATGGAAAAACTACATATACAACTCCCACTAATGCCCTAAGTTCAACTAATGTTTGGCCTGCCAGAGATAATAGTTCAACTCAACAAACAACCCAACATGACTACATAGTAACTACCCAAAAACTTACGGGACATTTACACCAGCACAAGGGCCGCGCAAATGGTAAAAACGTCAATAATAAGTCTCACCCATCAGTGCGACCAGATAGGTTAACGCCACACACGGATTACCACTATTACTACGATGATACCGATTACCCACAGGACGGTTCATTTGAGCGTGTAACCCCACCCCCACAAGGCCAACCAAACATAGAGCTGGGTGTGGCTACGCTTAGAAAAAACTTTTTGGTGGCAACGTGTACCGTGGAGGCTACTATGGGCTTGTCATTTTTTTGGAAAATTGGCAACGCCAGCGTTGACGCGTTTAGCAGGGGAACAACGCATACGCGAGTGATGCGCAATGGGTCACCTGTTTATGCGCTAATATCTACGCTAAAAATTCCGTGGGTTAATGTGATTCCATTAACCGAGATTACTTGCGCTGCGTGTAAAGACAATTTTATTGGCAATGAAGCTGATCTCACCTCGTGCACCGTTAAATCAACCACAATACCATGTCCAGGCCAACAACGCACCCATATTTTCTTTTCTATGAAGGGGGACAGAGCTGTTTGTATTACATCAGAACTTGCGTCCCCACCAACTATAACATGGTCGGTTGGATCAAACAGGTTGCACAACAATGGATTTACGCAAACGTGGTATGAAATACAACCTGGAGTGTGTGGAATATTGCGTAGCGAGGTCCACATTAGCCGCCCGTCTTGGCGCGTTGGTGCCCCAACGCGCGATTATCTTTGCGAAGCCACAGTATCAGATGCAAAGACGAGTGATTACAAGGTTTTACCTAACGCTTACTCGACTTCCAACTTCGCTTTAGTGGCTGCGACCACGCTAACAGTAACAATTTTATGTTTGCTGTGCTGCTTGTACTGTATGTTAACACGCCCCCGGGCGTCCGTATATTAACTCAAAAATTATCTCTTTGGCTTTACAACCCGTGGTAGCGTGTGTAGAAGCGCGCCGCTACTTTAGTGGGTTTTTTTTAATAAACGCGGTATGTCTACCTTCAAGCCTATGATGAACGGATGTTTGGTGTTTGCGGCTATTATAACGCTCTTGAGTTTTATGCTATCTCTGGGAACATGCGAAAATTACAGGCGTGTGGTTCGGGGGAACCAAAATCAGCGACCCGAGTTTCCACCACCCCGATACAACTTTACAATTGTGACAACATACAATGAAACGTCGCTACCATCACCGTTTATTAACGACCAAGTAAAAATTGTTGACGTTCGAACCGTGGCTGCTACACGCCCATGTGAAATGATAGCGCTGATTGCAAAAACAAACGTAGACTCAATTATAAAAGAGCTAGATGCTGCCCACAAAACATATTCCGCAAGACTGACTTGGTTTAAAATTACGCCAACATGCGCAACGCCAATCCATGATGTTGTTTATATGAAATGCAATCCAAAGTTATTATTTGGAATGTGTGATGAGCGATCAAATATATTATGGCTCAATAGTTTGATTACAACTGCTGCGGAGACAGACGACGAACTTGGACTTGTATTGGCCTCCCCTGCCCATAGCTACTCTGGACTGTATAGGCGCGTTATACAAATTGATGGAAGGCGAATTTATACAGACTTTTCCGTAACAATTCCGAGCAGCCATTGTCCGCTTTCTTTTGAGCAGAACTTTGGTAATCCTGATCGCTGTAAAACTCCTGAGCAATACTCGCGGGGTGAAGTATATACAAGTCGTTTTCTCAGTGAATTCAACTACAGACAAGGTGTACATTTAGCATGGGTAAAACACTGGTTTGTGCAAGATGGTGGAAACCTTCCAGTACAGTTTTACGAAGCCCAGGCGTTTGCAAGACCAGTACCACCGGATAATCACCCAGGATTTGATTCGGTCGAATCGGAAATAACACAAAATAAAACAAACCCAAAGCAAGAACAGGCAAGTCCAAAACCCAATCCACCATTTAAGTGGCCCAGTATAAAACAATTGGCCCCAAGAATCGATGAGGTGGATAATGCCAAAGAAATCACCACAAAAAAACCACCAGCGTCTAATAGCAACTCTACGTTTATTGGAGTTGTTATTGGTTTGGGTGTTGTTGGCTTGATATCAGTTGGAGCAATTTTATACGTTTGTTGGCGTCGAAGAAAGTCACAGAACAAGTCTGGAAAAAATGGCTCACCTAGCCTACGCTCTACCTTTAAGGATGTCAAATATACTCAGCTTCCGTAAACAGTGTTGCGTAACATGCTGGGAGGTACCCACGGCCTTAAAGCTACGCTGTTTGGAGATAAAACGCACAACTTACATCAAACGCGACACAGCAAGTAGTCGCTATGGCCAAACATACTGTATTGTTTACTGCTTCGATATTACTAGCTATATCTATGTGTGCAACCGCAATTATATATCGCGGAGAACATATGAGCATGTACCTCAACGCCAGTTCAGAGTTTGCAGTGTACCCAAAAGACAAGTCTCTAGTAGTTGTTGGACACATGCTGTTTCTAGATGGACAACGACTCCCAACTACCAACTATAGTGGACTTATCGAGTTGATTCATCACAACTACTCTAGGGGCTGCTACTCTGTCATTCAAACAATATCGTATGAATCATGCCCGCGTGTGGCCAATAATGCTTTCAGATCTTGCCTTCACAAAACTTCTAATCACAACCAGGACTACTTTCATGTGAACACCTCTGTAGAAACTAACGTTCTCTTAAACATTACCCGGCCACAGCCCGCAGATTCCGGGGCGTATATCCTCCGCGTAAAACTCAACCACGCTCCCACGGCAGATGTTTTTGGTGTTTCGGCCTTCGTTTATGATTTACAATCTAACACAGTTCCAGAGCCAGTTCCAACCGCTAAAGAACCCAGTAATGTGTTTACACGGACACCTGCCCCTGCACCTGCTAACACCTCTACCAAAACTGGCTCCAACACAACATCGTCTCAATCGACGTGGTTGTATACTCCGACTCCTCGCCCAGCCTTGGAAACACACCTCACTACAGCACCGGCTAACGAAACTGTAGTTAGTGGTGATACCGCCATGCTCTGTCATGGGTTTCGGCCATCAACCGCAGTACCAACAATATACATGCATCTATTAGGACTTACTGGCAACCTACCCGAAGATGTTTTGCTAATAGAGGACTCGGAGATTCTTCGTACACCACCCCCCAAACCGCAAACCACTTCTTCCAGAACTGAGGGTGATGACTTTAAGCAAACAAACTCAACTTCCCCAAAATCGCGCAATAAGATTGTTGCGATGGTGGTTATTCCAACCGCGTGTGTGTTAATGTTGTTGCTGGTGGTTGTTGGTGCAATCATCAACGGTGCCGTGCGCAAACATTTTCTGAGCTGCGCAAGCCGCAGAATCTACCGCTCAAGACAAGGTGGAGTTTCATCGTCAGAGTGGAGCCGGTTGGCGTGTGGGCCCACCTTAGCAGCCTCATCAGAATCGCTGGCTGATGATACAACGGCCTCGCCACCATCCCACAAGCCTACAGAAAAACCTACACCGGAAAGCGATCCTCTTCTAGAACAGTTGAACCGTAAACTGGAGGCCATAAAAGAGGAAGACTAATAATGGGGGGTTTTAAAGTTTATGTATTATTGTTTCTATATATTAAAAATTGTTGAAATATAAATATCTTATGTAATGTTTACATTATTCGTGATTGGGACGGTCTTAGGGGAGGTGGTGCAACTAGGGTTTAAAGCCCTGAATGTTCTGGAGTGAACCCACAGTTCTCCTCTTTGGCGTCAAAGCAATCAGACGTCCAATCTAAAGTAGAACGTCACAATGGAGCTGTTAGACTCCCGCCGTGCTTTTTTCTTTTTTGTACTAATAACAGTACTCGATGCGTGGGGAGTTCAACGGGTTGAACTCACCGAGGGGGCATGGGCCATGATCGACGGAAGAGACGTTTTAACCCCAACTAACACGACCACTAGGGTTACAAAGGCCTGGACATTTTTGGAAACCCCACCGGGATGTGCTGGTGATATAACAGTCAAGACTGTGTGCGTAAGCGCTAGTCTGTGCGAAGATAACATTATAATAGGAAATCACTGTAACCTACTAACCGGGGAGCATGGCATTGCGCTTGCAGAGTTTAACGTAGTTAACGGATCGCTACAAAGGACCAAAGATGTGTACTTTGTTAATGGAACAGTTTTTCCTATTCTGGCAGAAACCCGCAGCGTGTTACAAATTCAGAGGGCAACCCCATCCATAGCTGGAGTTTATACTCTTCATGTTTCCATGAACGGACAAATAAAACACTCTGTTGTATTGCTCACCGTAAAGAAACCACCAACACTACCACGCGTACATGTCAAGACGCCTCCACCCATACTAGTTCCCCAGGTTACACCAGAGGCACATACAGATTTCATAGTGCGCGGATACCACTCGCGCGTATATGCTGTGGGTGAGTCCTTTGACCTGTCTGTGCACCTAGAATCCCACATACAGGAGTCTAGCTTTAACGCTGAAATCCAATGGTACTATATGAATACGTCATCGTCATCATGCGATTTGTTTCGAGTTTTTGAAACATGCATTTTTCACCCAACCGCTATGGCCTGCCTGCACCCCGAACAACACGCCTGCTGCTTTACATCTCCCGTCAGGGCTACGAAGATTCTTCATCGAGTATATGGTAACTGCAGCAATCGTGGATCCACATGGCCTTCTCGGTGCCATAGTACTTTGTTGGGCGATAGGCCACATTTTATCCAACCGGCACCAAACAGGGTAGACTTGTTATTCAAAGATATACCCGAATCAGCGACCGGGTTGTATGTGTTTGTGTTATTGTACAACGGACATCCGGAGGCGTGGACGTATACGTTGCTTTCTACAGCAAATCACTTTATGAACGTGCTTACGGACCGAACACGCCCACGGCTAGGAGAGCACTTTTATACGGACCACGGGCACCAGCTTTTCACTCCTCATCCATCTGAGGCAACAACTCAAGAGTTGGGAGCTTGGACCAGACACTACCTCGCTTTTTTGTTGATCATAATCTGCACCTGTGCCGCGCTGCTAATTGCCTTGGTGGTGTGGGGCTGCATTCTATACATCCGAAGCAACCGCAAGCCGTATGAAGTACTAAACCCGTTTGAAACGGTTTACACAAGCGTTCCCAGCAACGATCCAACCGACGAAGTCTTGGTATTTGAGCGTCTGGCTTCAGACTCCGACGACTCCTTCGACTCAAGTTCAGACGAAGAATTGGAACTACCACAACCTCCACCAGCCGCACAACTTCAGCCGTATAGTTCACTAGAAAGTGCAGACGCGTCGAGAGGCCGGTCGGGTTTCAAGGTCTGGTTCCGCGATACACCAGAGGCGTCTCCGGAGCCGCTTCATAGACCAACCCCACCCGTCGGACCGGACTACAGCAAGGTCGCGTCAAAGCTCAGGTCTATCCTAAAATGAATTTCAACAACAAAGATACCGCTTGCGCAGGAAATGTGTGCTATGCTGAAGGACTACGCAATCGTAAGTAGTCCGGTTCGAAACAGCACCTTCGAAGAGTATCTCGACTCACTTAATAATTACGACCGCCGTTTGAGAGCTGACTCAACTTCAGATTCGGACTCTGAGTGTAAAACCCCCTCTGAAGACGATTCAAATATCAAAGAGTTTACAAAAATTATGGATCTAAAACCACCATCTCCAGAACCCGAGCCAGCGGCAGCAGAAGAGCCGGTTAGCACCGCCGTTTACATCTTAAACGAGTGGGTGGCCCCAATGCTTGGACATTTTCTCGCAATGTATGTGTATGATTTGCTTTTTAATTAAACCAAAGATTGTCACCACAATATTTAGTTGTTTGTTTTATATGCAAGCGCTAAACCCAACACTAAAGGGTTATATATTATCCCGGGGGACTTTTGCAGTAATATATATTTTGCTGCCAGTGTTCACTGGTGCTCAGTGCGCCCAACCAGCACAGCCCGTTTTAATCTCTATACGCTCTGTCTATTTTCCTTACCCCGCTCCGTAACACCTCACTTTCTCTCATACTACCGCCTTTTTCACGCTACTCCAACAGCTCCTACAACTTACAGTTACCACCACACCATCGCCCTTAACCACCAAGCCACATGGGTGAGCCTGAACCTGTGGTAGCGTTGACTGAAGACGCTCCACTGTCCGTGTACAACCCCAACTACAGGAGTGATAACGCACTCATAGCCGATGGTGATTCCAGCCCCATTGGGGGGGATTGTTGTCCGGCAGAGGCGGTGGCTGCCGCTGAGGAGGTAGCTACGGCTGCTTTGGCTTCTGAAGAAATCTACGAGATGCATATCAAATCCTGCATTTCTTCCACCACATGCGGTGACCATAATAACTCAATCGGCGTAACATCGGGGCTTACTGTTTGCGCGGCTGAGTGTCACCCCCCGTCCCCAGAGGCCGTAGGTATTGAGGATGTGGTGGTTGTGCAAACTGCGGCTACCACTAATGGCCCCTCAGATACAGTACCCGCCAGTGCTGCGGCCTCAGTGATTAGCGATGATAACGGCTGTGTACCGCTGCTAGGGTCACGCCTGGAACTAGAAAACTATGACTTGGAGTCTGGCTGCTACTACAGCGAAAGCGACAACGAAACCGCCAGCCTGTTCATCCAGAGGGTCGGCCGGCGGCAGGCGCGGCGACACAGGCGGCGACGCGTGGCCCTCACGGTCGCCGGCGTCGTGCTCGTCGCTGTCCTGTGCGCGATATCCGGGATCGTCGGGGCGTTCCTCGCGCGCGTATTTCAGTGACGCGAACCCGCGGACGCGGCCATCGCCTCTACCGCCACGATTTCCCACCCTGCTGTCCCGCACCCGCCAGTCAATAAAACCTCATAGTAGAGAACCCCAGCCTCTGCGCGTTTGTTCGATGGCCCGGGTAGCTTGTTTCCCACCCCCTATCGGAGGTGGGGAGGTGGGGAGGTGGGGAGGTGGGGAGGTGGGGAGGTGGGGAGGTGGGGAGGTGGGGAGGTGGGGAGGTGGGGAGGTGGGGAGGTGGGGAGGTGGGGAGGTGGGGAGGTGGGGAGGTGGGGAGGTGGGGAGGTGGGGAGGTGGGGAGGTACTTGAACGCTTTGGTTTATGCAATATAGAAAGTTTAAAAGTTTATTGATTGACTGGCCACCGATACCGTCGCGGAACCCGCCTGTGGGGGCAGGGGGAGCGGGAGCTTTCGGCCTCGGGTACGCAGGTACGCGGCGGCGGCGGCGTGTCGGGGAAATAGCTCCGGATCGGCCCCCGCCATGTCCAGCAGCGCCACCCAGTAGCGCTCCGAGTCGGCTGGGGGGGTCTCCCCGATCCCGAGTCTCGCTTCGAAAAACCGTGCGCACTCGCGCTCGTACATGGCCTGGCGGGAACAGCCGAACGCGTGCCCCAGGCAGCACCAGTGGGCGCAAAAAAGGAGGCGGGTGCTGAGCTCAGCGTGGGTCTCCACCGGCGCGGCGCCTAGGTCTACCAGGTACCTCCCCACCGCGCGGCGTAGCGGGTCCGCCGAGTGGAAAACGGGCATGGGGCTGACCGCATATCGGCCGAATAGTTCGCAGAACATGCGGTACGCGCGCGGCCAGATTTCGGGGGGAGGCCCCGCTCCTCTCCTGAGCGCGTCAGCGGCATCCGCGGACATAGCGCGCACCGCTGACGCGAATTCGCCCACTGAGCGGGGAAGCGACACCGCGTGCGCGGCCGTGTCCGTGCTGGTGGGGTACAGCCCCTCACCGCCTCCGCAGTCTCCCCCGGTTCTCACACCCCCGTCTACCGCCATGGGGGAACCGTACGCGCAGTCCATAACTCTCGGGAGCGTGGAGCCTAGGCGCACTGACCGGGCGCGGCCGGGTACCAGGGGTATTTCCTCGGCGGGGCGGGGAATCGCATGTGCCATAGCCCCGCCCGTGCCTCTATCCTATTGTTCTTCCATCATGCCTTCCGGCACACATCTCACCCCGGCCGGCCCGTTTGCGTGGGTGCTGTTATCGCTCTTCACATATTCATACGGCGATAAAGGGGCACCGTTGGGCGTACGCACACGGCTTGCACGTTTAACGGGGAACGCGTGTTACGACGGCGGGGGAGATCTTCTGTATAGCGCTCGCCCAACCCCAATACCACCCACCGTTTGCTGCATGCACGCGACAAACACGAGATTGTGCTCGATGAAGGTTAGTCAACGATTTATTTGGTTATAAGCGGGGATAGACGCGCATTGATGCTACATATGAATTAACTGCGGCGTGTTGGGGGTTATGGTGGGAACTAATAGGGCTACTAAAAACGGTAACTACCTATGCGGTTTTGGTTGCGTGTGCTTTTAATCACCGGCGAGCGCTTTTGGCCGGGCGCCCGCCTTTGGGGACAGGGCGCCCGCGGCGCTTTTGAGCAGCGCGGGCACGTGTGGTGGGAGGGTTGGTGGGGACATCTGCCTCGCTATCGCTTTCGCTGCTAGACCACTTTCCCGTGCAACAAGAGTCGTCTTCCTCGTCCGAAAAGCTTTCAAAGTCGCTGCTGGCGCTCTCTTCCTCGGGACTAAACTCTGAAATGGTGCTATTTCCGCTAGCCTCTTCCTCCTCTGACGGAGACTCGTCGCCGCTAACTTCGCACTCTTCCCCAAAGAGGGTTTTGGGTGGCTTGCTGGGCGGATCAAGAAACCTCTGCTCGTACTTGTCTTCCGAGTTTATGGCACGCAGCGTGGCCCGCAGCGGAAGGCTCTGCTCCGGCATCAGCTGCAAAAGGGCCTGCCAACATTCTAGGGTAGGGCGTGCATGCGTGTACCCCATAGCGTAAAAGTCCAACAGCACCCTGCGCAGGACGCGCGAGTCTTCTGTTACGTGAATAGATGAAGTAGATATACCCCTAAACAAGCGATTGACGTCCCCGGCGAGGCGGTTTACGTCTGGGCGCCACGGCGGAGCGCAGAACGCTCCCGGCCCCCGAGACAGGTACGGGCGCAGCGACCTCGGCGAGAGCGGCAGGCCGTATTCCGGATGGTCAGAGCCGCCGGGAAGCCTGGCGGGCACGCGCACGGAGTCTATGCGCTGGCTGGAGCGTGGGGATGGGTTCCCACCAGATGAGGGGGACAGGGAGGGTATGATGGGGCTGGTGGACGGCGCCCCCCGCTGTGACATGCGGCAGGATCCGTCGCACGCCCCACATGGCTGGCCGTGTGGCATGGTTGCTGCGGTCTGGGCTCGCTTGGCGCAAATCGAGTAGACACGGGGCGTTTTGTTCGGCCAAAACGAGGCGGGGGTCGCGATTGGCGCTCGAGCCTATAAGCGAATGAGAAAAATGGTCACGACCACCCCCACGACCACCCCCACGACCACCCCCACGACCACCCCCACGACCACCCCCACGACCACCCCCACGACCACCCCCACGACCACCCCCACGACCACCCCCACGACCACCCCCACGACCACCCCCACGACCACCCCCACGACCACCCCCACGACCACCCCCACGACCACCCCCACGACCACCCCCACGACGGTACGCCACACCTACCTCGATAGGTTTTGCAGTGGATGCGTATCAAACGGCTTGAGTTTTGGAGCTGCGTGTGTCCCTTCACATGGTGAGGCGCTGGCTAATATATACACTAGTCCCATGTTCCACGCCTTCCAGAAGGCGTATACATGTACTTCACCACGCCTTCTTTAATAATAGGTTATCGATTATCGGACAAAATTGGAAACATGGCACGTGGTTTTTATACTCAATCCTGATTGGGTATAGGTGCCGTTCGCACCAATCACTAATAAGTTATAATACTTATTGTAACAAAGTGCGAACACTACATGTTCGCACTTCTTATCCGGGTTACGTAATATCTCGGGAGCGCGCATGGCACTGTGCCAGCTAGCAACCTACCCAACCACTCTCGCCATACGCTGGGGTGCGTTAGTAACCGTATTTTAGTGCGCCCCCCCCACACGCACACCGTAAACCGTACGTTGCCGTTTATATCGTAAAAACTTTTATTGCCCCCCCCCATATCCATACCCGCCGTATATCACCCACGTTTTTTTTTTCGCGCAAAAATTTTTAGTGCCCCCCCCCCCTTGTTTGTACTGGGGGCATGGGGCAGGTTTACGCATTAGCAATAAAAAAAAACTAAGGGGGGGTCGTTTAATTATAAATGGCAGACCCGCAAGATGTATGTCGTGGAGTTACTGATGGGTGGTTGAATCTTATTTTTCTACTACATTCTCACACCTGTAGTAAAACGTAAAGCGCTTAACCGCTTACACGGTTCTACGGTTTTACTTTTTAGTTGGCCGATAAACAGAAATCAAATTGGATGGGGTGGGGGCGGGAGGTGAAAATGGGCGTGTATATTTCCCCCCGGTACCCCCTCCCATTGATCTTAATAGACCCAACCCACATACTTATTTGAATATAGGGTGGGAAATGTGTTACGTAGAGGGGGCGTGGGTTGTACTGAGTGTATAGCGTCATAGAATGTCGTTACGATGGACTGCGATCTAGAGCACCACATGGTGGTTATCTGTATAAACTGCACCTGTTAACGTGTAACTGCGCCACCACAAGGGCGTATATAAAAGTGCATGTAAATCGAGTGTTTAAAAAATAGCGCCATCATGCGGTTAGTTTTCATATAATATGCAAATTGGTCCACGTAGATAGTATCCCGCCCATTTCATACACAAAAAACGATACGTGTTTTAATTGGTTAAACTTTAATGAGATTCACAGGAAATTACAAAACAAATGAGTTACCGCCCACCGCCCATTGCCCCCTCCCTTTGCAGGTGCGCCATTTCCGCTTCCTTGGGAAATAACGCACGCGCCATTTTTATTAAAATTAATTTCGCATACAACTCCCCGTGCTCCTCCCAGGCTCATTTGTATGCAGATGATATTTACCAGGAAGTGTCGTGGCACCACAGCGCCTTCCTCTTTATGCATATGAGATGTGAGATACGGACCCTAGTTGGTGCGACGCTCTACCGGGGAGGAGATGCATGCAAATGATATATGCACGGAAGTGTCATGGCGGCAGTTGGCGTCCATCTTTATGCATATGAGATGTGCTCGGCTACCTCCTGTTGGTGCGACGCGCTTCCCTGGGAGGAAACACATGCAAATTAAAAATGACATACCAATTGCCATTGGGTAGAGCTAGGGGAAGGCGTTAGGCGCATGTAAATGAAAATTGTACACTAGTGTATCATTGGTTGGAACGGATACACGCCCACCGCCCATCGCAGCCAGCCAATCCAAACGGCCTTTGTGGGTTGGCCCCTCCCATTGGGGGAGGTACAAACCCCATCGTTGTAGTATATAGCACCTGTTGCTCACTCATCGTAGCATCGCAGACTAGAGAGCCTCTCAGCTCAACTAGACCAACCATCTCCTCAAAGGACATCGATTTACTCTTGGCAGGCTTGCCCGCTTTTGGTGCTCCCTTCTCGGCTTGTGGAGGTAAGAGCTCCCGGGGGACGGCTTACCAACTTGGCTTCATACTTATCTGCTCTCTTCTCCTTCGCTGTTCTCGAGCCAAAACTACGGCGCTACTCCGGCTCTGCCGCTTGAGGCATCACTCTGCGGGCATACTCGGCCTGCGTCTGCCCGGCCGAGCTTAGGGTGCTGGCTTTTGGGTTTCTAGTGGGGCGGAGCTACCACCCCAGCTGGGAGAGGCCATGGCCCGCGTTCCCTTTTACCATTAGGCGCCGCTCCAACCAAGCATTTTGTCCGCCCTTGCCTTTTCAGGGTAGAGAGCTCCAGCAGCGTCTAACCTCGGTTCGAGCGCGCACCTCACCCGTTCTCCTCTAAAACCCGGGAGAGAGCGAGCCATGGCCAGCCAGCGCAGCGATTTTGCTCCGGACCTCTACGACTTCATCGAGAGCAACAACCTGGACGAGGACAACCTCATCCGCGCAGCCAGCGCGGCCGAAGAGGGGTTCCATACCCCGGCCGCCCCGGATCTGCTGTACGGAAGCCAGGGGATGTTTGGGGTGGACGACGCGCCCTTGGCCACCCCGGCGGTAGTCATCCCGCCGCCTTCCCCGGCCCCCGAGCCCCGCGGCGGGAAGGCAAAGCGGTCTCCGGCCAGAGCAGCAGTGCCGGCATCGCCCGCTCATAACCCCGCTCCGGGGCTCGCCGAGATGCTGAAGATGGTTCACTCGTCCGCGGCTACAGGGGCCGGTCGCAGGGACACCGGATCATCGGGCGGAGGTGCCTATAACCAGGGCACCGGGAGCGACACCGAGACCTGCCCGGGGTCTCCCGGGGCCGAGTTTCCACCCTCGGCCTCCCCCGAGGGGAGGCCGGCGCCAAGGGGCCGGAGCATCTCCATATCATCGTCGTCCTCGTCCTCCTCATCGACGGAAGACCAAGCCGATGGTGCCGGGGCGAGCAGCTCGTCTTCGTCTTCCTCCGAAGACAGTGACAGCGATGATGGGGGCGAAGAGAAAACTCCTCGCCCCCATCCCTCGCCGAGCGCCGCAAAAACCCAACCGGCCACCGGGTCCCCTGGGCAGATTAGCGGGGATCGTATAGCCCCTGGATCGTACACCCCAAAGAGCGGACGCTCAGAGAAGGGGCACCAAAGCCCCGTCGGCGCTTTTGCGGCTTCAACCGGCGCTCCCACCCCGAGTAACCCGGGCGGGCCCCTCGCCCCGGGAGCTCGCATTTTAGAGTACCTGGAGGGGGTTAGGGACGCCAATCTGGCCAAGACGCTGGAGAAGCCCGACCCGAGAATGTCTCCTCCAGGGCAGAGCCCACACAGAGCTCCCAAGGACCAGCGGCCCAAGTCTGCGTTGGCCGGGGCCTCTAAGCGCAAGCGCTGCCACCCAAGACCCATACCCCAGACCGCCGCCACAACCGGGGCCGAAGAGGCCCTCCCGGGATGCGCGTGGGACCTGTTGGACATGAACTGCTCCTCTCAGGCCCCAGGGCTCGGAACCTGCCAGCGCGAGCCGCTGCTCACACCATCCGGAGACCCATGGCCCGGGTCGGACGCCCCACCACCGGGGAGGGTGCGCTATGGGGGAACCGGGGACTCGCGGGACGGGCTCTGGGATGACCCCGAAATAGTTCTGGCCGCCTCGCGCTACGCCGAAGCCCAGACCGCCGTACCTGTATTTGTGCCCGAGATGGGGGACTCCACCAAGCAGTACAACGCTCTGGTGCGCATGGTGTTTGAGAACCGCGAGGCCATGTCTTGGCTGCAAAACTCCAAGCTCGGCGGGGCCGACCAGAACCTGGCCCAGTTCTGCCAGAAGTTCATACACGCTCCCCGCGGACATGGGTCCTTCATCACGGGGAGCGTTGCTAACCCCCTGCCCCACATCGGGGACGCCATGGCGGCCGGGAATGCTCTATGGGCCCTTCCGCACGCGGCAGCCTCGGTGGCCATGAGCCGCCGCTACGACCGCACGCAAAAGAGCTTCATACTCCAGAGCCTCAGACGGGCGTACGCGGACATGGCCTACCCGCGCGACGACGCCGGGCGGCAGGACTCCCACTCGGCGGCCGGGGTCACGGCTAGCTACCCGGCCCAAGCACAGGCTGCCTCTCAACAGCCGGATCCCCCGGCCACATCTGCTAGGGTCCGCGAGGAGTACACCAGGGTGTGCGCGGCCCTCGGGCCACGGCGCAAGACGGCGGCCGCGGGTCCTGGTACCAGAACCCCCAAGCCTACCGCCTTCAGGCTCAGGGAACTCGGAGACGTCTGCGTACTGGCCTGCCAGGCCGTTTTCGAAGCCCTACTTCGCCTCCGCGGCGGAGCGTCCGCTGTCCCCGGGCTTGACCCAAGCGAGATCCCCTCTCCCGCCTGCCCTCCCGAAGCGCTGTGCTCCAACCCCGCTGGGCTCGAGACTGCTGCCTGCGCCCTCTACGAACTCAGGGACCTGGTCGAGCGTGCCAGGCTACTCGGGGACTCTGACCCTATCCACCGCCTGGGCCCCGACGAGCTGCGCCTCGCGGTCCGCGCGGTTCTGGTTGTGGCCAGAACCGTCGCACCCCTGGTGCGCTACAACGCGGAGGGAGCCCGGGCCCGGGCCTCGGCCTGGACCATCACCCAGGCCGTGTTTAGCATACCCAGTCTGGCCGGGGGCATGTTGGGGGAAGCCGTGGGCCTGCTTGCGCCTCCTCGGTCACAGTCTTCATCGTCTGTCGGCGGCGACGTTGGGCAGCAGCAGTCCCTCTCCTCCTCCGAGGGAAGCCAGACCTCCCGCATCCCCGCCTTGTGGCCCACTGTTCCCGGGAAGCCTCTCGTGGTGCCGGCCACGTCTCACTCTCAGTCTTCTTCCCCGCAGCACCAGAGCAGCGGGGGGCCGACAACCTGCTCCCGGGCCACCCAGACCCAGGCTCGCCCCTCGGGGCAGAAGGCTCGCTCCCCACCGGCTGCCTCCCAGGCTATCCTCGGCCAGGAGATGCCGGTCTCCTCGCAGGGAGGGGGCGGACCGGCACCCTACGCCTCCCCGAACGACCGTCCCGTCAACGGGCGCCCCAGGGGCAAGAGCGGGAAGCGGCGCTCCGAGCCCCTGGAGCCGGCGGCGGGGGAGCTCCCGGGGTCCCGCGGAGGATACGACCCGGTCGCTCCGGTAGAGAGCCCTCCTGCCCCAAAGCGCAGGGTGGGTACTCAGGCCCCTCGAGCTTTGGGGCCCATGCCGCCCGAGGGGCCACACCGCCGGGGAGGCTTCAGACGCGTTCCCCATGGAGACTGCCACACGCCACCCCCCGGGGACTCTGCCCGCGCTGCTTACTGTCCCCCAGAGCTCGTGGCTGAGCTGATAGACCACCCGCTGTTCCCCGAGGCCTGGCGCCCCGCGCTTACCTTCGACCCCCAGGCCCTGGCTACCATCGCAGCCCGCTGCAACGGGCCTCCGGCCAGGGAGGGCGCGCGCTTTGGAGAGCTGGCTGCCAGCGGACCGCTCCGCCGCCGGGCTGCCTGGATGAACCAGATCCCCGACCCCGAAGACGTGAAGGTGGTGGTGCTCTACTCCCCGCTACCGGACGAGGACCTGCTGGGTGGACTCCCAACCACCCGACCCGGCGGCTCGCGCCGGGAGCCCCTCTGGTCCGACATCAAGGGGGGGCTCTCGGCGCTGCTGGCGGCCCTGGGGAACCGGGTACTCACAAAGCGGTCCCACGCCTGGGCTGGCAACTGGACTGGGCCCCCCGACGTGTCTGCCCTAAACGCCCAGGGAGTCCTGCTCCTCTCCACGGGGGACTTGGCCTTTACAGGCTGCATCGAGTACTTGTGCCTTCGCCTGGGCTCCGCCAGACGCAAGCTCCTAGTGCTGGACGCGGTCTCCCTAGAGGACTGGCCCCAGGACGGTCCCGCCATCAGCCAGTACCACATCTACATGCGGGCCACCCTCACCCCTCGGGTCGCCTGCGCCGTTCGCTGGCCCCGGGAGCGCCACCTCAGCCGCGCGGTCCTCACTTCCAGCACCCTCTTCGGGCCCGGACTGTTCGCGAGGGCCGAGGCCGCGTTTGCGCGCCTCTACCCGAACTCGGAGCCCCTGAAGCTGTGTCGGGCGGCCAACGTGGCCTACACGGTGGACACCCGGGCCGGAGAGCGCACCCGCGTTCCACTGCCACCTAGGGAGTACCGCCAGCGGGTTCTGCCAGACTACGACGGCTGCAAGGACATGAGAGCCCAGGCCGAGGGGCTCGGGTTCCACGACCCAGACTTTGAGGAGGGCGCAGCCCAGAGCCACCGCGCGGCCAACCGATGGGGCCTTGGGGCATGGCTGCGCCCGGTGTACCTCGCCTGCGGACGGCGCGGAGCCGGGGCCGTGGAGCCCGCCGAGCTGCTGATCCCAGAACTGCTGAGCGAGTTCTGCAGGGTCGCGCTGCTGGAGCCCGACGCCGAGGCTGAACCCCTGGTGATGCCCATCACGGAGGCTCCTCGCCGCCGAGCCCCTCGGGTTGAGTGGGAGCCGGGGTTCGGTCAGCGCTCGACCTCGGTCCTCCACATGGGCGCGCTGGAGCTGTGCCTTCCCGAGTCCGACGATGAGCTTGAGATCGACGGACCGGGGGACGTGGAGCTGGTTGCAGATCACCCTGGGGTGAGCCCGGCAGCGCAGTTGATCCGACGCGCCCCCATCAAGATAGAGGTGGTATCGGACGAGGAGGACGGAGAAGACTGGTGCAACCCCTATCTCACCTAAACAACAGCTCCACCCTATGGACACACCAAAACAAAAATCAGCACATCCACAACTATGTGTTCGCCCGTCACAACGCAAACTCCACCCCAATCCATCCCCAAACGCGCCCCCTGTTGCTTGCTTCACAAAATTACATTAATAAAACATGTTTTTAATTATTAATTCCGGTGTGGTTTGTGTTAGTGGGCGGGTTAGTGGGCGGGTTAGTGGGCGGGTTAGTGGGCGGGTTAGTGGGCGGGTTAGTGGGCGGGTTAGTGGGCGGGTTAGTGGGCGGGTTAGTGGGCGGGTTAGTGGGCGGGTTAGTGGGCGGGTTAGTGGGCGGGTTAGTGGGCGGGTTAGTGGGCGGGTTAGTGGGCGGGTTAGTGGGCGGGTTAGTGGGCGGGTTAGTGGGCGGGTTAGTGGGCGGGTTAGTGGGCGGGTTAGTGGGCGGGTTAGTGGGCGGGTTAGTGGGCGGGTTAGTGGGCGGGTTAGTGGGCGGGTTAGTGGGCGGGTTAGTGGGCGGGTTAGTGGGTCCTGCTCCTCCCCTTCCTGCTCCTCCCCTTCCGCTTGCGTCACTTCCGCTTCCGGTCACACCCACTTTAAGCCCCCCCCAAAAAGCCACGCCCCCTATTTGAATGAGGGCCCGCGTTATGGGCGGTGGG